ACCGCCACCGCCACCGCCCACTCAGCCACAGAATACAGCGGAAAAGATTGAGCGATTATTAACCGAACTAGAACTCTTAACTCAGCAATTACGACATGAAAACTCCAATGCAACTCCTACGGGAATTCGACCCAACACAACCGATTCCAGAACCCGTTCCACATAGCCAAAAAAATATACAGCGACTCCTAGACAAACTGCAAGAGGAGTCAGCTGAAGTTATTCAAGCCATAAGCAAAGTCCGCAGATTTGGTGAACACAACCACCACCCAGATCGCAAAACCACTAATCACGAAGAATTCATTCAAGAAATAACAGATTTCCTGGCAATTGTTGCAGCCCTAGAACAACTAGAATATTGTAACTTAACTATACACCAACACTCCGTCTACCGGAAAACGCAAGCCTTAATCTCCTCATAAAAAATACGCTTGTGCTTTATACAGTCGATATGATATAATTTAGTATAAATTGATAAAGTTTAAGACTAGACACTTTGAGTGGATTGCCTACAATCACGGAAATCTAGTGTGCTGGGAGGAGCTCGCGACTTACGGGGATCCAGTAACACACTAGAATTTGCGTAGATTTAGGGTCAATGCACAATCAAAGTAGACTAGTCTAAAGGTTTTGGGAAAACTACGTTTAAAAAAATGCTACAATTAAGAAAACTAACTATAACTGAATTACCACTTAACTTAATTGCTACAATGACGGAAACTGAATTGGAGGATTGGGCTGTAAAGAACCAACTCAATCGCATGGGATCGTGGCTCTTGCCCCAACTTGTGGCGGCTTTTGGTTCGTGGCGACTCATCCTAGTTGACGGCAAACCAGATGTTAAACTGACCCTAAAGCACAACTGTGAGTCTAGTTTAGAAGCTCAGGCATACTGGCGGCTAAGCCGAATTCCACGCACGTGCCTATTAACCAAGCAGGTAGCAATTCCAGAGTATGCTGTGTTAACTCCACTAATCCTAGCAGGATTTAAGCGTATGCAGGCAGTTGGCTATGCGTCATGGCAGGGTTTAGAAAATTTAAGCTATGTCATAGAACCCCGTCTCTTGGAGGCAGTTTGTGTTGATGTGCCTGACTTAGGGTCAGAGCGACTATTGGAGATTAGACAACAGGGGTTAACAACACGCAGTGGCAAAAGTGCAGGTCAACTAAAGTCAGCAGAAACTACTTGGAGCTTGAATGGAATATCGGACACTGAGTTGGGACATCTACCCAAATTAACACAATCCATATTAGCTCAAATCTGGCTGGCCCATCCGGTTCACAGAAGTGGGCTTATGATTTTAGATCCGGGCAACTGGGATCACATGCCAGAACCACTAATTGCACCCACAATATTTAAACAACCCATTAAAGAATCTGAAGTAATAAACGCAAAAGAAACAGCAAAAACACTACTACCGTGGATGTAAGATGAAATACAATAAAGAAATCACTGACCGTATTATAGCTGACTACAAGGCTAAGGTGCCAGTTCGAGATATAGCTAATGCAATTGACGTACCAGAACGCTCAATTATAGCAAAATTAAGCTCTTTAGGAGTTTACGAGAAAAAAACGTATGTTAATAAACGAGGTGAGCTGCCCGTAAAAAAATCCGAGCACATTGAACGCATAGCACAACTGCTTGAGGTCAATTCAGAGACCCTAGAATCGCTGGAAAAGGTAAATAAGGGAGTACTTAAGTTAATTGAACTTAAATTGACCAAATCTGACCCTAAACCAGAATAATTGCCCATAATTCGACACAAGCCTACTTAATTTCGGTTAAGTAGGCTTTTTTGCGTCTGCTCTAATCAGGTCAAATCAGGCTATTTTGCGGCACCACTGCAATTGTTACGGTTTAGGGTCAGTAGAACTCAAAGGTTACACTTTAGGGTCAGAACAGGAACCTATGGGTAAAAATCAAGAATTTGCACTTGACAAGTTGAACACACACTGGTAAAATGGCGCAGGCACGTCGAAAATTTGCGATGTGGTTTATTTTACGCAAAACAAAGCCCCCTCACCGCGACGTGTAGGGGGCTTTGAACTCGCCAGTTTTTTAGTGGTTGTCTAAGTGCAGCTGCCAAGCCGCACACTGGTTTCCTCAGTGGTTCTCTAACAGGACTTCTGGAAGACGGTCTTCACGGCCTGACCCTAAACTGCACACTGCCTCACTGACGTTACTGTGAGCATACCGGTGGTTAGGGGAGTAATGCGCTACGCTTCCAACGCTTGCGCCCTTTTTAACGACTTAGGGTCGAGCCGGTTATATTGTTGCTCCCGCTCGGACTAAAGCAGGGACTAGCCTTGTAACGTGGACAATTACGACTGATTAGAGACCGCTGCAGTTTAGGGTCATTAACGCTACTGGGGGTTCCACCCAGATTACCTGACTCATAGGTCAAGCTCTTAAGGTCTTAGATGATAGCTGTATTTATAGAGTTCTTTCTCTTCTAGTTTTGTATTCACACTCATAGTGGAGTCGGGAGGAGTATAGACTTTGCTCCGAGCCTAGGGTTACGTACTATTTACAAACTACCACAAGGGATTTATGTTTAGGTTCGGTTCCTGACCCTAAGCTGCGACTAGCGGTGTTGTAGTAACACGCACACTAGCTGCGATTGCTTGGGTTTCGCTAGACTTGCACTAGCTCATCAGAGGAATATGGTGGGCGGTGTGTAGCTTCTCACACCATCAAGTTGTTATCAGATTCGTAAATCTGTCGCATAACACCCAAAACTGGTACTCGGCAGGAGAATCGAACTCCTCTTTCCGCCGTGAAAGGGCAGCGTCCTAACCGATAGACGAGCCGAGCAGGATACTAAGGGCTGTGGCTCGGGTAATTTATTCCCCACAATTAAGACGCATAACGGATAAATCCCGTTTCCGCTGTCACCCTGAATTAATATATAATAATTATAACGTAATCAAGCTCGGTAATCAAGTAAAAATAAACAGTCGTTGTTATCAGAACTAACTTAGGTGAATTTAAAAAAATTAATTAGGTTGACTAAGTGTTCATTAACAAACGGGCGGCCGGGTTTTCACGGTCATTCATTAAGCCCTTCCCGACTGTTTATAAATAAATTATACAGCAAATAGGGTCGTCAATCAAGTGAAGATTTTCTGACCCTAAATTGCTCAAGGCAGGCGAGCTGCCAAGAGTTCGAGTGCTTCGTGGGTTGCCTTTTCCAGGCTTTCCAGCACTTCTTCACTAGCGCCCACTTTGTAGGCAATCAGGCTTACCAGCTGAGCCTTGGTCACGCGAGTGCCAGTAGCCTTGCTTTTGGCCTTGTACACGCCTTCGCGGCTGAGCTTGGCCACGATGCTGCGGGTAGATTTGCCCAGTTGTAGGGCAAGGATTTCTACAGCCAAGCCTTGGCTGTAACCCTGCAAGAGTTCAGCCGTTTGTTCGGCGGTGTAGTTGGTTTTGGTAGCTTCAGTCATCATATGTCCTTTTGGTTGGTTTCTGCGCTGTTAAAAGATTATTATACAACTATTGCGGCACATCGTCAAATTCAAAAAACTTGTCGTGTACGTAGATAGTACCGAGATTTTTGGATAGCTCTGTCTCCACAAATTCTGCAAACCACTGCTCCTGGTTTAAGCTGAAAAATTCGTTGTCCGACATTTGCCATTCCTTGTTATCATAAAATAAATTATACATAAATCAAAACTTTTTGGCAAATGTAAATTTTTTCGCTTGATTGCGCACTTGAATCGAAAATACACTTGACAACACTAGGTTTAGCACTGTATAATTTTGGCGCAGGTGACACGGTGATTTTTACACTTGCTTTCCCACTGGCGCAGCCGGTATACATGCTCGTTTTTACACTTGCTTTTCCACTGGCGCAGGGCATGCATGCCCTGTCGTACTAAAGTACCACAAAATCGCCGGCAAGTACTGAAAAAGTAGTACATCCGCAAAAATAGCCGCAAACTGGCACAGAATCTGCTAATAGCAAGAATCGTGCCAGCCCCAGCGGCGCAAGAAGTATGCCAAGTGGTAAGAAAACAACATCAGGGAAAACACCTACAAAATATTTCTTGACACGCGCCCCAAAATTGTGTTATAATTTTGGCGCCAATAACCCTACTGACTGTAGGGTTATTAAGCTAAAAAATAACCCTGCGCTGGGCAGGGTTACTAAAAATATGCTAGGGGGATTTTCACCCCCATGCCCGAATAAAAAATCGGATATTAAAAATTATATGATAGCATATTTTTAAAAAGCCCCTGCTTTTGGCAGGGGCTGTAATCAAATAGGTTTACTATTTGCCAAAGCGTCAAAAATCGCTTTCAGTGCCGATTTATTGGCTTTTGTAAGACTTTCGATGTCATTTTCCGGCAAGCGGAGAATCGCACCGATAGCGTCTGCATGAGCGTCTTTTTTGACTACAGCTTCGCCCGTTTTGGAAACGTAAGTTTTAGCCACATAGACCTTTTCGCGTGACAATTTCGCCACAACGGAACGCACAGTTTTGCCCAAATTTTGGGCAATGGTTTCCACCGATACCCCTGAGGTATAATCGGCAATCATCGCAGAGGTTTGCTCTGGAGTGTAATTTACAACTTTCGCAGTCATTTTGCTTTCCTTTCATTTAAAAATAAATTATAACCCATAAACCAGAAAAAATCAAGTGTGTGCAAAAATACAACATAGGGGAAAACACCTATTGACAACCCCCAAAATTATATGTTATAATTTTGGCGCAGCAAAGTAGTACTTTGGTTTCCAATTTTACTTGGAAACCAAAGTGTTACAATCAGGCGAATTGTTCTAACAATTGTTCGCAGTGTAGCTGTACATCCAAAGTATCAACGCAATCTTTAAAATGCAGTAAAAATAACTCGGCATGATCGCCAGTAGTTATATGTGAGTGCCAAACCCCAGTATTAAAACTAAAGAAGTCACCATCACGAACATTTACAGATTCGGTAACCATTTCCTCACCCGAACCATTATCAAACAGATCAAAAATATGCTCGTCTGACAATGCCAAATAGGGATTATTATCTGTATAATATTCAACTCCATGAAAATTCACAACTGCATCATTGTTACCTTTGATAAGCATACAAAGATTCATTGTGCTAGTGGTGTCATATATGTGACGATGTACACCCCAGTTTGCAACATAGTTTTTGCCTATGTAATAGTGCAAACCCATAGCATCCAACAATTCGATAAGCTCAGGGAAATTCTTCTCAATTTGAGACCATTCGACCTTTAGGGGTTTACCCTCTAAACCTTGGTCAAGCCTTACAATGGCATTTTCTTCGCCACCTTCGGCACAAATGCCCCAATAATCACAGTTAATGGCATTTTTATTTTTACCAAAAATATAACCTTCAACCAAGGTTAGCAAGCGTGACAACTCTTTTAAATTGTCATCGGTTCTTTTAAATTTGACAAAATTATTGCCTACAGTTTTGATCATTTTCGTTTCCTTCGTTTAAAATGAAATTATACCACAAAATCCAAAAAACACACAAGTGTGCAAAAATACAACATCAGGGTTTATCCCCATTGACACCGGCTAAAATTATATGTTATAATTTTGGCGCAGCCCTGAAAACAAAAGTATTCAGTTTATTTCTAAACCGAAACCTTTTGTTTTCAGAAAAAGTTAAACAATCCGATTACGTTTGCAACAAAAAATGTACCATTAAGTACACCTAATGCTTTGTCCTTCTTTTGATAAGCAACCCACAACCAAGCAAGTGAGCCAAAAGTAAACAAAACATATCCAATTTGAAACATTTTGGTTGCAACGGCAAACGAACCAAAAATACTAGTCAGAGTGCCGAACCAAGAAACAAAAGTAATCATTTATTAAATCTCCATTGAGTGATATGCTTTAGCGGGTAAACCATATTTTACCATGATTTCAGACCATGTGCGCCCATGCCAGCGATTATTTTTTGGCAAGCCATGAAAAATATAATCAATTTGATGTGCAATTTCGTGTGGTAAAATAACATTAAGCATCTCAATTGAATGCTTTTGCATAAACTTCATGCCGAAATTAATACAATTGTTTTCAACCTCACAGTTAGCGGCAGTTACTGTAAACCTTTTGTTTGCAATAATGACGGGTCGATCAATGCGAATCAATCGGGGATAGATTTCGCAAAATTCAAGCCATACCGAATCAGCTTTTTTGTTGATTGTTTTCATTGTGTCCATGCCTGAATTATACATCAAAACCCCGTTGTTTTTTAATCACACACAAAAAATAAGTTATTAAATAATGCTTGACAAGCCCCAATTATATAATATATAATTGGCGCAGCCAGAAACGAAAGTATTACATTTCGTTTCTTTTTGAAAACCTGAGTTTTCAATTTTTCTTGGCTGGGCAAATTTTGTAGTACAAAATAATTGCAATAAAAATTAAGTTTGCGGCATAATTGAAAACCAAAGGTAACATCATGGTGGGAAAAACGAAAACAAAAGTAAACACCTCGCCAAAGCCCCACATAAGCAAAAACCCCCATGTAAGCCCATCAGAGTTCTTATTTTGATAAGATTCGATAGCTTGTGGCAAGCCACAAAATGCCAACAAAATCGAACCAGCCCAACCAAAAATTTCTAACATAATTTCACCTATATAATTTTATCTACAGTCACGCACCGATTATAGGGCATCTCTGAATTGTCGTCAATATCATATCGTTTTTGTGTGTAAAAAAACAACAATAACAATATAACCCAATAAATGCGATATTTTGAAATAATAATCATTTTATTAATAATCGGGATTTCTCCCGATTATATTTTATTTTGCAACAAAGTGGTTTTTAACCTGAAAATCTTGCCACGCATAAGGTTTGATATTATCAAGCCAATTGCGTTTTTTGATTATGTGCGAGAGAATGGGCAGTTCAAAATCTCGGGCATCTTCTAATGCGGTATGCGGTTCAATAATAATATTATTATTAATAAAGCCACACACAATCTCAGCATTAGTTTTGAATGTCATATTGCCATTTTTTGTGGCATTATTAAATTGGTGATTATCAAGCGCAAATTGTTTAAATGCTTTTTTATTGCAGATATTACCAACGCTCGCTTGCCAAAGGCAAAATCGAGAATTAAACCCTGATAAATCAATGCCAGTATTTGCACATTTTGACAAATCAAAAGCCAGATTATATGCAGTCAATGAGGGATTATATTTGCCAATGGCTTGATTAATCCATTTATTAATGGCATTAACTGAGGCGGACATTCTCGCCCCTGTTTCTAGCATGGCATTATATCCGGCTTTGCGTTTTTGCAAACCAGCATAACCCCAAATATCATTTGCATTTTTATCATGGAATAATTCCATTGTGCTATAATGCCCGATTACCAAAACCGCACATTGATTGTAAATTTTACCATTACGATCAACAATCACAATGGCAAAATCTGCCACAGTGTCATTAATGGTTGTCTCAGTGTCGAGAATTGCAAAAAATTGTTTTTTAGCCATTGTGTGCCATCGTGTTGTTGAAGTCCCAATTATACATCAAAAAACCGCCCCACGCACAAAAAATTTAAAAATATTTTTTTGTTGTATTTACGCAAATTAGGGGTTTACCCTATTGACACGCGCCCAATTATACTAGTATAATTGGCGCAGCTAGAAACGAAAGTATTACATTTCGTTTCTTTTTGAAAACCTGAGTTTTCAAATTATGTGAAATTTATCTTTGGGGGTTTCATCCCTTGCAAGTGAACAAATTATCACAGCTTGAAACCATCCGCAAAAATATAAACCAGCAATCCAAAGTAAACCGCCGTCTTCGTAAGCCCTTAGTCCACACAAAAGGGTTGTAACAGTAGTCAGAATAGTTAAAAAGATTTTGAAAACAGAAGTGTTCATTTTAATGTCCTTGTTTGCTTGGTACATATACGCCACGAATATCAAAACGATCACAAACCGCTTTTAGATAAGTAATATTATCTTCATAAAATGTAAATTCGGCATCTTTGAAATTTAGCAAATTAAAGAATTTAGCCAAACCTGCAATTTTAAGGGTTGCACCTGATACATTGTCGCCATCTTTGCGAGATATGATATAATCTGGTTCGCCTAGAATCTCGCTAATAAATTGATTATCAGCATCCCGCAAAACACGGGCAGTAGCAATAATAACAAAACAATTCTCATTTCTGAGGTCTGTTTTGTATTGTTCTGCCAATGGTAAAAGTGAATCTTCCAATGCACGATATTCATTTTCACGCCAATAATCAAGGTCGATACGCTCGCCATTGTCGCCAATGATAGTGCGATACCGATGCAATGAGTCAACAATTGTGCCATCCATGTCATATATTGAAACCTTTGTGATTTTAGCCATTTTTGCTTTTCCTTGTTACGATAGAGCAATTATACATCAAAAATCGCCCATACAACAAAAAATATTGAAAATAGCAAAAATACAACATAGGGGAAAACACCTATTGACAGACCCCAATTATATAACATATAATTGGCGCGCCCATGTAGTACCTTTGTTTTCAATTTTTCCTGAAAACAAAAGCATTACATTAATCAACCTGTATGTCTACAATTTTTTCTTGTGTGCTATCAGTCACAATGTACATTGTGACCACGCCAAGTCCAACCATATACACACAATTTTGAATTGTGTGTATTATAGCATGAGGGTATTTTTTGCCAACATAATCAGCAACAACCAAGGGGATATTATTCATTTTGATAACCAATACAAAAGCGAAACCTTAACGGCAACAAACACAGAAAACCACAAAAGAAATTCAATCATAACCAACCTTCTTCAGCTTTTTGATAAGAGTCCATGCTGTCCACAATCTTGTGCAAAGCCTCGAATTGTTCTTGCAGAAATTCTCTAGATTCCCATTCTTGTGGGGTGAAATGTCTGGGACGCATACCATGTACATCCTTATAAAAATCCCAAATGGTATCCTGCAATTGTTGCAGGGTTGTGTGTTCGTTAAACATCAAAGATCATCCTCAGAGAAAAATTGTTCAAGTGCCCCATTGTATTCGGAAAGGTTTGCAAACGCAAGACCATTACGATCACAGAATCGGTGAAAGCGGTTTAATTGTGCTTTAGTGTATTTTGTTTTCATGTTGTCTATTATACAAGGTTTTCTAAGATTTGCAAGCGTTTTGCGAAAATACCACATAGGGACAAACCCCTATTGACACACCCCAATTTTATGTGATAAAATTGGCGCAAACAAAGTAGTACCTTTGTTTGCAAAAGGGCAAGTAGTACCTTTGTTTGCAAAAGGGCAGGGTCAATAACCCTGCCCTTTGGTCAGGCTTTTTCAGCCTTGATAAAATCGGCAATTTTTGCCAATGCAGTTTTGTTAGCCTTAGTCAGCGAATCAGCATCAGCCTCAGAGAGTGCCAGTGCCTTAGCGATGAAATCAGCGAATTCATCTTTTTTAACAACGGCTTCACCCGTCTTGGTGGTGTATGTCTTGGCAACATAAACCTTCTCGCGAGAGAGTTTAGCAACAACAGATCGAACAGTTTTGCCAAGGGATTCAGCAATGGATTCGACCGATGTGCCAGCCTGATAGTCAGCGACCATTTTAGCGGTTTGTTCGGCAGTGTAGTTTACAGTTTTTGCAGTCATAGAAAAATCTCCATTTAGTTGAGAGGTTGAAAAGAATTTATTATATCACACATTTAGTTAATAAAGCCATACCCACAAAGGGGCAAAGGCTATTGCCACAAATAGGATAGCTTGCAGAAATTCAATAGCAAGTTGTTTCATGTTGGTCACCTTGTTTGTCATCATGTATTTATTATAACATCAAAACAAAAAAAGATCAAGTGTGTGTTTAAATACAACATTAGGGAATGTACCTATTGACAGGGGGGTTAAGAGACATACTGTTACACACACGCTACTGGACCCACCCACACGGCCTATCAGGGGAAATTTTTGGAAACCCATCTGGGTGCGTAAACCACTGCACACAACAAAACACAACCGCAAAAACCACCACAAAAAAATCAACTTGCCACAGCCTACCCAAACTGATATAATAGAACCAAAAAGGACAACCCATGACACAAATGCTACCTGCTGAAGTCATTAAGATAGCCCCAGAAGCACTAGAAGTGGCCAATTGCTATCTACAACTTAACGACCCTAGAAAGGTCGCACACGAACTAGACCTGGATGTAGAAACTGTAACTGAACTACTAAAGCGACGTGAAGTTAAAGCTTACATAGACTCGGTATTTTTTGACTCGGGCTATAACAACCGCTTTCTTATGCGTCGAGCCATGGATGCACTAATCAAACAAAAGTTTCAGGAATTAGAAGAAGCTGGAGCAGGCTCGCAAAAAGACATTTCAGAACTCTTAGCGCTTTCGCACAAGATGAGCATGGATCTCATGGACAAAGAAATTCAGCTGGAAAAAATCCGGGCAGGTACTGCACCGCAAAAACAAGTTAATGTGCAAATTAACGAAGGTTTAGATGGAAGCAAGTATTCAAAGCTGGTACAGCAGTTAATCTCAGGAGAAGGTGTTTAATGAACCTTGCTAGTAAAATTACTATTGTTGTGCCTTGCAAAAATGAAGAAAACTATATTGCCCACTTACTATACGCACTACGTGCTCAAGACGTTGGCAATACTAGGATTATTATTGCAGATTGTAGCACTGATACTACCAGAGCAGTTATTGCGGCTAACAGGTATGGTTTAAATGTTGAAGTTATTGAAGGCGGACCTGTATCAGTCGCAAAGAATCGTGGTGCTGCATTAGTCACTACACCTTATATCTTATTTATTGACGCAGACGTAAGATTTTTTAACACTGGTGTTATTTGGGATGCTGTCCGCACCCTAGAAAACAAGAACTTAGATTTAGTGGGTTTAAATGTCCGCTGCTATGACGGCGACCGACGAGCACAAATTGGTTTCACAATATTTAATTGTGTAAATAATATCCTAAAGTACTTTGCGCCTTTTGCAGTAGGTGCGTTTATGCTAACACGTCGTGATAGATTTCAGGAACTAGGTGGTTTTCCAGAACAGTTCGCTACATCCGAAGATTACTTTTTATCGCGCAAGTATAGCACTCGCAAGTTCCGGTTACTTAAACACTACTTTGGACAAGACTCGCGTAGGTTTCGCAAGATGGGTTATTTTGGCATGACCAAGTATTTAGTTGTAAACTTTTTAAACAGAAATAACAAAGCCTACTGGGATAACCTAGACTCTTCAAAGTATTGGAGCTAAATGATTACCATAACCGCTGCGGCTCACAAACAAATTGCAGAAGTATTAGCTAAACGTGGTCATGGTATCGGTATTAAGATTGGTGTCAAAACTACTGGGTGTAGTGGGTTAGCTTATGTACTGGAATATGTAGATAGTATGGACTATACAGAAAATACTGTGAATTATAGCCTAACAGACTTTTGTGTGCTAGTTAGTTTAAAGGACGAGCCTTACCTAAAAGGTTTAACAATGGATTGGGTTCGCGCAGGACTTAATACAGGTTTTGATTTCCAAAACCCAAATGAACGTGACCGCTGTGGTTGCGGAGAAAGTTTTCGAGTATAATGAGCTTAATAATTTCCCGACCAGACGTCAATTGTGACGTAATAGTTGACTTTCCCGCTACCACACGCTTTATCAAGCTGCCTATTACCAACTACCTAAAGTTATTAGATATCTACGATACTATCAACCGACCCCAAATTGCATTAATCAACGCAGTCAACGATCCACAATACCGTTTTATCTGCGCAGCCCTAGCTCGCCGACTAGGCAAAACTTATATCGCCAACATTATTGGGCAATTAGTAACCTTAGTGCCTGGGTCTAATGTCTTAATTATATCGCCTAACTATAATCTCAGCTCAATCTCATTTGAGCTGCAGCGCCGCCTAATCAAACACTTTGACCTAGAAGTTTCACGAGACAACTTAAAAGACAAGATCATTGAACTTGAGAATGGCAGCACCATTCGCATGGGCTCACTTTCGACTGTGGACTCAACTGTGGGTCGCAGCTACGACTTAATTATCTTTGATGAAGCTGCATTGGGTGAAGGTGGTGAAGCTGCCTTTAACGTTGCACTTCGCCCAACCCTAGACCGACCAGGTGCTAAGGCCCTTTTCATCTCAACTCCACGTGGTCGCAACAACTGGTTCTCACAGTTTTACAATCGCGGATTTGATCCCAACTTTCCAGAATGGGTTTCGCTACAAGCTGACTATACAGAAAATACCCGCATGGCAGAATCAGATGTTGACGAAGCCCGCCGAAGCATGAGCAAGGCAGAGTTTGAGCAAGAGTACATGGCCAGCTTTACCACGTATGCAGGTCAAATCTATAACTATAGTGCCCAAGATGTAGAAACACCCGCAACCGACTTGATGGGCGAAGCCATTGCTGGCTGTGACCCTGGCTATCGCGACGAAACTGCGTTTGTGGCTGTGGTATACGATCATAAAACCGATTGTTTTTGGGTAGTAGACGAATACTTAAAAGCGGAAAAAACCACACGTGAGCATGCAGAGCAGTTTCAGCTGTTATGTGTGAAGTGGGGTATAGAAACCATTTTTATTGACTCAGCAGCTGCACAGTTTGCGTCAGACTTAGCTTACCTTTACAACTTGGCAACCACCAAGGCTAAAAAAGACGTGCTCCCCGGAATTGCTTATGTACAAACCTTAGTACAACAAAATCGCCTTAAAGTGGCCCCACACTGCCAGCATGTGCTAGCTATGTTAGATCAATACCGCTGGGATGATAAAGAAGGCTTGCAACGCGAGCGTCCTAAGCACGATAAGTACTCTCACATGGCTGATGCCTTACGATATGCACTTTATACTTATACACTATGATACCTAATAGACCTATTAATGTACCACCTAGTTTTAGACCACAGGAGGCCCAAAACTTTCAAACTACGCCTGTAGTCAGTGAAATTACAGGCGATACGGCAGATAGTGATTATATACCAGACGCAGAATCTGTGATTGTGGCTACACCACTTAACTTAGACCCTGCATACTGGATTCAGCATGTAGGTGCTAAAGTTGACATTGTAGCAGGCAACTTAGTGCTGTCCGAAACTGGCTTTTTAACTGTAAGCACAAGTCCCCAACAATACGCACTATATGTTGATACCTGGACTGGTTTGGTAGCACCCATATGCCCGCGCACAGATTATCGTGCTAGACGTTACGAGTATCGTAAACAAGACTGCATTACCCTAGTGGCAGAATGGGTAGATAACCATTTTAATTTAAATAGCTTAGCAGCTGTAAAAGCCGTTAATAGGGTCGAGTATAGAAATTTATACATGACAGGCTTTGTGGAAAAGATTATTGATTTTGGCTTTCAACTTGTTACTAACTTACAAGTAGGCGACGTTGTTATGTATGATGGGTACGCGCAGTGTGGAGTTATTGTGGAAGAGGGCAAGATCTTATATCAAGTATTAGACAAGTTTAGTTGCATAGACATCATAGATATGAGCAAGATACAAGGAATATATAGATATGCCAACTAAAAGACTTTATATAGATGGTAATGGCGTTTTAAGCATTACAAACTACGCAAATTCTACTAATGCACACGCTAATCCTACTGCAAATATTGATGATGTACACTTACACAGCAGCTTACCTTACTTACGCTTAAAACAAACTTTTGGCCCTGTTAACGTTACCTTACCAGCAATTGCAAAAAGCACTTATGAGCCTCCTGCTGGTGGCGGCGGTAAGTCTGGCGGAGCAACTGGTCTTTGTGTAGTTGCCACAGAACTAACACACCAAGGACAATGGACTAGACGTGACTATAATAGATTAACTTCGTGGAGCCGTAAAAAACTTGACAAAACGTTTTTAGGTCGTTGTTTACACTACGGATATCCTGTAGTTGCTGAACGTTTTGTATTGCCGTACTTAAAACAACCCAATACTTGGTTGGCCAAATATTTGGCCTGGTCATTTAATAATGCTACTGCCATCTTACAAAATAAATCATTCTCTTGGTTAAGCTTACCCAGTGTAGCATTATGGGTTGTAGCTATGACTATAGTAGGTGTATTTATAACCAAAAAACAACACCTTAAAACTATTGAAAAGCTAACTGGGGGCAAGCATGGCCTATGACGTTGTATCGGGGTATATTAGTAATCATTTTTTAGGAACTACCACTGTTGCTGATCCAATTATTATGCTGGAGATTGATGGAGCTGTACAAGCATGCAGTTATATTGTACAACGCATAGGCAACAGTGTTAGGTACGTATATCCCAGAGTGATTACAGTTAGTGGAGTAAATAACGTATACTTAACCGCCATAAGTCAACTATACGGTAGCGATTTACCTGAAATAACAAAATCTATTAAAGTTTATGTATCGGAATAACCATGGTTGAAAGAGTAAGCATAACACCACAAGTAATGACACTACGAGATGCTGGAGGCAATCCTACATTTTCTACTGATTTTCGCTATATTAAAAATACTAGTCCAGGTACATTATCTTTAACGCAAGAAAACAAAATCCCCGTACCTTATAAGAGTTCAATTACTACTAGTCAAGATGGTGGACATACTACTTATGACCCAGGAATACTTGACACTACTTTAAGTACAGGTACAAACTATAAACCATGGGATAGAATTGGTACTGCGCCAGCTAAAGGAACTTTTGTTATTACACCCCAAGCAATCTATAGATGGGGAATTGCTAGCCAGTCTGGCAGTAACGGTAGAATAACTAGATATTCTACTACTAACTTAAACAGTGGAACCCAAAATGTACTACTTGCTTGGCCAGGATTAATAGGGTATATATTAGTAAATGGCCAGTATCAGAGTAGGTACTATCCAGAATATGGAGCAAGCTACTGGAGCGCATTATACGCATATTTATATGATTGGTATTACGTACGAGTAGTAGGTGCTAGTCAATATCAAACATTCTTTAGAGGCGATGTAGTAGGCAGAATACTTCAGACTTCGGCAAAGAGCGGCGACAATAACATCGACCCTTCCACCGCAACCACATTATATATACCAGTTGAAGCAGGAGATGTAGTTGACTTAGAGTATAACTATAATTACGATTATAATTATTCTACTGGTCAATATGACTATGTAAGTCAAGGTCTGCGCATGTATTGGCAAAGCGTTAGTGGAGTAACAGACGGGTATTATAATGGATTTGGTATGCCAGCAGGAAGTATTAAATATTTAGGTGGTGTAGATGATACTGTTTACCCAATCAGGGCCAGATTTTACTCAGACACTGCAACTCTACCTTTAGGGGTTACAGCATGAGTTTAAAAATTAGTGGTACAAATATAGTAGTTAACAATGCAAGTGGTGTAGAGCAGTTTAATAGTAATGACAAACTTGTTTACAGAAAAGCTACGGTTACAGGTAGCACAACCCTTGGGGGTTCTAATTCAGCTCAAGTACTTCAAGCAATACCCAATGTACTATTAAACCCGCAAAAAGACTTTTCTTTAATGTATATTAAAGTTACTGGTGGAACAGGTAACTTAATGAATACTTTTTTAAATTCTACTATTCAATTAAATTTCCCTCTACTTTTAAATGTTGCTTACAGCACAACAAGTGCTGCTGTAACAGAATACGACGTACTATCTGGAATGATTAATCCAGGAGAAGGGTGGAATAGTACAGGATTTGTGCCCTACGTAGAATTTGTAACAGTAAGTTACGCAAAATCAGGCGGTCCAGGGTATTTTGAAGAAAATCCCTTAACAACAGCAACAATAAGTTTTGACTGGAAAGCAGTCATTTTAAGCTATAGGTAATATATGGATTTAACAAATAAACAAATTAGAATTAACAGTACTTCAATCGGAGGACTACCAGCAATAACAGTAGTAAATGTATCCGTTATGCAGGAAGTAAGCCCTGGTATTAAACAAATATTGGGTACTTATGAGCTGCAGTTTGAGGAGGCATATAGCAATCCCGGAGACCCTAATCTGCTGAGTGCTATAACAGAAAAACTAACTGCGCTATAAAACGCAACTACAGCAAAACTGGGTCATAAAAAATCCTCATTGACTTTTATGTGCTTATCCAGTATAATACTAGGAAATGTACTGGCTGGTTTAAAGAAATTTTACGGCTAACAGGAAAAATTATGGACAAAGAACAATACTTACAGGCATTACGCGTAGCGTTTGCTAGCGAATTCAGTTTTTTCTTAAAGGCTGCCAACTTCCACTGGAATGTAGAAGGGTCACTATTCCCACAATATCACGAATTGTTTGGTAATATTTACCAAGAAGTTTATGGGTCAATTGATGCCTTTGCCGAGGAACTACGTGCTGCCCGAATTTATACGCCAGCGGCTTTTGAAACACTAGATGAGCTTTCAGAAGTTGAATGTCAAGAGCTAGTACCCAACGGTATGCAGATGACACAAGAATTATTGGCTGACTCAGACTTAATGGCAGAAATGTTTCATGAAGTGTTTATGATGGCAGAAGCGCAACACGATCACGGTCTATCAAACTTTTTAGCAGACCGTCAAGATGCTCACCGCAAGCATTCATGGATGTTACGCAGCACACTAAAATAAATGGCTAAGAACACAAATAAACGTATTCCTGTTAAGTGGGTCAGAGACCGTGCTAAAGCAGCTTACGAAAAGAAGACTAGCTGTCACATCTGCGAAACCGCAGCAGACTTAGAGCTTCATCATTTACACTCAGTAACAATACTCTTAGAAACATGGGCTGAACAAAAAGGCTATGACATTTCTACTGATGATGGTATTTTAGCCGTAAGAGACGAGTTTATCAGCGAGCATCATGTTGAGTTGTATGAAGAAGTTTACACCCTTTGTAATCGTCATCATGTAGCGTTGCATAGTGTTTATGGTAAGGCTCCACAACCTGGATCGGAACCGAAACAGGCCCGTTGGATCGGGATACAGCGTGAAAAATTCTTGACAGGTGGAACCGTTGTACCCACAACAAGTTCAGGTAGTTTTTTCTCTGAGTTTATCTAAAGGGAAAAGTTATGTCATGGATTACACGTACAGGTGATTGGTTTCGCACAAAGCTGAACCCAGCACAATCAAGAATCGCACAAAGCGAAGGTAGCCGAATAGGTACTACCGCAAAAATTGGTTATTTACAAGCGTTTCAGAAACTAGAAGCTGTAAATAGATCAGTTAACATGGTAGTCTCAGCTTGCGCCAGCCTAGACTACGACGTTAAAGACAAAATACACGAAGGTATTGTTACTGGCATTCGTCAGAAACAACTATCTACACTGCTGAACTTTAGGCCTAATCCTTATCAGTCAGCCCAAGATTTCAGAATGGCGATTTTCCAAGACTTAATCTTGGATGGTAATGTGTTTGTACACTTTGATGGTGTATTTATGTATCACTTACCAGCCAAAGACGTACAAATTTTACCTGATACAAAAACGTTTGTTCAGGGTTACTTGTACAACGGATTAGTAGAGTTCAAAGAATCAGAAGTGTTCCACTTCAAAGATATTAATTCTAGAAGTATCTATCGCGGTAGTTCTAGAGTTGAAGCAGCAGACCAGTCAATCAATCTGCTATATTCAATGAAAGATTTCCAAGATCATTTCTTTGATAATGGAGCAGTTTTTGGATTAATCTTAACTAGTGATAATACACTATCACAAGTTGCTAAAGATAAAACTATTCAAAACTGGTTGCAACGATACAGTGCTAAATCCGGTGGTAAAAAGCCCGTAATCTTAGACTCAGGTTTAAAACCCCATTCAGTATCACAAACAAGTTTCAAGGAAATGGATTTTGATCTTTCAATCAAGACTCATTCAGCCATGATTATGCAAGCAATTGGAGTTCCGCCGATCTTAATGGAAGGTGGAAATAACGCCAATATCAGCCCAAATTTACGACTATTTTACTTAGAAACAGTAATGCCTATTGTTAGAAGATTTACTTCTTCTTTAGAAAGATATTACGGTTACGACATAGAAGCAATTACAAGCTCTGTTGGCGCATTACAGCCAGAATTAAAAGAGCTTGCCGCATACCACTCAACACTAGTTAATGCAGGAATTATTACTGCTAACGAAGCACGAAAAGAATTACGTTATGAGCCTATAGCAGGCAATGACGAAATAAGGATACCAGCTAATATTGCTGGTTCAGCTGCTAACCCAGCTCAAGGAGGACGTCCCGCCTCCGCTAAAGAATAACAAGGGGTAATATGGTAGACAAAAACAAAGTACTGCACCTAAACAGTACATTCATCAAAAGTGAAACACTACCTACCAAAGACGGAATGATCGACTCTATCACAATCGAAGGTTACGCAAGTACCAATGATATGGATAGACAAGGTGACGTTGTCCCGACTAATGTCTGGGAAGCGGGAATGGAAAATTACTTAAAAAACCCAGTAATTTTAGCCTACCACGATCATTCAGAGCCAGTCGGTAGGATGATAGAACATAGAATTGACGGCAAAGGATTGTGGATTAAAGCCAGAATCTCAGCAGCTGCTGACGATGTGTTTAATCTTGTAAAGGACGGCATACTGACCGCATTTAGTATTGGATTCCGTATCTTAGATGCAGAGTACAACAGTGCAGCAGAAGTGTTTGTAGTTAAGGAACTGGAATTGCACGAAATATCAGTAGTGTCAGTACCAGCTAATCAAAATACAATATTTAGTCTTTCTAAAGCGTTTAACGACGCAGAAGAATTTAAATCTTTCAAAATGCAATTTGCACCCAAAAGCGAGTCAGCTAAAGGGCTAGAATCCTCTACGGAAGCAAAAAGCGACATTAATAAGGAATGGAACATCATGGATCCAAAAGAATTAGAAACATTGTTAGCAGCTACAGCACAAAAAGCCGCTGAACAAACAGCAAAAGCTATTGCAGATCAAAATGCAAAAGCACAAGCTGATCAAGCTGCAAAAGCACAAGCTGAAGCAGACTTAACAGCAAAAATCAAATCAGCAATGAGCACAGTAGATACTGGTGCTGAGCGTTTACTAGCCGAAGTTGAAAAGCGTCTAGCTGCAACTGAAGAAAGCCACAAAGGTGCTCTAGAAGGTCTAGAAACTGCTCTAAGAGAAAAAGCTGCCGAAATTGAAGCTATCACAAAGTCTCGCATGACTTTCAGCGACAGCAAGCAAGATGGTATGGCTTACGCTGACAAAGAAAAAGCAGTTATGCTAGCTAAAATGACTGGCAAAGCTCTAGAAAGCACAAAACTAGGTCGTGATCTAGTACAAAAATACGGTGCTCACGTACCATCAGCTACCTGGGAACAAGAAGTATCTTTAAACCTAGAGTCTGAAGTTCGTCGTCGTTTAGTTGTTGCTCCTATTTTCCGCAACATTGCTATGCAGACCAACGTAATGACAATTCCAGTAAATCCAGAAGCAGGTACTGCTACTTGGGTTACTAACGCTGACTTTGGCGCTGTTCCTGGAAGTGTTGGTGTTGCTGGTGCAAGTGCTGGTGGCAATGCTACTCATGCATTAAAAGAGATTACTCTAAATGCATACAAACTAGCTACAAACGAGTACACAGCATACGAAGAAGAAGAAGACGCACTATTGGCTCTAATGCCAATCATCCGTGACGGTATGGTTCGTCGTGTTGCTCGCGCTGTTGACAAAGCATTCTTGTTAGGTGCTGGTTCAGGCGGTGACCCTGTTAAAGGTCTAAGCATCTGGGCAAGCAATACTACAGCTACTGGTAACACAGTTGCTGCTGGTATGACAGTTGCTAAAATGCGCACTTTACGTCAAGGTCTTGGTGCTTGGGGTCTAGACCCACAAGAAGTAATTTATATCGTTAATACCGATGTATATTACCAGTTGCTAGAAGACACAGTCTTCCAGACAATGAACCAAGTTGGTACACAAGCTACATTACTAACTGGTCAAATCGGCCAGATCGGTGGCAGCCCAGTATTAGTTTCCGCAGAGTTTGCTACCCCAGGAACTGGTGTTGCAGGCGCAGTCTGTGTAAACCCAGGTAACTTCATTGTTGGTAACCAACGTGGTCTACGCATTGATACTCAAGAATTAGTTGAAACACAACGCCGTGTTATGGTAGCTAGCCTACGTACCGGTATGACTCGTGTTACTACTAACCTAGGTAACGCTGTAACAGCACACAAGTACACAGCATCTTAATTTTATTAAGTAGTTGATGTTGACAGGGCTTAACCGCCCTGTCTTTTAAAAGGATTTTCAGAGTCCTTTTAAAAGACAAGAGAGGCAAATATGGGATTAAATCTAACAACTAGAGCAGACTATAAAGCCTATGTGGGTATAAAAAGTACAACTCAAGACGCAGTAATTGACGCACTAATACCAAGAGTATCAGACTTTGTTAAAAACTACTGCAAAAGAACTTTTGTAGATAATTGGGATACTGCAAGAGTAGAAGCATTTGACGGCGGGTTTGATAGACTTATCTTAGCTGAGAATCCAGTTAGAGCTATTTCTACAGTACAATACAGTATTGACTTTGGTCAAACATTTACAGCTTTAACACAATATACAGACTACGTTATTGATGGATATACGGTACGAAGCACACTATCTTCAGGATTTCCATACTTACTACGCGGCTATAAAGTCACTTATACTGGTGGATACGAAGATACTCCTCAAGACCTAGAGCTAGCAATCTTTGATTTAATGAGCTACTACCTAAAAAATGATAGTGCAGTACATAGTCAAAAACTACCAAGTCCAAATACTACACAGATACAGTATATTAACGATTCACAGTTACCGGCCCATATTAAACGTGTACTAGACAGTTATCAGGCGGATTATACATAATGGCCAGTAAAGTAACTCTCAAAGATCTTATAAGCACACTAGATCCACAAATTAGGTCTAGCTTATTGTATGATACACGAACATTAGATTTAGACAAAAGACCGCACGTTTTAGATATTTCTAAAACGAGTTTACAGGTTAACAATCGTGGCAATACTATTCCATCTTTTAACGAGTTATATAATACATTTATCGAAGTAGTAGCTAAAAAAGTACCGGCTTCTAGAACATTTAGTTCAATTGATCAGATACCAGGTAATTATTTTAAATCATCAAAACCTTATTTAATATATGTAAATAGTGGATCACTGCAGTTACTTTTGTCAATGTCTTTTAAGTCTATTCAAGAGTTTGTTAGTGATGTTGTCAGAGACCCTAAATTGGTTAAAACAGCATTTGGAGTACGAGAAAATAAAAAGCCAGAGTGGGAAGGTCAGCCAGTCGAAGACTGGAAACTTGCCGGCACTACTAGCCTTTTAGACATAGGACATATTCCTAGTGCTGAATCTGCCGAATACTTTGTATCACCACTAGCACAAAAAATTGGCACAATTTTAGATAACTTTGAAGCAAGAGGTATTTCAGCTAATAGTGAGGCATATAAACTTGCGGTTGATAGTCTTAATAAAATAACAAGTATTCAAGCAAAAGTTGATTACGAATTTAGAAACAGTACACCAGAAGTATTTCAAAAAGTAGAAAACCTATTTGGAACAATGTTTGTTGCAGTAACCATACAAACTTCCGATATTAACCAAAAAGAGTTTGGTGACAAAGAATTAAAGATATTTCAAGCATTTAAAGAAAAGCTAGCCATATACTTAGCAAAACCCAGTTTAGTTAAAAGTTACTTAGGTTTAAGTGGTTCAAATACCATATTACAAGATATAGAACAAGCTTTTGTTGATATATTAAAAACTGGTAAAAGTAAGTTAAAAATACACGCTAAACAAAAAAGTACTAAAGGCAAACAAACAAAAATTGGAGTAAGTAATAAACTACCAATAACTAGTACTATTAAATCAAAGATTGGTAAACCTGCAGCACCTGTTACTAAACAGCTTAATACCGTAAACTTACCTGTTCTTTTACTTTTTATAAATCAGCACCTACAAGATGTTATAAGCGCTAATATGGGTGACGGTTCCCGTAGCGATATTTTAAACTACAGAACAGGTAGATTTGCTGCCTCTGCACAAGTTACGGCACTATCACAAAGTCGTGAAGGCCTGATAACTGCTTTTTATAGTTACATGAAGAATCCTTACGCAACTTTTAGTGACGGCGGCAAACAAGCAAGACCACGATCTAGAGATCCTAAACTGCTAATAGGTACTTCAATTAAAGAGATCGCTGCTCAGCAGGTAACAAATAGATTAAGGGCAGTATTAGTATGAGTCGTAGAACATCAATAATAACAGCATTAGCCACAAAGTTAAATACAATTAACGGCACAAGTCCTTATAGCACTAACTTGTTTAGTAATGCTTATGCTAAATTAAAATTCTGGGATGAAGTAAATGACTTTCCGTCAGTTTATATGAGTCCAGGAATGGAGCAACGTGAATATCTTCCAGGAGATTTTGCCTGGGGATACTTAGGCGTATCAATAAAAGTTTATTGCAAAGGCGAAGATTGCCAACAGCAACTAGAACTTTTATTACAAGATATAGAAACTTGTGTAGATGCAAATCGTAGATTGGTTTATAATAGTACCAACAACTTTGAGACAACAGAGATATTGGTTCAAAGTATAACTACCGATGAGGGCTTACTATACCCTTACGCAGTCGGTGAAATTAACTTGCAAGTCCGATATCAGGTCATGTGAGCAACCATGCGGCAGTGCTAACAACAGATAAATGTCTAGTTTATGTACTAAAGCATTAACAAAAAAGGAAATGAAATGGCATTTAATTTAATTCGTAACGCCAGAGTATTCTTTACCACAAATACTAACTCTTTTGGAGTAGTTAATACTGGTACAATGACCAGCACTAACACCTTTGAATTACAAGTTTTAGATGGTTTAAGTTTTACTCAGAACACAACAACAGAAACAATTACGCTAAACGAAGCAGGTGCAACACCTAATCGTGGTCAGCGTAACTTCAACACTGCCTTAGAGCCAGTTGACTTTTCGTTTAGTACTTATATTCGCCCACGCGATCTTGACCCACAACCAAGTGGAACAGGCTCACACCAAGTTACTGCTGAAGAAAGACACTTGTGGAACGCAATGTTTGGCTACACAGCACTAGGTGCCGCTGGCGCAACTGGTGCCGCAGGTCAAGCTTGGTCTGATGGTCCCGATGATGCAGTTACAACAAGCTACGCTACTGTAACACTAAGCAATTCTAACAGAAATCAACTACTACAGTTTGGCTTAATTATTGTTCTAGATGACGCAACTTTTGTTATTGACAATTGCGTTATGGATACAGCAACCATGGACTTTGGTTTAGATACAATTGCTATGGTACAGTGGGCAGGTAAAGCTAGTGCTATTCGTCAGTTTGACAAAACTACATTAACTAACGGTTCTGGTATAGTTACTGCAACAGCAGTAAACTCAAGTAATACACCGTTCACTGGTACCGCTGTTCTTAAAGATACACAAGCTGCTTATCTAGCTAATAAATTAAGCACAGTTACCCTAAAATCAGGTATCTCAGGTTCTGGCTCTACTTATGATATTGCCCTAACAGGTGGTTCAGTAACTATTGCTAACAATATCACGTACTTAACACCAAGTAACTTGGGCGTTGTTAACCAGCCAATTACCTACTTTACAGGTACACGTTCTGTAACTGGATCTATTAATGCTTACCTACGTACTGGTTCACTAAGTGCAACAGCACTTTATAATGCATTGGTTACAGCAAGTGCAACAGATGTTAACCCAGCGTATAACTTGTCTTTAAGTGTTGGTGGTAGCTCAAGCGCAACAACTCGCGTTGACTTGTTAATGCCAGCTGTTGTATTGCAGATTCCTACAATTGCAACTGAACAAGTTATTTCTACCACAATCGGATTTACTGCGCAAGGTTATGCCAGCACTTCATTCGACATTGGTGCAAACAACGAAATTGAACTTCGTTACTTCGTAGCTAATACTAACTATTAATCATAGTTTTATAGATGCCGGCACGATCACCGGCATCTCTTTTTAACCATCCATATTAAATTAATAACAAGGGCAATAATGTCTCAACTTTCTTTAAAATCAATGCTAGTACCAAGTAAAACCAATGTGGTTGAATACCCAGGTATGCCAGGCCTTGAAATTACTATCAACTTTTTAAGCCGAGAAATTTTACAAACAATTCGTAAAAAAGCAACTAAAACTAGTTTTAAGAATCGCCAAGCAGTCGAAGAACTGAATGACGATTTATTTCTGGACTTATATGTTCAGAACTCAATTAAAGGCTGGAAAGGATTTAAAATGTCCTATCTAGAACAACTAGCACCAGTTGAAGTGGCTGAAGGTGAAGCGGATACTGAACTAGAATATACACAAGACAATGCTCTCGCACTAATGAAAGCATCTAGTAGCTTTGACAGTTTTATTAGCGAACAGGTTACAGACCTGGGAAACTTTTCGACGAACAAACAGAGTTAGTCGTAAACTGTTTGGAAAACTACTTTCAAAACTCTGACGTTGGTATGACCAAGGATCAATATTTTGAAATGTGTGAAGCACTAAATACTGAACCAGTTGACTCAGATATACCAGTAGAATACTTAGACTTTCCTGTTGAAATACAGCAAGTTTTTAATATTTACTTTTTAATGAGCGACATATGGGATGGAATGAATGGAACCTATCAAGGTAAGAATACTTCAATAATTTTTGAACTATTGAATGTGTATGATATACCGCACGAAGATAGATTAATCTATTTAACGTTTATTCGTGCTATGGATAATATCCGTAAGCGACTGATAAATGAAAAGGTAAGACAAGCGCACGATAAAAAGCCCTCCACAAGTTAGTTGAGGGCTTTTTTATTGCTTGAAATTTTTTGGTTTGACAGTTTTTAGTCCACGTGATATAATGAGTGACAGTTATGAATATTTGCTGTAGAAGTGTTTCTACAGCCATATAATGCCGGGAGAATCCATGAGCAATGAGACGATTAAAATTGGTATAGACGTTAGTTCCAACGGAACCCTACCTAAAAGTGAAAAAGAAGCCGCCGCACTAAATAAGCAATTAGAAGCTTTGGCTAGAAATGCTGATCGCGCAAATAAAGCTCAGCAAGGTGGTACTGGCGGCAGCCGTAAAGCTGCGGCTACTATGGACAATACGGGCTATAGAAATTTACAAGGCACTGCTCAAACAAGCGGTGCTGAAGGACGAGACTTTGCAAAACAGTCGCAAGGTCTTGGTGGATTGGTACGTGTGTACGCTACCTTTGCTGCAAACATATTTGCTGTAAGTGCAGCATTTACTGCCTTGAAAGAAGCTGCAGCAACAGAAAACATGGTTAAAGGACTTGACCAACTAGGTGCAGCAAGCGGCCGTAATTTGGGTACGCTTTCTAAACAAATTGCCGCAAGTGTGGACGGAGCAGTATCACTTAGAGAAGCAATGACTTCTGTGGCTCAAGCTAGTTCTGCAGGTTTAAATACTAAACAAATAAAAGATTTAGCGTTAGTAGCCAATAAAGCATCTCAAGCTTTAGGCTTAAATATGTCTGATGCTATGAGCCGTCTAAGTCGCGGTATTAGCAAGATTGAGCCGGAACTATTAGACGAATTAGGTATTTTTGTTAAAGTTGATGAAGCAACGCAAAAGTATGCCTTAGCTGTTGGTAAAACTACAGCCTCATTATCAGACTTTGAAAAACGCCAAGCTTTTGCTAATGCAGTACTTGACCAAGCAAAAGAAAAATTTAGTGCTATTGACGTAGCCGCTAATCCTTATGATAAACTACTAGCCAGTGTTAAGAATCTAGCAACAAGTGGATTAGAGCTAGTCAATACATTTTTAGCACCTGCTGTTAAATTTTTAGCTGAGTCTCCTACAGCTTTAGCAGTTGTTTTTGCTAGCATTGCTGGAATACTATTAAAACAAGCACTGCCTGCATTAGGCGAATTTCGTCGTGGCATAGAGTCCACTAGAAAAGCATCGGCAGATGCGGCTGCTGCTTTTGCAAAAGCCTTCCCAGATACTTTCCAAGAAAAATTACTTCGTCAGTTTCAAATACCAGATCTAGAAAAATCTGTAGCTAGAGCAGAAGCAAATTTAAATAGACTAAACAAAAACCCAGCACTTGATAAAACACTTGCTAATAATTTATCTAGTGCTATTGCTGCAGACCCTAAAGCGCTAGCCAGTGCTAAAGAAATATTAGAAAATCGTAATAAAATTATTGAAACCGGTAAAAAAGGCAGTGCGCAAGCAACAGCTGCTCAAATTGAGAATGCTAGAGCAGATAAACTACAGCTAGAAGGAGCTATTGCAGTTTATAAAGCTAAACTTGATCTAATAAAAGCCAACAGCTTATTAACGGCAGGACAAGATAAGATGGAAACAAAGGCAGGAGCCCCTATTAGTAAGTGGGACCCTGAAACTTTAGCTTTAGCAAGATATATAAAATTACGAAAAGAAGTTACTAAAAGTGAATTAATTTCAGGTGCAGCCGAAACTGCTTCTATTTTAGGAGTTAGAGCTGCTTGGTCAGAACTTCATGCAAATGTACAAAAAGAAGGCTTGGGAACTTGGGATAAATATACTACGCTTGCCAAAGGCACACTAGCTGCCGTAACTACAAGAATTATGGGAATTGTGGGTGCGCTAGGCACTCTAGGACAAATGGCAGGTGCTGCTATAGCAGTATTTTCACTAATTGACTCTTTTGCATCAAGCGCTACAAAAGAAGTAGAAGCTTTTAATGCTGCAACCGATGCTACTAAAGCAGCATTAAAAGGCGTAAACGATACGTACGATCTATATCTTATAAAGAAAAAAGAAAGTTTTAGTCTTGAAAGTATTTCTGCATTTACAAACGCACTAGGCGGACTAACAGATGCGTTTGAAAGCCAGATATTAGCGGTTAGAAAGTTTGATGCAGCTGCAAATGACTGGGATAGATTTAAAGACAGTTTTGCTAGTTTATTTGGTGGCGGTAATGCCAATAAGTTAAAACAAGGTGCAAAAGATACTGTTCAGGGCGTGTTAAAGTCACTAGAATTTAGCTCTTATAAGAAACAAGATGAAAGTCTGCTAGCTAGTGTTTTAGGGCTAGATGACCCTAAACTTTTGTATGATACAAAAGCACTAGATAAAGCACTAGAAGCAATACCGGATGCTGAATTACTAAGAAAACTGGATCAAGTAAAAGCAACGGTACAAGGTATTAGAGAGCAAGAAGAGTATGCAACAAATGCTGCAAAAGCTTTTGCAGAAAGTTTAGGCACAATTGGTAAAATTACTGATCAGATGATTCAAGCTAATGCTTTTACAGATCTTCAAGGTAAACTAGGAGTAGAATTAGTAAATGCTTCAGATAGGTTTGCTCAGTCTTTACAAGACCCACTAAAAGCTTTAGAAGCGATAGCCAAACTTAGTAAGGATCCTAAAGCTTTAGCTGCTTTAAATATTACTGATTTGACAGAATTAGCACAAGCTGCAAAATTTGAAAGAGAAATTAGCGTTGCTACTAAAGAAAGAGTTGAAGCTGAAAAAGAACTAGAACAAGCAAAAGCAGGCAAAGGTAAGCTTAGTACTGCTCCTGATGCAGGAACTTTTGGACAGGGTGGAGTAGGTTTTCTAGAAACTACAAAGCAAAGAGACATAGAAAACGCAAATGCTGCACTACAAAAAGCAATTAGTCAGGTAGAGAAAGCTCAAAAAGAAGGAGCTAACTTTGCTATTAGTCAAGTTGGTTTAATAGATAAGATTGCTAGTGCTGGACTTGAGAAAATTGAATTAGGGTTGAAGAAAACAAAAGAACTTGCAGCTATATCTCTTGCACGAGCACAACTAAGTTTTGCAGCATCTGCAGGATTTGACACGTCTAACGATGAATACAAGTTACGTATACAAGAGCTAAAAATACAAGAAAGTTTAATAGAAGCTAGTTATAATGCACAAATTATAACGCAGAAAAATACTGATGCATTAGGCTTACTGAGCGCAGCATTGCAGCAACAAGTAGCAACCGCAATGAAAGAGAAAACTGGCGCTAAACCAGAAGAAATTGCATTAGCTGAAACTATGTTAAAGCAAGCAGAAGGTGCTATACTTAAACTTACTGCAAAAAGCCTACTACAAGAAGGCATGAGTGTTAGTAGTATTCGCTCAACACTGGGTGAAAGAGAAGACGGTGTTCCCAGTGAAAAAATAAAACTAGCTCTTTTACAGGCACAAGCTTCTCAAAGAGCCGATAATTTGGCTAAAGCTCAGCGAGAAGCTCAACTTGAACAAATTGGTGTTGACAGACAAATAGCTGGTTATGATAAAGAAGCAAAAGCTAAGAATTATCAGCTTAAAATAACACAAGACGCGATAGCAATTAGTAAAACTAGGTTAGAGATAGAAGGCCAACTACTTGGTATATACGAACAAGTAAATGCTTATAGCTCAGAAGAAATTATTAAGTTAAAAACTGCTAATCAGCAGGCAAAAGATAACGCTGATTTTGCTAGCAAACAGGCGCAACTTGATAAAGAATTGCGCGATTTAAATGATGCAGCTAAAATAGCTACTATAACAAACGAAAAACAACAATTAGCTTTATTGACTGCACAAAACAAAGAAAAACAAGTTAACTTAGACTTAGAAAAGGCTACTAAAGTATTTGGTCAAGAAATAGCTGATATTAAAGCACGATCAGCAATAGCACAGGCTAAATTAGCTTTACAAACAAGTTTAGAAGCAGAAAAACTAAGATTAACTAATTCTCTTGAAGAAGCCAAACTTAGCAATAAACAGCGCGAAATAGAACTAAAATTACAGTTAAATCAACTAGACGAAATTACTGCTAATAGACTTAGAACTCAAAACGATTTAGCCTCACAAAACCTAAAGTTTACTGAACAAGATTTAAAACTTAAGTCAGACTTATTGCAAAAAGAAGAAGCCGCAAGACAAGCACAAAAGATATTTGATGCTGCAGCTGCACAAGCTGTTGCAAATCCAACCGAAGCAAGCACGGGTGCTTTAGCTAGTGCAGGTGAAGGGTTAACCAATGCTCAAAAACAAGTTGACGTAAGTACGCAAGCAATTAGCATTAATAATCAAGTAAACGAAACTGTTAAAACAGGTATCCAACTACAAGCTGAATTAAACGAAAAATTATTAAGACAAGCTGAACACCTAAAACTAGTTCAAAGTACCGCAGAAAGTTTAGGCGTAGTATTTGGCGAAACAGGTAAAGCTATGGGCGATACCTTAACTGCATTTGATGCATTACAAACTAACCAGAAAAATCGTGCTGAGCAACTTAAAAATGCTGCAGGCGATGAAGCACGTCAAGCTGAACTTAAAAAGCAATTTGCTAAAGAAGAAGTTGGAGATCAAGCAAGGGTTATCGGTGCCGCAAAAGGTATGTTTGATAAAAAGAGCTTAATATACAAACAGCTAGAAGGAATTGAAAAAGCTTATCACTTATTTAAATTAGGCACATTTATAGCAGAAACAGCTATGAGTGCCTGGGCTACTGCAATGCAGATTAAAGATACAGTTACTAAGACCATGGCTGCACAAACAGAAGGGGTTGCACAAGGTGCTCTAGCTGTTATAAAATCTTTAGCCAGCTTACCATTTCCAGCTAACTTAGCTGCGGGAGCTGTAACGGCAGCAGTTGTAGCAGCTTTACTGAGTAAACTTGGCAGCGGTGGTCCTTCGGTTAGTACAGGCGGTTCGTTTGCCATGAACAGTGCACAAATGCAAGAAACACAAGGTACTGGAACAACTTACGATGCTAGCGGCAATAAGATTGAAACTGGTGGTGGAGTATTTGGTGATAGTACCTCAAAAGTTGATAATATCAATAAGTCTTTAGAAATTATCAGAGATAATTCTGTAGATGGATTGGCATATGATGACAGGTTACTAAAATCATTTGAGCGTGTAGCTAATGCTATGACTGGTGCAGCTCAGGCAATTTACACAATTCCTGGACTTCGTCAGGGCGGTAAGTTTGGTACCCAAGCGGGAGAAATTAGTTCTGCTTCAGGCTGGAACAGCATTCCTCTCATTGGTGGACTATTGGGCAATATTTTTGGTGGCGGAACTAGCGCAGCTACAAGTATTGAAAGTTCAGGTATACAATTACGCGGTAGTTTAGAACAAATTATTACAGATACTAGCAATAGTATTAAACAATATAAAGATGTTTTACAACAATTTCACCGTGATGGAGGCTGGTTTGGTCAAGACGATGATTGGACAGTGAGATGGCGTGAAACTATGACAATTAAAAGCGAAGTGGGGGATGCCATTAAAGACATATTTGTTGAGTCCAAAAATATGTTTATTGAAGTAGGTAAAAGTGCTGGAGTTAGTGTTTCTCAAGTACAACGAGCATTTGAGACTTTAGCAACTAATCTTGATCTAGATTTGCGTGGATTGACTGGCGATCAGATTGTAAAAGAACTAAACGCAGTTATTGGTAGTAAGCTAGATGAGGCAGCCAAAATTTTATTTTCAAGTTTTGATAAATATAAAAAGTTTGGTGAAAGTTACTTAACTACTGTAGTCAGAGTTGTTGATGCTAATACTAAAATTCAGCAAGTTCTTACAAATATTGGTATTGATAAACTTGTAACCGGGTTATTTGATATAACTGAAGCAATGGTTACTACTGCCGGAGGTCTAGATAAGTTTATTAGTCAATATGATTTCTTTAAATCTAATTTCTTAAGTGCAACAGAGCAACTAGTTCCTGTACAAAAAGCAGTAAACTATGAATTAGATAGACTAAAAATTACTACTGCAACTAGCCGCGAAGGTTTTGCAGCATTAATAAGATCATTAGACGTTACTACCCAAACGGGTCGCGATACTTATCAAGCTTTAATGAATTTAGCTCCTGGAATTGATCAAGTGTTTAAAGCACAGGAAAAGGTAGCCGCAGAGCGCGAAGGCTTACAAAAGAAGATTTTAGAATTAGAGAATGATACAGTAACTTTACGTAATAAAGAGCTGTTAGCGCTTGATGCAAGTAATCAAGCACTGCAAAAACAAATCTGGGCTCTTGGTGAACAACAAACTGCTGCTAAAAACTTAAAGTCAAATCTTGACAGTGTAACCAAAACCATTAAAGGTCAAATTACTAGCCTAACAGACTATAAAAATGCACTACTAACAGGCGACAAAGGTTCAATGACTACAAGTCAACAATATCAATCTGCAAAAGACGATATTACTAACCTGCTATCTATTATTAACGGTATACCAAAAACCAAAGAAGAAGAAGACGCACGTAATTTAGCCATTAGTAAATTATCGGGTTCAACTGATAAGTTCTTAGGTTTAAGTCGTGAACTTTTTGCAAGTGGTGCTCAATATACTGCTGACTTTAATACAGTACTTGCTATAGTTGCACAAACAAGTAGTACCCTAGAAACTCAGTTAACAGATTCACAAAAACAACTAGATGCATTAAAAACTTCTGAAAGCTATTTATTTAGCATTGAAGCCAGTAGCAAAACAACTGCAACATTAATGCAAGAATACATAGATGCTACTTCTAAGCTAATAGGTACTGGTTATTCTAAGGTAATGGCAACAGGTACAAATTACGTGCCACAAGATATGACAGCGTTAATTCACAAAGGTGAACGCGTTATTCCTGCAGCAGATAACTTTGTGCTAATGTCTAGACTAACTACTACTGATAACTATACTCGCGATATGTCTATTCAAATCCGTGAATTAAATCAGAAAATAACAAGTTTAGAACGTACTGTTGCAGAAGGTGCTGTTATGAATGCTCAAGCTACTGATCGTAACACTGAGCAAATTGCTCAAGCAGTTACAGATGGATCTGATAAAACAGTTCAAGTAACTCGTATTCAGAATAAGGCTACGATTAAATGAAAACAGTAACAGAAATGGTGACCTGGCTTAATACGCCAGGTCATATTAAATGTGTATTAGCAGATATTACAGAAGTTGGAAACTCCGCAGTTTCCAACTTCTTTTTATCTAATGTTGCTTATTTTGGCGACAATCAAAACTATAACGCCGCTATAACAGGCGGCTTAAGTTTTTCAGAAAGTTTAAATGTTGACGGTCAAGCTTCACTTAGTTTTGGTAGTCTTGAAATTGTTAATACTGGTGGTGTTCATGACGCATATTTAACGTATGTGTGGAGCAAGCGACCAATTAAAGTTTACTTAGGCGATCCCAGTTGGCCTAAATCAGATTTTGTACTAATCTTTGATGGTTTAATACAAGAGATAACTGCGCCTGGCGAAAATGCTTTAAGTTTTACACTATTTGATAAACTACAGCGTTTAAACGACCCTATTTCAGAGCGTACTATAGCAGATACAAATTACTCACAGAATACCTTAAAAAATGTTTTACCACTGTTATTTGGCGAAGCATTTAATATTCAACCGCTATTGGTAGACAAAGGCGGTGCTAGTGGCATACCTGGAGTTATAACTACTTCAGCTACTACATCAACAATAACAGGTATCACATCTACTCTTAGTATGCTGGAAGGGCAAGTATTAACAAAAGTAAGTGGTACAGGTGCATTTGGCACTAATCCAACTATTATAAGCGTAAATAGTGCCACACAAATTACAATCACAAGTGCATCTTCAAATACCGCAGGCTCACTAACTTTTAATGTGGGTGGCGTGAGTGGCGCAGGCCAAACGTACATGATTCATGATGGTGCTATAAATGGTTTAATTGAAGCCAGGGATAGTGGGGTTCCAATTACAGTAACTGAAAATAATGGTTCAGGTACTTTTACACTACTAACTAGTCCAGTAGGAACTATTACTTGTAGTGCGCAGGGCAGAACTACATACACTAATACAGTACCTGGAATTATTAGACAAATAGTAACTAACTACGGTACTACCGCAAATAGGTTTACAGATAGCGAAATAAGTTTTGATGACTTTACTAACGCAAGTGCAGTAGGTTTTTATTCTAGTGATCGCACAAATATCTTAGATGCTTGCAATCAATTAGCAAAAAGTTTAAATGCAAACTTAATATGTCCGTCAATTGTGGTAACAAGCGGCGTTGTAAGTGCTAGTAAATTAAGGTTAGTAGAAATTAAAGCGCCAGCAGGAACAGCAAAATATACGCTTAATGACGATAACATGATACTTAACTCTTTAAGTATTCAACAAATGTTTCCAGTCAAACCCAGTATTAAATTAGGTTATTGCAAAAATTATACTATTCAAACCACAGTAGCCGGCGGCGTAAATCCTGAAAGTAGGTTCGACGAACCTTATATTTACTTGCCCTTAGAAAATACCGATAAAAAGACCTTATACAGAGACAGTGGGACTGTTAGTGAAGAAGAAACACTACTGTTAGTTACTACAGAAGCTACTACAGAAGCACAAAAACGTCTTAGTTTATGGGAAACACAAAGATACGTAATTACTGCCAACTATTTACCGCACTTAATGTTTGTGCAATTAGGTGATATAGTAACAATACAGAGCGCTAGATTTGGATTAGGTGCAGGAAAATTAGGCATGGTATATTCCGTAACCCGTAATTGGACCACCGGAATAGTCAGCATAGGAGTTTTAGTATGACAGTAACAGCCGTGAATGCCAGAGACGTAGCTTTAAAAAATACTGCTATTAGAGTAGTAGGAGTATCTACTAATTATATTAGTTTGACTTGCCCTACTCAACAGTTTAAATATGGATCTGATAATCAACCTCAACCTGTTGCCGCCGTAGTTACCGCAACTTTAGCAGGTTACTTACAAGGCACAGTTACATTTACTTATTCTGGATTTATTACAGCACCAACAATTAGTGGTAATCAACTTTCTATTAACCCCGATAATTTTACAGGGGATGTAGCTACTGTAAATGCTAGCTTAAACTACCAAGGTGTAAACTACCAGGCAGTGCCCATTACAATTTCCAAAATATTTAATCAACTAGTAGCAAAAACTACTAGAACTATTGATTTATTACCCGCCTACACAGACGGTACAGGATACACATTACCTGCTGCAGATAACTATCTTGAGCTATACAATGGTATATCTAAAGTAACTACTGGTGTAGCATATAGCCCCGGATCTCAAACAAAAAATGGTGTAACCGTTGCAGTAAACACATCAACTGGTTTAATCACTGTTAGTGAGGCTACACCCAATGCCTGGACTAGTAATTCAGAAAATTTTACACTTACTGCAACTAGAAATTTAATTGCATATACTACAACTTATACCATAACTAAAGCCAAACAAGGTACCGGTGGAGCACAACTTGCAGAAATTGCACTTTATCAGTGGGCAACAACACAGCCAGCTACTCCAACTGGAACAAGTACTTATACGTGGTTAAGTAAAAGTCATGCTTATATAGGCACGGATACTTGGAAAGAAACTGTACCTACTAGTCCAGGTGGTGTAGGTATCAAACTATGGCAAATTACGGTAGCTATATTAGCACAATCTTCACTTAGTACAACTACTTATGTAGTTAATAGTACAAGTTGGGCTGGCGGAACTGTAAGACAAATAACAACGGAAGCTAATGCCTTAATTAAAACCTATACTGCTATTGTGTACCAAAATGCACTAAGTGGTGCGCCAACTATTGCAGGAGCTACAACGTATAGTTGGATAACAAATACCATGGCAGCAGAGCCAGGCAATTGGACTTTTGCTCCGCCTGCAGCTCAAACTGGTTATACATTATATCAAGCTGCAGTTAGTATAATAGCGGCTCAAACAGATACAGTTACTGCCGTAAATTGGGTATCTGCAAGCATTACTCCAGTAAGATATTATGGTACAGATGGTGCTAGTGCTCGCAGAGCGTACATTTTAGTACCCTCTGCGGTTACCCCCGCAAGTACCCCCGCAACAGTTTCTACTACAGGAAATAGTACATACCCTACTAGTGGTACTTGGTTTACTACTAATTCAAACGGTATAACTTGGACTGTAACCTGGTTAGCAAATGCTCCTAACTCTATTAGTGAGGGATATACCCTTTACCAAAGTGATGGTGTGTTTGTTACTAATGGCAATACTAGTTGGGGCTTTCCATACATTAGTTCTTTAAAGGTAGGTAACTTAGCAGCAATCAGTGTAAATACTGGTGGTTTAACAATTTCAGATTACATTAAAGGTGGTAACGCCACTAGTCTTACAACCGGTAATGGTTTTTATGTAGACTCAAGTGGGTATATTAGAGTAGGCACTCCTGGAGCTGCTCAACTAAAGTTTGATGCTAGTGGATTAAAAATATCGGACTCCACAGGTACGGATATTTTTACTGTAGTTAGTACTGCTAGTACAAATGCAACTACAGCACTACAAACTGCAGGAAGTGTTACTTGGCTGGGCGATGATGCAGTACAAATAATTACCGGCACTCAACTAAAGAAAATAAGCGGTAATAATCTGGCTTGGGATTCCCAAAGATATTCAGCCGAAAGTTACGTAAATGGTGCCTACATAACTTTTATTCCTGTTAGTACAGCCAATGATTTCATGATAGGTTTAAATGCTGACCCAACTACTAATTCAAGTTACAGTACTCTTGACTTTGCTTGGTATTGCACTGTTGCCGGCACTTTAGAAATATATGAAAACAATACTGGACAAAGTTTTGACGCAGGTATACCTGCTCAAACATATAATAGTAGCACAGTTTTAGGTATTGTATATGATGGTAAAACTGTAAAATATTACAAAGATGGAACAGTAATAAGAACAGTAACAAAAAGTGCTAATATAAGACTTTATGCAGATAGTAGTTTTTGTACACTTAATGCAGAAGCTAAATCTATCAGATTTGGTCCTGTAGGTGCAGCAGGTACTGATGGCATTACTCCTACTATAGCAGTAGGTACAATAACTACAGGGGGTGCTGGCAGCTCTGCATCAGTTACTCCAACTACTAGTGGCACAAATACAACACTAAATTTTACTATTCCTCAAGGATATAAAGGCGATAATGGAGTATCTTATTCATTACTAGCAAGTCAACAAGTAATACGTAAACTAGCAAATGGAACCTTTAGTATCCCGTATGTAACGGGTTACATTAAAAAATCAGATGGAACTACTGTTAGTGACTACAACGGATATTTTAAAATTTACAATGATAGTACAGGCTTAGTATATACTAGTGCCGCAGCAGAAAGTAATAAAACGTATAATTTTTCTAGTGTTCCCGCCACAATGGCAGTAGATATATACGCATACGTTGATAGTGGATTTACTCAACTAATAGGTAGAATATCTATACCTGTAATTAAAGATGGTGCAGACTCTATAGTTCCCGGAGATGCAGGAGCTCGAGGTAGTTTACAAGGTTACGGTTCAAAGTATGGTATTACCACAGATTCTTGGAATAATAACTTAGCTAATCGTGTAATTTTTAATCTTGTTAATGGTTCTGCCGCGACAAGTGAAGTAACTTTTACAAGTTACAATCAAATAGGTGATACGGTTACCTTTACAAATTCTGCACAAACAGCATCGTTTACTAAATTCTGGGATGGCACTACATGGCTAGATCCTGCCGTAATTATAAATGGCAACCTAATAGCTACTGGAACTATTGCTGCTAATAGACTAGCGGCTAACTCACTGTTAGTAGGGCACAGAATTGAAAATACCGCAGGCACTTTTGTTATGAATTTTGGTGCTACGCCATCTATCTCGATCTCAGTTTAAGGAACACCATGGCAAACCTAAGAGTAATTTACAACAATTTGGCAGATGCGGCTGTTATTACAGCAAGCACAACTGCCTCAGGTTTTAGTGTTGATAACCTTAAAAATACTCAAAAAACCAGCGTTCATCGTAGTACTGGTGCTGCTGTAACTTATACACTAACTTGGTCAACCGCACAAAGCATTAGTTGTGTAGCCCTGCCTGCAACAAATTTGCAGGCAGGCGATACCATTAAAATTGTAGGGTACACAGAAACCGCAGACACTACGCCTATTTACGAAACTGACAATCTACCGGCTTGCACAGGTCGAGTAACAACACTGTATAATAAATACACGCTGCCAACTTACGTTGATTTTGGTTTTGGCGGAGCTACTAAAACCAGTTTTTGGTTTCCCACAACTTATCAGCTTAAAAAGCTAGTAATTACCTTAACTAGTACTACAGTTACAGCAATTGACTGTGCTAGACTTATTTGTGGCACATACTGGGAAAGCACTAGACAAGCTAGTAATGGTATTCAATTAGGCTACGAAGATTTAAGTGAAATTACTACAACTCGTAGTGGTAACACGTACGAAGACCGAAAGCCTATCTCAGAAACTATGCAGTTTGATTTAGAATACCTGCCAGACGCAGACCGTAAACAACTACAAACACTAATGCGTAGCTGGGGTTCTAGTGCATTAATATACTACTGTATATTTCCTAGCAATACTAATCCTGAGTTAACTCAAAGCTATAGTATATATGGTCGCAGTAATTCTAACAGTTTACAATATCAGTTCTTTAGTTTCTATAACACCAATCTTGATATAAAAAGTTGGTAAAATAAAAAATACCAGTCTTAGGGCTGGTATTTTTTTATGTTGACATTAGCCTGCCCTTATGATATAATAATACAAAATGTCTAGACGTGTCGAATTTTTTTCTTGACAGGCTTTAGACGCTAATTAAATTGGTTTAACTATGTTATAGCAGGTTGTTTATAGAATAAACCTCCTGATAGGGGAGATATATTTTATGGAGCATACAAGTCCAGACGACATAATACAAACACTTATGATGCTTGCTGTGGGAATAATTGCGGCTTTATTTGTATTTAAAAAGTTAATAAAAGATTGGCTTAGTAATGATGTTGAGTCAAATCTTATTAAACTTATGCATACTGAGCTAGAACGTCTAAGTGAGCAAAATACGGCTCTTAGCCTGGAATTAGGTCGCTTACATACTGAAGTAATTGCACTAAATCACGAACTACAAAAGTTAACTGTAGAAAATCAGCGATTACAAACCGAGGTTATTGCTCTTACAAACGAAGTAAGTAGCTTTAAACTATTAAGACAAGGGAGTATTTATGGCAAGATCTAGATTATTAGACCCCATCAATGATTTAATTACAGATGGTGGTGACGTACTTTGGAGTTTTGTGCGTGGAGAACAATTAGAGTTTCCTATTACACTAAATTTTGTAGAAGACGCCCTTAGTTGGTATGGAAATGCTAATAACAGAGGATATGTTTACGAAGCTGTAGTAGTAGAAGCAAATAATACTGTCGGACAAATCACTACACCAACTACAATTAAACCAAACGGAATTACTAATGTATTAACTGTTAGGGTGCCCTCACTTATTGGTAACTGGGACGCAGCTTCAGCTTATAATAAAGAAGAAGTAGTCTACTACACTGTAAACGGAAAATACTATAAATTATTAACTGGTGCAGCCAGAACAAGCGCAGTAACTCCAGTTTTAGATACTGCATTTTGGGCTGAAACCACAATAAATAAAGTTTACTTACAATTTCCAAAAACATTGGGCACAACTTGGACTCAAACACCAACTGTAGAAACTCCAGTTTATGGCTTCTTTGAGCTACGTGTAACAGAACCACAAGATGCTACTTTTATACGCACTTGGAAACCTGTTAGAGGAATGGTAGAGCTTTTATTTAGTCCTACATATAGCTCTAACGATTAAGGAAAATTATGGCAGATATTAAACAAATTTCAGTATCTGCTTCTATTAATACTGCTCAAGATAATAGTAGCACTACAAATATAGTAACAAGCGTATCTACAACTAGTGTATCTACAAGCACTTTAGCTAGTATTACACCTAATACTCTAACACAAACTGAAAATACAGAGTTAAACGTAGTAGTTACAAATATGGGCGAGGAAAGTATTCCAGAACCCACCTTATTTAAACGGTTAGACGATACCTTTGGGTACAGCGAGCAATTAATAAAGGTCATAGCTAAAGTACTGGTGGACTTAGCAGGTACACAATATCAAGTTAGCGCAGCAGTCACAAAAGTATTGGCTGACCCCGCTACAGCCTCAGAAATATTTAGTAGAGTTGTAGAGTACTATAGAACATATACAGATGCTACCACCAATACCGAACAATTGCAATTAGCCGTTGCAAAAGTATTTGCAGATATTACCGCTAATACTGAAACACTATCAAAAATACTAGATAAAACAGCACAAGATTTAACAACTACTAGTGAGCAGCAAGTATTTCAAGCAGATAAAGTATTAGAAGACTGGGTAGACGCCACAGATGACATACTTGGCGAAGCAAACATAGATGATGATGAATATGCAGATGTTGGTAAAACTTTATCAGACTACGCAACTACCAACGATCAATTTGACAGAACTGTTACTTTTGACAGACAAGTTGCAGACGCAGATAGCGTTACAGATTTAGCACAATTTGCAGTTGATGTCAATAAAGTAGATACTGCAACTAATACAGAACAAAGAACACTAGCCGTAGATAAAATAGCACAAGATCAAGTTGCTACTACTGAACAAGCTTATTTAAACACAAATAAAGTAACACAAGAAACTACAACTACTAGTGAAACTACGCAACTTGCAGCTGATGTTAGCAAACTTGATCAAGTAACTACTAATGAAACTAGTAGTAAAGATATTTTTCCGGTTGTGGCGGATCAAGCAGTTACAGCTGAAACATTTGACAGAACCGTTCAGTTTAATAGAACACTTACAGAGTCTAGTGCTACCACAGAACAAGTGCAAAAATCCGTTGAGCCTGTATTAACGGAAACTATAACTACAAGCGAGCTAACAACACAACTTGTAGATAAGGTCGCACAAGAAAATATAACTACTACTGAACAACAAGTATTTGAAGCAACTAAAGTCTTAGAAGATTTAGTTGATGCCACAGACGATGTGCTTGGAGAAGCAAATGTTGATGATGATCAGTATGCTCAAGTAGATAAAACAGTATCCGATTACTTGGCTACAAGTGATCAATTTGATAGAACTGTTGATTTTAATAGAACAGTTACTGATACTGATACTACTGTAGATTTAGTAACATTTGCAGCTGAAATAGTGCGTCAAGATAACGCAATAACTTCAGAAACATTTGACAGAGTTGTTGGTTTTAATAGAGACTTTACTGATCAAACTATTAACGCAGAACAAGTGCAAAAAGTTGTTGCAACAGTACTTGCAGAAATTACTGCTATTACAGAAGTTATAACTCAATTAATAGATAAAGCAGCTCAAGATTTAACAACTACTAGTGAATACCAGGTATTTCAAACAAACAAAGTTTTAGAAGACTGGGTAGATGCTACAGATGATTTTGATGGTGCCGCCACGATCGAAGACGATCAGTATGCTCAAGTAGATAAAACTCTATCAGACTACGCAACTACTAGTGATTTAATTAGTACAAGTGCTAGTTATAATAGAACAGTTACTGATACTGATACTACTGTAGATTTAGTAACACTTGCAATTCAACCAGCTTATCAAGAAACTGTAAATAGTCAAGAACAACTTGTTAAAGATGTTACAACAACTTTAACAGAATCAAAAATTTTATCTGAGGTATTCGCTGCTGCAACTGACAAAGCACTTTCAGATAATACAAACAGTAGCGATACTGTAACTCTTGTTGGAGCACTTTCTAAAACGGAAACTGTTTCAATATCAGAAACAAAAACACTTGCTATGCAAAGCTACTTCGCTACAGACGATTACGTAGAAGCTGGGTATGTGGGTGAATACTATACTTATTAAGGATTTTATATGTTATTAGAAAACATCAAAACTAAAGGTACGTTGACCCTAATTCTAACAGATGAATTCGGCAACGTAAAACAACAAGCAGAAGAAAACTTAGTTGTTTCCACAGGTTTAGCTTATATTGCTAGCCGTATGAAAGATACTACACTAGCTGCAACAAGCTATATGAGTATTGGTACAGGTTCAGTAGCAGCAGCTGCAGCAAACACACAATTGGGTGCTGAAAGCGCACGAGTTACGTTAACTTCTACTACCCTAGTAACAACAACTGTAGCTAACGATGCTATTCAGTATGTTGCATCTTTCCCAGCCGGTACAGGTACTGCAGCAATTACTGAGGCGGGTCTACACGCAGGTGCTGCAACCGCAACCGTAAATAGCGGAACACTAGTAGCTCGCACCGTATTCTCAGTAATTAACAAAGGTGCACTAGATACCTTGACAATTACTTGGAAAATTACTGTAGCTTAATTTTAACAGGGGATACTTATGGCGACTATTATTACACGAGTATTGGGGGTTTCGCCAAAAAATACTCCCCTTACTAATTCAGAAGTTGATAATAACTTTATTAACTTAAACACAGAACTTGGTGAAAAGTTGGTTAAAACGTCAAATTTAAATGATTTAAGTAACGTGGCAACCGCAAGAACAAATTTAGACGTATACAGTCAAGCAGAAGCAGTGGGTTTAGCTATTGCTTTAGGATAAGGATACAAAATGGCTTTCAAATCAAAAATAACAGCAAATATTGGAATAGATGCCAGTCCTAGTACCATAACTCCTACCATTACTGCAGGTCAGACTGGTACCTTAATCGGTTTATCTATTGCCAACACAACTGCTGCAACAATTACCGTTTCAGCACGTTTAGTAAAAAATGGTGGAACATCAGCATTTTTAGTTAAAAGCGCCGCAGTACTTCCTGGCGGCGCTCTTGCCATTGTAGGCGGCGATCAAAAATTAGTTATTGAAGAAGGTGATTCAGTCACAGCCAGCGCAAGCGCAGCAACTTCAGCAGACGCAATTATTTCATACTTAATATAAGGAGTACACTATGGCAGTCATAGGAAATGCTCCATTTCAGGGCTTAGTCTCTGGTGGTGAGATTTTAGACGGTTCGATTGAAGGTGTAGACTTAAGTACTAGTGCAATTGCAGCTAGACTTGGTTATACTCCTGTCAATCCAGGTGCGGCAGCTATTACAGCTGGTTCAATTAATAACACTACAATAGGTGCCACCACAGTTTCTACAGGTGCGTTCACAACCTTAACAAGCAATGCTGCAGTAACTTTCACTGCAGGCACTGCTTCTACTACTACCGGGACAGGAACACTTGTAATCACAGGTGGTTTAGGGGTAAGCGGAAGAATTAACGCAGCCAACTTTGACGGTATTGTTGGTGCTAATACGGCGGCGGCTGGTTCGTTTACTACGCTGAGTGCTACGAGTGCAACTACTATTACAGCCCAACTTACAGCATCGACTGGTGATGGAACATACCCAATAATCAGCAAAGATACCAGAGCATTTAGTGCGGGTGTTACCGGCCCACAGTTAGGGTTTTTTGGGCTGGATTCAACCTCAACAAATAATTCACTTGGTGCAATTCGTGCGCTTGCACAAACCAGTCAAAACGGAACACTAGAGGCACGAGTTTTATCAAACGGTTCCATAACCACTATCGGCACATTCTCCTCCACTGGCCTTGCAGTCACTGGAACGCTGAGTGCTACGAATACGATTACTCAAACAGGGTCAAGCGGCACATTAGCATTTAACCAAAATCAAACTATCACTGGGGCAATAGTAAATACAAAAACAGCGGTAGGGGCAAATTCCCTTGGAGCCTACGATCAATTTGCTACAAAAGACAATACTGGAGCGACAAATACATGGGCTGTTGGTGTAAATGTTAATTCAGCCAATAGCAGTTGGGAACTCTATAACGGCGGCACAAAATTTTTAATAACTCAAGCTGGCAGTGTTAGTATTGGGGGACATTCGCCTAACGCACGACTAGATGTGCGGGGTGATACTGGTTCTAGCGTAAATGCAATTATGAGAATAAGAGGCACAAACACTACCTCAAGAACAACTAGGTTGCAGTTTGAAGATTATTTGGGAACACTAGCAGATGCTACGATCGATTTTAAAATACCAACAGCAAGTTCTGCCGCTTCAGCCCTATTGCAAATGGGTATTAACGGCGCTGCTGCACTTGCTATAGACGTTAATTCTAACGTAGGTGTTGGGACTACTGCCCCACAAAACAGATTACAAGTAGTGACCACAACAAGGCCTCAATTTTCTGTAAGTTATGACGGCACAACAGGTTTGTATCTTGAAGATTCAAGTAACTCAGTTGGTAAAAGTTGGAAAATTGCTACTTCTACAGCGGTGGCAAGCGCATTAGAATTTTATCAATCAACTGCAACAAGCGGTGTTCCTGTTTGGTCAGCATCAGCGGCAATGACCCTTGATGCAAGCGGTAGGTTGTTAATTGGAACAACTACTCCTACACAAACTTCTAACTTACTGGAAGTAAATAAAAGTCAAGGTGGTCAAACTGGTGCCCATGTTGTTAATACTTCAACCAGTAGTGCTTATGCTGAAGCCGTACTTACTACGTCTGCATATAATACAGGATTACTCATAGGATCTGTTGGAGGAAACGTTACCACATTCGGAATTGCAACTATTGCAGGAGTAGCACCGGCTGGCGTTAGTTATATAATGCAGTTTAGTGCGTATCCAATGGTTATCAATCATTATGCGGCACAACCAATTGTATTTGGTACCGGCAATGCAAACCGCCTGACCATTGGCTCCACTGGTAACATTGGTATTGCTACCACAGCTGTCTACAACAGCGCAAAACTTTCTATTGCTGGTGACCTTGAGGCTCGTGGCAACATGAAGTCTTATAACGGAAGTAGAGGAGGTTTAGCAATTGGAGCATCGGTAAACTTATTTACTATAAATACTGGCTCTTATGGTACGGCTGTTAGCATGATTGCCTACGTTCAGCAACGAGACGATAACGTTGGTGCTTTAAGTAACTATCAATACAGCATCACTGGCTGGGGTGGCTCTGGCGTAACCGTCAATGTTGCCAGCTCTCAAAATTACGGTGTTGCTTCTGCACTTACTGTAACTACCTCAGGTTCTAGCGGCGGTGCAGTCGTCACCCTCACAAATGCTTCAGGAAGAGCAAGCACCTCAGTGGCTGTGGTAGCCATCGTGCTGATTGGATATGAGTCAGTTAACTGGGGCTTCTAATTTTTAAAGGAAAATCATGACAACATGGACAATTGAACAACTGGAACGTGAAACTCAGACTGGTTTAGTAACTCAAGTGCACTGGCGTGCAACTGCCACAGACACAGTTGGAACTGGCGACGATACAAAAAACTACTCAGCTACCGCATACGGCTCACTAGGCTTAACAGCTGGCGATACCGTAATCCCATTTGCTGACTTAACCAAAGATGTGGTAGTTGGCTGGGTAAAAGATAAACTGGGCACAGAAGCTGTCACAACTACAGAAGCCAGCCTAGCCCAACAGCTTGCAGACCTAAAAGCACCAAAATCTACAGCAGGCTTTCCAACCAGTTGGACTGCAGTTTAATATACCGGAGAACAACCCATGAGTAAAGCATTAGAATTAGCCAAGTTTGGTAGGGAAACTATTCCTGCTGGTGCGGTCGTGGGTGACTCTGACACGCAAACTTTAAGCAATAAGCGTATTACGCCAAGAATTTTAGCAAGCACTAGTAATAGTGCTACACCTACATTAAATACCGATAGTTATGACATAATGGTCATTACTAACCAAACTGTTGCTATTACGTCATTTACTACTAATTTGACGGGTACGCCAACAAACGGACAAAAACTTTGGATTTCAATTACTGGTACTGCTGCTGTTGCTATAACGTGGGGTGCTTCATTTGAAGCATCTACAACAGCATTACCAACTACCACAGTTACTACTGCACGTTTAGATGTAGGGTTTGTGTGGAATTCAACAACTACAAAATGGCGTTGCGTGGCAGCGGCATAAGGAAAAAAAGCATGAAAATAGACTTTGAATTTGACTCAACTTACGGCGTATTTCGTGACGCCTTACACTTACCAGACAATCATACGTTTACAGATACAGAAATTAGCACAATGAAGCAACAACGTTTTGATAACTGGATTGCAGTAGTTACGGCTCCGCCACCAAATTACGTGCTAGATGCTGATGGAAATGTGGTGTTAGATGAAAACGGTAATCCTATAATTTAGGAGTAACATATGGCCAATAGATATTGGGTAGGTGGCACAGGTGCGTGGAGTAGTACAAGCACCGCAAACTGGTCTGCGGCGACTGGCTTGTCTTTTACCGCCAGCCGTACTGGTACTACTTTAACCACTGTTGGTTCGCCTGCACTTGCGGTTGGTATGACTGTTTGGGGTTCAACTGGCACTAATCTTGGAACAATAAGCAGTGGCAGTGTTAATACGTGGACTATGAACACAAGTGGAACTGTGTCATCTCAAAGCATGAGTGCGGCGACTATTGGTGCATCTGTACCGACCGCGGCAGATTCTGTATTTTTTGATGCCAATTCAAATAGCAGTACTACGGCATTTACAGTAACAATGTCTGTAACGCCAAGGGTCTGTAATGACTTCACAGCGTCAGGTCTCGATGGGGTTATGACCCTTGCGGGTTCAGCTATTGGCTTGACAGTATCAGGCAGTCTTACATTTCACGCCACAAACTTTAGCCGCACCTATACGGGTACAACAACATTTAATGCCACGACAACAGGAAAAACTGTAACCACTAATGGTGTTGCTTTTGGTTCGGTGGTTACGTTTGATGGTGTTGGCGGTGCATGGACTTTAGGTTCTGCGTTTAATTGCGGCACTAGCGACTTAACAGTTACCAACGGCACATTTGATACTTCAGCAAGTAATTATTCTGTAACTGCTGGCCGTTTATTTTCAAACAACGCAAACGTCAGAACGATAAATTTGAACGGATCAACTGTTGCTGTATCTAGTTCTAGCCCTGTCACATTTACTACAACAAACCTTACATTTAACGTAGGAACATCAACACTTAATTGTTCTAACGTATTTCCAACATTTTCTGGTAGCGGGCTAACTTATTACAACGTATCTTTTACATCTACAACAGCATTACCAATAATCACAGGCGCAAACACATTTAATAATTTAACTTTTGCGGGTAGAACTACTGTTGGTGTCGGCGCAGTAAGTATTTATGCAAACCAGACAATTAACGGGACGTTTACAGTAAGTGCGGGTACTGCTTCTGCATACCGCATACAAATTAACTCTGACACTTTTGGCACAATACGCACATTAACTTGTGCGGCAGTATCTTTAACTGATGTTGATTTTAGGGATATAACTATTGCAGGGGCGGCGGCCCCTGCTACTGGAACAAGAATTGGAGATGGCAAAGGCAATAGTGGAATTACATTTCCTGCGGCTAAGACTGTTTACTATCGTGCACTTGTTTCTGCGGGTTGGGGTGGTACTGGTGGTGGTCTTTGGTCTGCTACATCAGGCGGTGCAGTAGACGGAACCATGTTCCCATTAGCACAAGACACTGCTGTATTTCCTGCGGATACATATCCTGCAAGTGGTTCAACGACAACTATCAATGATAATTACTACATTGGCACAATAGATATGTCGTTAAGAACGTCAAATACCATGACGTTAGCAACAGGCACAACTGCACCATTTATTTACGGTAGTTGGATAAATGGTACGGGTATAACAATATCTGGAACAGGAATACTTACATTTGCAGGGCGCACTACACAACAAATTACAAGTGCGGGTATAACATTTACTCAGCCTATAACGATTAATAGTTCAGGTGGTTCGGTTACTTTACAAGATGCATTAAATATTGGCACTAACAACCTGTTAATTCCACGGGGCACTTTTGATACATCGTCATCTGGAAATTATGCTGTAACTGCTGCTTCTTTGCAGCTGAATCAAACCAATCCAAGAGGCGCTAATTTAAACGCATCTACTATTACGTTAAGCTCACAGTATCCAATTAGTATTCCTTCTACACTTGGTGGTTTAACATGGAATGCAGGAACATCAACCATAAATTGTACATCTCCAATAGTAGGTTGGTTCCCCGGTTCTACACAAACTTATTACAACGTAGCATTTACATCTACTGCACTAACCACTCCGCAATTGGGTGTAACTGCATCTGATGCAAGCATATTTAATAATTTAACAATTACTGGTAGAGCTACTATTGGCATAGGTGTTTTATCCGTTGCTTCAAATCATACAATTAACGGAACATTTACAGTAAATGCTGGCGCGGTGGCATCATGCCGCATAGCCGTTTTCTCTAGCACTTTTAACACTACACGCACATTAACTTGTGCGGCTGTATCTTTAGCGGATGTTGATTTTAGAGATATAACCATTGCAGGGGCGGCATCTCCTGCGTCAGGAACTCGACTAGGTGATTGCAAAGGCAATAGTGGAATTACATTTCCTGCGGCTAAGACTGTGTTTTATGGGGAAACTGGGTCTAGCAGTTGGGGTACTGGAGGCATTGGTTCTTGGTCTGCTACGTCTGGTGGGGGTAGAGATTCAACGCAGTTCCCATTAGCACAAGATACTGCTGTATTTCCTGCGGCAACTTATCCTGCCTCTGGTTCAACGACAACTATTAACGCTGAGTACAACATTGGCACAATAGATATGTCGTTGAGAACGTCAGACACGATGACGTTGGCAACAGGTGGAAATTCACTATCAGTTTATGGTAATTGGATAAATGGAACTGGGATTACATTAACTGGTACAGGTCGAATAACATATTCGGGACGAACTACACAAACAATTACAAGTTCGGCTAAGACTTTTACACAGCCTTTTAGTGTTACCTCTCCAAGTGGTTCAGTTGTTTTGCAAGATGCGTTTACAACAAGTTCAACCCTTGCAACAAATTTAAACTATGGAACTTTAGACCTTCAGTCATACACATTAACTACAAGTTTATTTAGTTCAGCTAACTCCAACACTAGAACCATTGCTTTTGGTACAGGTCAAATATCTTGTACTGCTACAGGTACTCCGTGGGATACGCAAACAGTTACAGGACTTACTACAACAGGAACACAGGTAGTTAACATAACATATACAGGCTCTACTACTATTACAGTATTTTCAGGTCCATTATCAGAAGCAAATTCAATTAGTTTTAACTTTACTGGAGGAACTTATGGACTGTTGTTTTTAAGTATCGCTGGATATACTGCAAGAAGCGTTAACTTTACTGGTTATGCCGGAGGAGTGAGCGTAATAGCCTCAACTATTATATATGGAAGTTTAACTCTTTCTGCAAGCATGACGCTTACTTCCTTCACAGGCGGACTAACATTTGGCGCAACAAGCGGCACTCAGCAAATAACAACAAACACAAAAACAATACCTTTTCCACTTAACTTTGATGGAGTTGGGGGCACATTCCAACTTCAAGATACGTTGACAATGGGTACTAGTAGATCCATTACATTAACTAACGGCACATTAAATTTAAATGGTCAAACATTAACATTTACTGCTGGAAGCTTTATAACTGCAACAGGCACAAAAAATTTAACCTTTAATGGCGGCACATTAGTTGTCCCATCCTCTGCATTTAACAACGCTGCACCCACAGGATTTACCACCACAGCAGGAACAGGAACAGGCACAATTTCCATGACTAGCGCAACCGCCAAGACGTTTGTTGGCGGTGATTCTACATTTAATTGCACAATTAACCAAGGTGGTGCTGGTGCATTGTTTATTACAGGTTCAAACACTTTCAGCAATATCACAAACACAGTACAACCAGCGTCTGTGCTATTTACCGCAGGAACCACCACCACATTCAGCAATTTCAGTTTGTCAGGCACGGCGGGAAATTTGATAACGATTGGTTCTGACACTGCCGCAAGCCACACACTGTCAAAGGCAAGCGGTACTGTAAGCAGAGACTATTTGTCAATTAGTCAGTCCATAGCTACTGGTGGGGCCAATTGGTATGCAGGGGCAAATTCCACAGACGGCGGCAATAACTCAGGGTGGGTGTTTACTGTACCCCCTACGCCTACTTCAAATGGCAACTTCTTTTTAATGTTTAATTAAAAATACTTTGCAAATAAAAATAAATACGGAGGTAACACATGAGTTACATAGGAAATAGTCCAGGAGTAGCGTCACAAAGGGTGACTACTAACATAACAGCCACGGCCGGGCAAACTCAGTTTACCACCTTGTCCGGGTACATTTTAGGATACGTGGACGTATACCTAAACGGTTCTAAGCTAATAAATGGCGTAGACTTTGAAGCTATTACAGGCACCTACATTACACTATTCACAGCTGCTGAGCTTAGTGATGTGGTAGAACTGGTCAGTTATATACCGCGTGGTTTAACTGACGGATACACCAAAGCCGAAGCAGATGCTAAATTTTTAGACGTCGCTGGTGATACTGCCACAGGTACAGTTACCCTACCCACCCTAAACTTGACCAATGCGCTGGGTACGCAATATGGTGGTACTGGGGTTATTAATAATGTGGCAGCAACTGTTACCAGTTCTGGTAACTTTGCGTATACCAGAACTCTTACTGCCACAACAAACGTAACATTTCCAACAACTGGTACCCTAGCTACTATAGCAGGTACAGAAACCCTAACAAACAAAACTGTTAGTGCAGGTATTTTAACAGGTACTGTAACAGCGGGCGGCGGGGTGGGCACTAGTGGACAATTTTTACAGTCCACTAGTACAGGCGTACAGTGGGCTAGTGTTGTTTCGGCGCCTCCCATTACTAAACTACAAGCACAATCATTTGGAGGCTTTTAAATGGCACAAAATACAAACCCAATCTTTCCTTTAGTTCCAGTAGTAACATGGGTCAATGCGGCAGGTCTTGTTGCAAACACAACCACCGATTTAACTGCTGGTACTAACTACAATTCTAACTTTACTGCCAATGCAATAAATGGTTCTAGAGTTGACTTTATCCGCGTAAGAACATTAGGTACAAACGTAGCAACAGTTATTCGCGTTTGGATTAACAATGGTTCAACTACAGCAACAGCCGCTAATAATACGCTATTTTTTGAAAGAACACTGGCTGCAACAACTGTTTCACAAACCGCAGAACAAATTGATACAGTTCTTCCAGTAAATATATCTTTACCAGCAAGTTATAAAATTTACTACACATTTGGAACTGCTGTAGCAGCTGGCTATAGCATACAAGTAGTTGGCGGAGATTACTAATGTTTAACGGCTTTCCTACAACTGTTAGCCCATTAGTCCAGCAATGGGATTTTTCAAACGCAAATTCAGCGCAACTAAGTAACCCTAGTAATCAAGTTGCATTAGCAGACGACTGTGCACCTACGCAACTTTTTTATGTTGGCGGTAGTTATTACCCAGTAAGGGTAATACTCCCTGCTGCGTCTGCTCTTGGAAAAATCATAAACATAAGAGTTGAACAAGTTGGAAGTGTTGTTAATTCAGGTAGTAATGGAGTTTGGGTATATGATCTACTAGCCCATCCCAATTCAAATAATGAAGGTACTGTTGTAGCAAAAATTGGAACTCCTGGAGACTTGTCTTTTGTCTGTGTTGCATATTCAGTAAAGGATGCATCTACTCGTAGCAACTACAAATGGGCGGTTCTTAGTGGAAGTACTTCATCTTCCAATGCATTAGGAACCTACTCAGGTACAGGTTCTGCTCAGTTTGGTTATAACACAGTTTCTAGCGTTGGCTCTTTTGCCGCAGGTTCGGGCAATACTGTTTCAGGTTGGAATAGTGTTGCTTTTGGGCAGGGCCACACTGTGTCCAGTTTATATACTGGCGCTTTTGGAGGAAACTCAAACGTAGTAGATGCGGTAAACGCAACTGCTATAGGTGGGTTTTACGGAACAACAAACGGCGTAGCTTTTAAAACCGTATTTCCCGGCGATAGTCTTGGAACTTTTGGCAATAGAGGTTTAAGTCAAGCAGGGCTTTTGTCTCTTGCAGTCCAAACAACAGATGCCACAGCAACTGCATTAAGAAGTAATTCAAGCGCCGCTGGGACAACAAACCAACTTGTTCTTCAAAACAATTCTGCAATGTACGTATCAGGGAGCATTATTGCCAACGTAACGGCAGCGGGTAATACGGCTGCTTGGAGTTTTGAGGCGGTTATTAAGCGAGGGGCTAACGCAGCCTCTACGGTGCTTGTTGGTACACCAGTAGTAAACCTAGTTGCTCGAGACGCTGGTGCTTCTACATGGATTGTTGCACTTACCGCAGACACAACAAACGGAGCATTAATGTTTACGGTAACGGGACAAGCCGCAACGACAATTCGTTGGGTGGCTAATCTTCGCTCGAATGAAGTTGGATTTTAAGGAACAATCATGGCAATAGAAACAAATATACAAGAAACAGGAATTGGTGTGTCTTTTCCAACCGCATACGCACGAATTGTTGAATTTCGTGGAGACAAAACCAGCGTTCAATATCATGTCGCTGTATATGCAACAGCAGAAGCTAGAGAAAAGAGTTTTTCTCCTATAGAGACTCACATGTTTGCATGCCCATTGCCGCAAGGAGCAGTAGAATTATTGCCATATCTTTACAGTAATTTAAAGCAACAAGCTAGGTTTGAAAACGCGGAGGATTGCTAAATGCCTATTCCATTAAACCATGCAGGTGCAGGAACTGTAACTCTTGCAGCTCCTGCAAGCGGGTCATATACTTTAACATTTCCTACGGCAGTTGCTGCCGTAAATGGGTATATGTTATCATCAGATACTAGTGGTAATTTAAGTTGGGTAGTAGTCCCTGACCCTGTAGCCACCAACGGTATAGTAGTGAACAGTTTAACGGTATCTACCAACTATACAATCGCCGCAGGCTATTCAGGGTCATCGGCAGGCCCCGTAACACTGGCTTCAGGAGTTACAGTAACAGTCGCATCCGGTTCACGCTGGGTTGTTTTATAAAGGAAAGAATATGAGTATTGTTTTACTCGGAGCAACAAGCGGAAGTGTTACCTTAGCCGAACCAGCCGTTGGTGGAAGTACCACTATTAATATTCCTGCTGTTTCAGGCACTATGGCTGTGTTGCCCACTGCTACTGGGGTTCTTGCAGAAGCCAGTGGCGGCACTGGTACTGCGGTGGGTTATACAGGATTCAAGAATCGTATTATTAATGGTGCGATGGCGATTGACCAGCGTAATGCTGGGGCAATTATTAATAATGCTGGAAGCGGTGCTGGTGCATATACGCTGGATAGATTTGTTATATTTGAAAATGGGTCAATGGCATTCTCTGTTCAGCAAACTCCAAGCACAACTGAAACTGGCTATGCTGTGCGTGTTGCCGCCGGATTTCAAAATTATTTAGCAGTAACTACAACAACTGGAGCAAGCCCAGGTACAGATGTTAGATCACAACTCTATCAAAGTATTGAAGGTTATAACATTGCAGATTTTGCATGGGGAACTGCTTCTGCAAAAACTGTTACTTTATCATTTTGGGTACGAAGTTCATTAACAGGCCAATTTGGTGGTACTCTACAAGGTGGGGCTGGTCAGTCATATCCTTTTATTTACACAATCTCTGCTGCAAATACTTGGGAACAAAAATCTATTACTGTACCAGGTGCAACAGCAGGAACCTGGGTAGTTAACAACAACGCAGGTTTAACTTTAGTACTTGATCTTGGCGGCGGTTCAAATTTACTTTCGCCAACAAGCGGAGCATGGGTCACAGCAGATTATCGTGGTGTAACTGGTGATACAAAAATAAGTGAAACTACGGGAGCCACCTTCTACATCACAGGCGTTCAACTGGAAAAAGGCTCAACAGCAACTGCGTTTGACTTCCGCCCATATGGGACTGAGTTGGCTTTGTGTCAGCGGTATTATGAAAAATCATATGATATTGGAACTGCAATAGGAACAAGTTCAGCTGGAATAGTTGCTCCTCAGATTACTACAACAAATTATTACAATAATGGTTTGCCTAGATGGATGGTTGAAAAAAGAGCTACACCAACAGTTGTAATTTACAACTCTAATACTGGTACAGTAAACTCTTTGTATAATACAGATAGTGGAGCAAATGTTACTATTAGCAGTTTAACTGGTGTGAATACAAAAGGATATCAGTATATTTACAGTAGTGCTGCTGTAGCATCAGCTGGACAACGATTGGAATATCATTACACGGTAAGTGCGGAACTATAATTATATGTACAAATTAACTAATATAAATCCAAGAACAAATATCGTTGAGTGTTTAATACGTTTATCTGACGGAGCATTCATCCCATTTGCCCCCGACAACACAGACTACCAAGCCTTTCTTGCTTGGTGCGCAGAGGGCAACACGCCTGAACCAGCAGAAGGAGCATAACCATGGCGATCACGCTAGACGGAACTTTGGGCATCACAACCCCAGGACTGACAAACACAGGCACAGAAATCCTTGTTAATTTAACTACAACAGGCAACACCATTTTAGGTGACGCAAGCACAGACACTGTGTTAATGACTGGAGCGCCTTCTATTGGCGGTGCTGGCTTGGGCATGGGCATGGGGTTTCGCAATCGTATTATTAACGGGGATATGCGGATTGACCAGCGTAATGCTGGGGCGAGTTTGTCGCTTACTAGTGTTTCTGGATTTCCTGTTGACAGATGGAATCCTGTTATCAGACCAACGGGCGGCGGTACTGCTACCGGACAACAAGTCTCAGATGCACCAACAGGATTTTCTAATAGTTTAAAACTAACAGTTGCAACAGCAGATACTAGTCTTGCATCACAAGATTATTATTTTTTGTGGCAAAAAATTGAAGGATTTAATTCATACGATTTTCTGTTTGGTACCGCTAACGCATCTTCTGTAACCTTATCGTTTTGGGTTAAATCTAGCGTTACGGGACAGCTGAGTGCATTTTTACAAAACTCAGCAGAATCATATATATGCCCTATTTCATATACAATTAATGCCGCAAATACTTGGGAAAAGAAAACAATCACTTTTTCCGGTGCAACTGCTGGAACTTGGGTTGGTGCAACTAACGGTGATGGATTGCATGTTGGATTTTCATTAGCTAATGGCACCGGTCTACAAAGCACCTCTGGTGTTTGGACTGCATCTAATTTATATGGTTCCACTGGAGATATTAATTGGATGGCAACATCTGGTAATACATGGCAAATTACAGGCGTTCAGCTTGAAAAAGGCAGTACCGCAACATCGTTTGACTTTCGTGATTATGGGACTGAGTTGGGTTTGTGTCAGAGGTACTACTGGCAATTAAGCAGTTCCGACAAAGGCGGCTACACAAACGGGTTGATTTATCAAGGGTGGGCCGACACAGCCACGAGTTCAATTGGCATCGCTCAGTTTCCTGTGACCATGAGAACTGCTCCAACGCTTTCTACAAGCGGCACAGTGGCTGACTATGTATTTAGAGCGCCACAGAGCCAAGGCATTTCCCCTGTTTGCAATGGCGTCCCAACAATTTCAACTAGCGGAACAAATTACGTTCGCATGGGTGCAACAACAAGCAGTACGTTCACTATTGGCGCTGGTCACTATTTTAGTTTTTCTGGCAACACAACGGGCTTTGTTGGTTTTTCTGCGGAGTTATAAATGACTACATACAAACTTTTAAAAGTAGATGGTGTTGAAATTGGCGTTTTTCGTAACGATAAAGACAGCATCCCCTTTGTTGAAGACAACACTGACTACCAAGCATATTTGAAATGGCTTGCAGAGGGCAACACGCCCCTACCAGCAGACACACAAGGAGCTGTATAAATGGCATCAATAATTAACGCAGCAACATCAGGTGGTTTAATTACCACCGCAGACACTTCAGGTATTTTAAACCTTCAAACTGCTGGAACCACAGCGATCACTGTAGATGGCTCACAAAATGTGGGTATTGGTACTACAAGTCCTTATCGTAAATTTCAAGTAGGAAACTACAGCGCAAACGCAGTAATGGCTCTTGGTTCATCACCAACTGGTACAGGCACGCTTGTTTTTTCAACATCAGATAGTGCGCCAGGTAGATATGTGGGGACAATTGACTACAACCACACAAGCAATTATCTAGCATTTACTACAAATGCTTCAGAGGGTATGCGTATCGACTCAAGTGGTAACTTGGGTATCAACCAATCAACACCCGCTGGAAAACTTCATGTTGTCGGTGCAACAAATAACTGGACTCAAGTTGTTGCTGGTAGCACTACCTCTACACAATCTTATGGATTACGCATACAAGCGGGAACTACTTCCGCTGACTTTTCATTTTTAATCAGAGATGCAACTAATGCCACTGATTATTTGACGGTGACTGGAAATGGTAATGTAGGTGTTGGAACCAGCTCGCCAACTGTTAAGTTCCAAACGGTTCAAACTATTGCTGATTGGACGGGAGATTTTAAAAATTACACAGCAGGGGCTTATGGGTTAAGAGTAGATTTATCGGGTTCGTCTGGCAGCCAAGCCGCTTTACAAGTATACACTGCGACAGGTAGTGGAATAATAGTAAAAAACGATGGTCTTGTTGGTATTGGGACTTTTACGCCTTATCGTCAATTTCAAGTAGGAAATTACAGCACAAACGCAATAATGGCCCTTGGTTCATCACCAACTGGTACAGGCACGCTTGTTTTTTCAACATCAGATAGTGCCCCTGGCAGATATGTAGGCTCGATTGACTACAATCACACAAGCAATTATCTAGCATTTACCGCAAATGCTTCAGAGCGTATGCGTATCGACTCCAGCGGTAACTTGCTTTTCAACTCAGGTTATGGGTCTGTTGCTACAGCCTACGGCTGTCGTGCTTGGGTAAACTTTAACGGCACAGGTACTGTGGCAATTCGTGGAAGCGCTAACGTATCAAGCCTCACAGATAACGGGGCGGGTAATTACTCAGTTAATTACACGACGGCAATGCCCGATGCAAACTATGCAGGTCTTGCAACTTGCAGAAGGTCCGCAGCCTATACACTTTATGGGAATGCAACTTTTTTGCCAACATCTACATCTGCTGGACAAGTATGTACTGGCATTGAAGATTCTTACTCAGGTGAAATCCCGAATGACTCTGAGTGGGTGCACGTTGCAATTTTTAGATAGGAGAAAACATGAACTCAAGAATTATTTATCCAACTGACGATGGTGGGGTTGCCGTCGTCATTCCAGCACCAGAGTGCGGTTTAACCATTGAAGAAATTGCCGCCAAGGATGTTCCTGCTGGCAAAGCGTACAAAATTGTGGATGTTACTGACATTCCCTCAGACCGAACATTTAGAGCTGCATGGGAGTACACAGCATGATTATCATCAACATTAACAAAGCAAAAACAATTGCTCACGAAAAGCGTAGGCAAGCAAGGTCTGCTGAGTTTGCTCCGCTAGACATTAAAGCAACTATTCCAAGTGAAGCAACAGCCGCAGAAGCAGCTAGACAAGTTATCAGGGATAAGTATGCTACCATGCAAGTTGCAATTGACACAGCTGCCAATTTAGACGCAATTAAAATTGAACTAAATAGCCTATCACCCACATAACCGCTTTGGAAAGTGCATAAATAAACTATGTGGTTCTTTAACTTTATACCTGAAATCTTGTTTTATGTGTTATTTATTGCAGCAGCAATAGGCTATTTAGTTAGCTTATTGCTGCCCAATAGCATACTTAAAAAACAAGTAAAAATTACTAGTATAGTTGTGCTAGTAATATCAATATACTTACTTGGTATGTTGAAAGTAAACAACTGGTGGAAAGACAAAGCGGCCGCTCTTGAACAACAAGTTGTTGAATTAGCGGCAAAAAGTGCCGAAACAAATGTGGTAATTGAAAAACAACTAGTAACTAAAACTCAAGTTGTTAAAGTGCGCGGCGAGGAAATTGTCAAGTACATTGACAGGGAGATCGTCAAGTACAACACACAATGCGAAATTCCCAAAGAATTTATTACTCAGCACAATCGTGCTGCGGAGCAGCCCAAATGAAACACGAAGATCAAGGTGTTATTAGCTCTATGCTAACAGTTACCATTATACTTTTACTTGTTTTAGCACTTTCTGCTTGTTCAACTGTAGTACCGGTTACCGCAAAATTTCCAGAAGCGCCGGCTAAACAAGCCTTAGTAGCGTGTCCACAGCTAAACACACTACAAGAAACTGCACAGCTTTCTGATGTAGCAAAAACTGTGGTAATTAATTACACAGAGTACTATACTTGTGCAGTTAAAATGGATGCGTGGATTGAGTGGTATCAAAAACAAAAAATTATTTTTGAGGGATTAGGTAAATGAATATAACTTTACAGCAATTACAGCAATTAATTCCTAAAAATCCTTATGTAAAGCAATGGCATAACGCCTTGTCACAGCTGCTTCCAGACTACGAGATCAACACTGCTGAGCGCATAGCTGCTTTCGTTGCACAGTGTTCACATGAGTCCGGAGGTTTTACTGCACTAAAAGAAAATTTAAATTACAAAGCAGCTACCCTACGCAAGATATTTCCAAAATATTTTCCAGATGATGCTACTGCTGCACACTATGCCAGCTTGCCTAATAAGCAGGAAGCTATTGCTAACAAAGTATACGCTAGTCGTATGGGCAATGGTCCAGAAGAATCAGGCGATGGATACCGTTTTTGTGGTCGTGGCTTAATTCAGCTTACAGGACGCGACAACTATTCGTGGTTTGCAGCTAGCTTAAACATTTCAGTAGAAGAAGCATCACAATATCTTCAAACATTTGAGGGTGCTGCACAATCGGCTTGTTGGTTTTGGGAAACCAATAGTTTAAATCGTTGGGCAGATGCCGGCGACATACTAACATTAACCAAAAAGATTAATGGCGGTACAATCGGCCTAGAAGACCGTAAAAAACACTATGAGCATGCGTTGCATGTTTTAACCTAATTTCGATTTTATAGAGGTTGCTTTATCGAAACCACGTAACTATAGGAAACTAATATGTCTGACTCTAAACCGCTGTATTACAGCAAACTACAAGTAGTTTTGTAACATGGATCCCTTTACACTCTTTGCATTAGCCAATGGTGCTGTGTCTGCTGTAAAAGCAGGGTGTAAACTCTACAAAGATATAAAGGGAGCTGCTGGTGAGGTTAAAGATGTACTTAAGGATCTTGACAAGCAGTTTAATAAACAATACGAAGGCAAGCCTATACCCAGGGAAGCCAAGCAGCAACTTCACGAAGAAAAAGAACGAATTGTTGAGTTAAGCAAAAAAGACCCTGGTGATGTGTACACACAAATTGGCGACCAATTAGGCGTGTACTTTGACAACATGGCTAAGTGCATGGCTATTTTTGCTGAAGAAGAACGTCGCAGCAAAGAACTATATACAGGTGAAGAAAGTTTAGGCAAGCGTGCCCTGCAACGTGTGTTAATGCGTAAAAAGTTGGAACAGATGGCTAAAGAATTGCGCCAGCTGCTAATCTACGAAAGCCCTCCAGAACTAGGTGCCTTATACACTGACGTTTCTGAAATGATGGAGAAGATCAATAAGGAACAAACAACAGCCCTAGCTAAAAAAATGCGTGAAGATTACGCACGTGAGCAGCGTAAAAAACATAGAATGCGTAAATTATATGCAGAAGCTGTTTGGGGTATAGTAGCTGTTGCCGTTTGCTGTAGTGTTGGAATATTGTTTGCAGTTATAGTAGAAGATCGCATTAGAAAATATCCCCATCTTGGCACAGGATGGATCCCTAAATCAGAAGTTCAGCAGCGCACAGACGCAATACCACCAACCTATTTAGGACGTTAGGAGATTGTATGAGCGATGAAGATAAATCAACTACTCAGTCTTTTTGTGCTTGGTTGTTATCAATGAGATTTTGGCCAGCAATTTTAATTGTTTGGCTTGCAGAATTAATTGCAGCAGTTGTAACACTTTTATTAATGTGGTGGTACTTAAAACACTAAGGAAATTTAATGCACAATGATTTAAAACTATTTAAATGGGTAGTAATTTTGCTCATGTTACCCTTAGCACTGGCATTTTTTGGTAAAGAAAGTTTTCGCTATCCTTGCCAAGACCCCGCAAACTGGGACAAAGACTTTTGTAAAATACCTATTTGTGACGTTACCAGAACTTGTCCAGAACATATTTTTAAAGGTCAACGTGACCCTAGATTAGGACCCCCAAAAGATGGGCAAACTCAAGCACCTGTACCAGTGGCTCCAGCAATGGCATGCCAAGCACGACCAACACAAGGAACCAATTGTGGAAAATAATTCAATTATCTTTACTGAAGATCAGCTAATGGCTCGTCTTAAGTTTTTTATTGGTATTTGTTTAGCTCTTACCTTAACTGGTATTGTATTTGTAGTTTTATACTCAATTATTTTTATTACCCAGCCCCTAAACGCAATCAGCCCAATTGACCAAAAGTTTTTTGAAATGATTATTCCAATTGCTACTTTTTTAACCGGTACATTAAGTGGAATTATGTTATCTGGTGGCAGTAAAGAAGAAATGGAAATGAAACGCGACATGATTAAGCAAGCACAAGAAAATTCAAATACTTATGCTAAAGCTAATCCTGTTAAGATTGAACCGGTATTTCAGTCTGGAATGTCTACAACAGCAGTAGCGCCTGCCACAGTTATTATGATTAACGGCAAACCAGCACCACAACAACCGCCCCAACCGGAGATTTAAATGAATAATTTAAAAGCTATGCTATCCGACGATACTGCCGTTAGCAGTAAACGTGTAATTACTTTTCTTGCTTTTTTACTATGTGCTGGCGCTTTTATAGCAATGGTATATGGTTACACAGTAGATCAAAAACTATTTGATTCTATGATGTATATTGTAATTGCAGGAATAGGATTTACCGCAAGCGAAAAGTTTGCACCAACCAAGGAACCTAAATGAAGAATCTATTTTATTCAGTATGCGTAGTTCTAGGAGTTACTTTCCTAACTTTAAACAACCCAGTACTTGCGGAAGCATCAACTAAACGGGTATGCGTTGATGTTAAAGATAAAGACGGCAAAGTTGCTAAAGATGCTAAAGGCAATCCAAAACAAAGTTGTAAAGATGTCAAACAGCATAAAAAGCTAGAAGGCACAGCAGTTCCAGAAAAGAAGTAACTTAAATAAGCTCCCAGGGCTTATTTAGGCCCTGGTTTTATTAACTAACCAGGCGCAAGTATGTCAAATTCATCAGGAAAAAAAGCTCGTAGATCTCAAACTCAACCAAATCCTATTGAGTTTGGATTCAAAGATGTTAAACCCTTAAATTATATTCAGGGTGAGTACTTAGAAGCAATCAAAAATAATGAGATTATATTTGGTATAGGTTCAGCAGGTACTGGAAAAACATATGTGCCAGCATCATATGCTGCTGGCGAGTTATTTCACAGACGAATTCAAAAAATTATTTTAACAAGACCTAATGTAGAGACAGGGCGAGGTTTAGGCTTCTTGCCTGGAGAATTAGAGGAGAAATATGCTCCTTACTTAGATCCATTTGACCAAGTTTTCAGTCGCACGCTTGGCGCAGGTTTCTACGAATACGCTCTAAAATCTAAAGCTATTGAACCAAAACCGCTAGGTTTTATGCGCGGTGTATCATTTGAAAACGCTATCCTTTTAGTTGATGAAGTTCAAAACATGACTAAAACTGAGTTTAAAATGTTACTATCTAGAATTGGTAAAAACTGTAAAGTTATCCTTTCTGGAGATCCAGACCAAACTGATATTGCGGATAGTGGCTTACCAGACGCTGTAAATAGATTAACGGACATTCCTGGCATTGAAATTGTTAGGTTCTTAGACGAAGACATTGTACGTAGTAAAATGTGTAAACAAATTATTATGGCTTATAGAAATTAAAAAAGCCCCTAAGTAGCAATACTTAGGGGCTTTTTGTTTTACAGCAAAATTTATTGCATGGTAGCAGCTTCTGGAGCGCTATCTTGCTTTGGCAATTGTGCTTCAGCTTGCTCACGAACTTTTTGTGTCAAAGGATTAGCAATTTTGGCAGGCAGCTCTTGCAAACCAGCTAAAATAGCGTTTATTTCGTCAACGGAAAGTTCGGTTAAGGTAAATTTAGTATCGTTCATGTTTATATAGATAAAGGGTTATTTAATTGGGCAACTACCCATGGCACAGTCAGCATCTAGAATTTCATCGAAGCTATTGGTGTTTTCTAAGTTGACTTCTAAGAGTAATTTTACATACTCACTATGGTCTTCTTCAGTTACTACTTCTTGTGGAAGATATAAGTAACCTAAGTCTTTAGCAGTTTTAGTTGGGTCTGTACGATAGATGAAACTAACGCCTACATAACAATCCCAGTTTTCAAGTAACCAGTCAATAATAGCAGGTACTTCTTCTGTACCATAGCTAATTGTTACACTAGTGTTTTGCTGTGTCCAACTGGTTTGAATTAGTTTATACTTTTCTAGCTGTTCAATTGCGGAATCTAAATTAACTTCTTTTCCTTCGTGCTTATGAAATGGAACGTCGTCCCAACAAACTGGGAAAGTTACTAATACACCACTATCATCAGTCGGATGATTAATTACCCTGTAGTTAGCTTCGCGAAGTTTATCAACAACAGGGTCATGCTTGGAGAACTGAACATTGTTGAAAATATACTTACCTAACGGCTTATGAATACCTTCTGTAGTATCCATGATCTTTGATAAGGTACCGGATGGCTTAACACAAGTAATATTTTTAGGAGCTGGCAACCCTAGTTCTTCCGCCATACCTACAGCTGCAGCAGTTGCAGTACGCTTTAGGTACTCATAGTCATAGCCAGTCATATCAGGACGCTTAGCGATCCCCGTGAGACCGACTCCACAAAGACGCAAGAAGTAATTGTTGAGGTGCCAGGATTCTTGTAAGATACCATCTTGTAAGTTAACACAAGTCTGTCTGTAATTTGCTCTAGCCGCCAGTCTAATGGCTTTGTGTAACCCTGCGGTGTCGCCCTTGAACTTGCCAATGTCCGTTTCCGTAAGGTTACAGAAACTTTTGTTTCCAAGCAAGATCTCGACACAAGGATTGGCACCCTTAAACCAAGGGGCTCTGCGTAACGCCTCAACTTCATTGATAAAACCTGGTTCACTTCCACCTGCCTCCAACATTAGTTGAAAAATCTTTTCTAGGTCGCTGCGATGCGGCTTTTCTTTGAATACTAGGCTATTATTTGATTGCTGACGGTGACTGTTATTATGTAACCACCAATCTTTTTTAGCTACTGCAAATTCTTCCCATTCTGGTTGTCCGTAATCAAAGAGGGCGATCTCAGCGCTACGACGACTAGATAATATAGTGCCCAGATGATTAACAATATCCAGAATATCCATCCGGCTAAGTAAGCTATCAGCACGACCGTTAAGAATATTGGCAATAGCAACATAAGCGCTACTAATCGCACTATCACCACTAGAAATCCAACCATAGCCTTTTAACCTTTCGCCAGCAGGACGTAATTGTGAGAAGTCTAGCACTAATGTATCTGCTGGATATTTACCTGCTAACAACTTACCAATAGACTTTGCCCAAGCTTCTGCTGAGTCACCAATTTGCAGAGTCCACGTTTTGGTTTGTGAATCCCAAGTTTCGCTATTACTTTCTCGACCACCTTTAGCAGTGCGTTCGCTGCGTACTACACGAATATTTTTGATGGGATTTGAGAATCCGTTCAGTGTACCAACAATAGGTTTAAATCCTACTCCACAACCTTGTAACAGCAACCATAGAACATCTACTACGTCATAGACTGTTTCAACTTGTGTAAAACTGCAATTAAATTGTGATGCTTCACGAGTCTGTGCTACGTTTGTGCCGCCTAACCAAAGTGTGCGACCACTCATTGAAACTTTACGATCTAGCATTAACTGCTCAAGATCATAGAGTTCTGCGTATTCTTTGTCATCAAGATCACGTCCAGCAGCTCGCTGCCACAACCATTCTTGGTGATCTACTACTCGGGCAACTGTATCTTGCCAAGTTTCAAATTGTTTTCCGTCGTCTGAAATTGGTCTATTATATGTACGACGTGTTATTACTTGTGCTCTTGTACTGAATGTCATGATTTCCTTTATGTACCAGTACTGCCGAAGCCGCCAGTACCGCGTTCTGTGTCGTTCCAAATATCCGTAAATGCAGGCAGCAGAACTGGGATAAGTACCAGCTGTGCAATTCTATCGCCGCGTTGAATTTTATACGGGTCTTCGGAAATATTTTTTAAGAGAACTTTGATTTCGCCACGATAGTCCGCATCAATGACGCCTACGCTATGAGGCATAGTAATTCCCTTTTTTCCTTGACTGCTTCTGTTAAATATAAAGCCTGCGTAACCCTCTGGAAGTTTTATCGCTACTCCTGTACCAACAAGTTTTTGTTCTCCAGGATAGATTTCCAAATCTTCCATACTCATTAAATCTGCACCAGCGTCAGTGGGGTTAGCACGTTTTGGCAAGAATGCTTCGTCTTCTACTAGACAAGGGATTTGTTGTTTGATCGCAACTGCACGATTGTGGTCGTAGGTTTGGTTAATGTTTAAAAAGCTCATTTTATATATAGTTCTAGGGTTTCGTCTATTTGTTTACAATTATCTGCACCAATGGCTTCTTCACAGTACGTGACCAAGTCCATTAGTTGATAGTTTAGCATTAGTTGTTCTCGGCACTGGTTGAGTGCTTCAATATATTTATATTTACCAGTAAGTGGAATACTTGCAATAATATCGTAAGTACTGCCGTATTCATTAATAAGTCCCACGGCTCGTTTAGGCCCAATACCAGGTACGCCAGCAACATTGTCACCACTATCGCCTGTAAGACACTTAATACTAATGTAGTCTTCTGGCTCAAAATCATAGTGATCGTGCCAGTTATTAAAGGTCACTTCTTTTCTGGTAACATAGCTAAATCTTGAAATATTGTTTTGAACTAACAAGTCCCAGTCTTTATCGCTTGATACAAGCCAGATATTTTCTACAGGCAGTTTTGATTTTTTACTAACAATGTACGCAGCTATGTCATCTGCCTCAACACCCTGAAACTTAATAACTGGATATTCTGTATTTTCTTGAATATGCGCTAGTGCTGCTTGAAAATCTTCAAAAAACAACTCAAACGCTGCTTTTTCAGCTTCAGTTTGAGTTTCAAATTTGTCTTTACGATTTTGTTTATATTGTGGATATATTGCTTTACGGTAGCTTGATGAGCCTTGATCGCAAGCTATAATAACTTTTGATGCTTTATAGCTTTTTTGTAGGCTAACTACTGTTCGTAGGTAGTCTTCAGCAAAATCGGTAGCGCCGCTATGTTTATAGCGAAAAGCTAAGTTTAGTGCATCCACAACCATTAGTGTATTTTCTTGTGCTGTAACTTGTTGAAAACTTTTGCTCATTTTAGTGTTAATTTATTGTTTATTAGTATGTATTATAACTTAATTTACTAATAATTTCAAGTTACAAATTGTGGTTGCTCATTGACTAACCAGTCTTCTAGCAGTGCAACATATAGTTCGTGTTCGTCAATGCTTACAAATATATATCTGTAATTACTACTAGGCATATCTAAAAATGCCGTAAATATCTTTGATCGGTCAAACTTAAATATTAGTAGTGGTTTTTTGTTTACTTGGTGACCTTGACGCACTGACTGTTTCCAGAACTCTATTAATTGTGGGCTTTTACCCGTTAATAGAGCACTTGAAACATGGTCTTCTGCGTAGCCTTTTACTTCTACACACCACAAGTTAGTTCTACCAGGCACGTATAAATCGCCCTTAAGTTGATGTTTAGGGTCAAGAGCACCTGATCCAGGTACTCTTTCCCATGCTAACCCTGTATGTTTTTTAAGAGCATCACGTACTACAGTTTCAGTGCGAGCACCTTTTGCTCTACTGTCTACCATTATTCAGCTGTTTTTGTTGGAAAAACAATAACAGGTGTTTCTGCTGTAGCAGTAACTGTATCAGCTACTGCTACTTCTTGAGCTACAGGTGCCGGCACTTCTTCTTCCGCAGCCTTTACGCCAGGTACTTCAAAAGTACAGTTAGGGTCAACCCGTACTATAGCTTTTCCATTACCAACTACTGTTAGTGTTGCACTTTCGTGGTCACTGAAATAGTCGCCAGGACTAAGCTGTACTTGACCGACGTTTTCACGAGTAACAGTGCAGGTTACACTACCATCAATTTCTTCTAAAATCATATTATACCTCTATTTGTGAGATGTTGTTGCGTTTCAGTACATTTACTTTTTCCAGTAAAGGATGGGTAAATCCATGTGAAACAAGGAAAGTATTTAGGTGCTCTTCTCTGAGCAATACTTCTACTAGTTTTTCTTTGCCGTCAACGTCTAGCGTTTCGACAGTTTCATCTAATATTAGAAGGTTAATTCTTGAACTAGATAAAGTTTGCATTAGCTTTCTGATAGCTAATAAAGTTGCCACGTTAACTCTGGCTTTTTCACCACCAGAGAGAGCTAAGATTTCAATATCTTTGCCATTATCAGTGATAACTACATTTAGTTTGTCACTAGCAGATATTTTAAATCCTATTTGAAATCTACCATCAGATAAGTCAATTAGATACTTATTTGTAATTTCTTCTAAGTCTTTTACTAAGCATTCTATTTTATAAGCTACTAAACCAGTAGTTGAGAATGTCTTTGTTAACACGTTAGTTATAGACATTTTTTCAGATAATTCATGCAGTTTTGAACTATAAACTTCAAGTTCTGCATTCATTTCTGTTAGTTGACTACTAATAGTTTCTACTTTAGCGTTATGAGCACTAACACTAGCATTTTTCTTTTCTGCTATAGCAATAGTTGACTTAATATTAGCAATCGCTGTTTGAAGTGCTGTAAACTTAGAATCTAGTTCGTTTTTATCAAGCAAATCTTCTTGTAGCTCAGAATTAATTAGCTGATGATACTTTTCCCACTCATCTCGTGATTTATTTGCTGATTTCCATGCCGCAGTTTTAATAGTAAACTCTTGCTCAATTGTATCTATTTCAACTAGTCGCGTGTTAATTTTAGCTATTTTTCCAGAAGCATTCACTATTATAGCATATTGTTCAGCTACTAAAGTGGCGATTTTTTCTTTGTCAATAGCTTGTAAACAAGTAGGACACGTACCTTGTAGAGCGCCTATCTTTTTAATAAAAGCGTCTGAGTCTTTCACAGATTTGGTTAACTCAATAGAACTAGTGTTTAATTGTTTAATTTCTGGATTTAAACCACTAACCGTGTCTACTGGATTTTCTGGTAGTGGAAATAGTTTAATACCGGACTGTATCTGTTTATAAGTATTATTCTGAGTAATCTTTTTGTTTGTGGAGTCTAGCCCGCGTATTTGGCTATCAAGTTCCGAAGCCTCAGTCAATAAAGTATCTTCTATCACAGGTACTTCACAATAGTCTTTGTGAGATAAATCCATCTTAGAATATTTATCTAACCAACTATTAACTGTGTTAACTTGTGACTGTGCTGACGCAATGTCTTTGGTCAATTCCTGAGCTACATCTTTAAATATTTCTTGTACGCGAGTATACTTAGTTAGATTCAGTATTTCAATTAAAAACTTTTTACGTGCTGTATCAGCAGCAGTTAAGAATTCTAAACTGCTAGCATTTGATTGGTATACAATTTGTGCAAAAGTTTTATGATCGAATCCAAGAATATCTTCAATCATTTTATAAGTTGCTGTAGCAGTATGCGCACTTATATCTACAGTATTTTTATATAGTTTAACTGTTTGAGCAGCCCCACGCGATGTTTTAATTGTGTACTCTACACCGTCGCGTTCAAAGTCAAGTTCAATAGTATAAGTTTTGTCTTTTACGTATCTATTTAAAATATCTGCTTTTTTAATGCCTTTTGAATTCTTATTAAATAATACTTCTTCTAAAATAAGAGCAATAGAGCTTTTGCCGTGACCGTTACGACCCACTAACTGTGTTAGGGGTGAAGCAACAAAATCAATGACATTATCTTTTCCATAACTAAAAGCATTGCTCCAATTTAATTTTTTAATTGTTATCATGTTCCAATAGTTCTTTTTTCAATTCGTGCAATCCGCCCACATATTTTCCGTTTATAAATATCTGTGGAACACTCCTAGCATCTGGTACTTTTTGAACTAAGTCTTTCTTTGAGTACCCGTTAATGCCTATCATACACTCTACATAGCTAATTGCTCGTTGTTCTAGTAATCGTTTTGCTTCTGTGCAGGCGGGGCAGTTTGTTTGTGACCATACCTCGGCTTTAAAGTGACTCAAATTTTTCCGCATGATTTTGTAACTCCTTTAGTACAGATTCTATTGTTTCATCTGGTAGTTCTAAGATGTAAGCTAAATACTCTTTAACTTCTTCTACCAGACTCATTTCAGGATCTAGGATAAGTGCAGAGTCTGTTTCTCGTTTAATTACCTTACGGTCAATTAAATCTGAATCTTCGAGTTCGCCAAGTTCTTGCATATCGCCTTCAACTTGGTAAATGGTGTGATCAAAAACTGTTGCCGGTTTAGGGTCACTAACCCCAACAGTTTTTCTGATAAGTTGAGGTAAGCTGAATTTGAGCCAAACATGATCCAAAGAATCTGAGTCAAGCAAAATAGCTCCAGTGTCCACGGAACTTCTATGAAAGCTAGTAGTATAAGGACTACCAGGATACAGGATATTAAGTTGTGAATTTTCATAACTGTGTAAATCACCTGCTAACACTACTTGCCAGCGGTTAAATAGTGTTAAGTCAACTTCGGACTTAACGTGTGGAGGAATGTCGCCACGAACGTGAGTACAACATATATTTCCATATACTAAGTGAGGGGCTTTTTCAAACTCTTTTAGTTTATTGTACGGAATAAAATCAATGTTATTGTAACTGTAAAAATCATCAATAACTTGTACTAGTGAGTTTAGTCTATTAGTTGATTTTTTAAGGTTAGATAAGAAAGTAGTGTCTTTCTTTAGCATTTCGTGATTACCAGAATATATAATGGTTGGCTTTGTAAAACTAGCCACAAAGTCAAAATATAACTCTACTTCATCCATTGTTGGTAGTCGGTCAAATATATCACCACCAATAATTACTAAATCAGCCCCTTCTTGCATTTGTTGAAACTGCTCAACAAACATATGAAAACGATTTTTTGCCCACTCAATAGGTACGTTTTTTTGACCTAATTTTATATGCACATCTGCGGTAAATAGTATTTTCATTTTTATAGACAAAATAGCCCGCAAAGCATAAAGTTTTGCGGGCTATAATTTTAACCTAAGTCTTTAACGGCTTCACGCTCTGATTCTGAAGCGCCTTCATCTGTTTCTTCGTCACTATGTGTAGTAACTTTGTTTAACAGGGCTAATACTTCATCAGCGGTAGGACGAGGATACTTTTCATCAATAGCTTTACTGGTAGTAACTAGTTCGCGCTCTGTATCTGACAGTGGGCGTGACTTGCAACGAAGTACTTGCAGTTGGTATTCAACGTTAAAAGGTAGAGGGCCAGTCTTAACTCGCTTAAAAACAACATCCCAACCACTATCAAAATCAGTTGGATCGCCCAAATCTTCGGCGGCTGTCATAACTTGTTCAAACAATTTCTTTTTAAGGTTAAGTGCCTTAATTTTGCCATCTTTAGGGTCGATACAGTTTACTGTGTATGACCAAGTGCATTTTAGTTCAGGAAAGAATTTTGGAACATGATCTACTTCTAGATTGTCAAATTTTTCTTTTTCTCTACTAAAAGCTAAACACTCAACAGGAATATCCTTGTTATTAGTGCCCTTAATCCAGTAAATGTAGCGAGGTAAGAGTCCACCAATTAAGCGAACTGAATTTTCGCCATCTTTGTACTCGTATGCCTCTACTTTGTTTGATTGTGCTTTGCCTTTTGTATTCTTAAAGCTAATTGCCATTTTTAATATCCTCGTATTTAAAGTGTATTTTGTTTTCTGTTATAGTTAGTAGCGGATTTGTTATTATTTTGCTTATATCAATATCTTTGAAATAAGATAAGTCTAAGTAATTAATATTGTAAAGTTTGTATGAGCTATAATCTCGTCTTCCGGCTAACTGTATATATTGTGATTTATAAATTACATCAGTTGTTTTATCTGTAAATAAATCTGCAGGGTTTACTAAAAAACTATTTCCAATTAAATTACTAATGGGTTTAATTTTAGTCAAGTAATTTTTTGGTATAGATTTTTTAGTAAAATGCAAACGAAGTTTTTCAACTATTAAGTTAGGATCGTTTTTAGTTTCAGATTCTAAAACTGAAAGGTTAAAGAAAAAAGTCATATTCTGTAACTTAAAGATTATTATAGCAGATTAACAACTGTAGTGCAAGTTAATTTTTTTATATGGTAGTTATTTGCCAGCCTTTACGCATATAAAGCCCAAGCCTATCATTGTTTTGTTTTTTATCAGCATAACCAGCAAAGTTAATATCTATTACTAACGGATTCAGTTTTTCTGGAAAAATTCTTTGAATCCTGCCTATGATTTGTTCTAATAAGCTATCATTAGACATAGGCACTGCTAAAATAACGCACGATAAGGCATTAATAGAAATGCCTTCTGAAAAGATTTGTCTTGATCCTGCAATGGCTTTCTTTTCTCCATTGAGGATTTGTTGTTTTGCTTGATCTCTGTCGCCTTCGGTTCCAGTAACCAACAAACACGTTTCTCCAACATATTCTTTGACCTTTTGTAAAAATTCAACTCTATCTGCAATAATCAATACAGAGTGACCATTATCAATTTCTATATTTGCTATACCAGCAACAAATTGTCGGTATTTATCGTTTTCACACAAATCATTGATTTTTTCTACCCAAGTTGCGCCAGTCTTTAGTGTTATACCACTTTTAACTATTCTGATCTTAGGAATAAGTGTATTAGCTTCTGGAGGCTTTAATACATGAGTACCAAAATAATCAGGAAATAATATGTGCTTACCGTCTTTACGAATCATTGTACCCGAAAGAGCAATTCTGTATCTAGCGTAAAAACTGTCTACTGTTGTAGAAAAAGTAGTAGCAGGACAGTGGTGTGCTTCATCCATTATAACTGTACCAAATTCTTTTGATAAAGTTGCTAGATGTTTAACTACGGACTGTATGTTTCCTACTACTATTGCCCTGTCTTCAATATCAAACTCGCCACCACCAATTACTCCAGCAGTCATACCAAATAAGATTTTTACTTCTTCTATCCACTGATCTCTTAGTGCAGCAGTATGTGTAATAACTAAAGTTCGTTGCCCAAACTTACGTGCTAAATGTAGCGCAGTAAAAGTTTTGCCCCAGCCTGGTAGTGCATTAATAAAACACGTATCCTTTACTTCGTTATATATTAGTACTTGATCATCGCGTAAAGGATGTATTGTCTCAGGAAAGGGTACAGGTACTAGACTCCGCTTATCTATAATTTCGAAATTTTCGGGAATCAAGTCCTGTCGTCCTTGAGGTATACTAACTATACCTTTAGGCAACATTTTGTAGTTTTTTATTGTTTCAACGGCAAAAAATTTCTTTGAGCCAGTATCTTTTGCAATTTTATATGTTAGTGTTTTGATAATCTTTTTAAGGTAATCTGCACCTGGATTATCCATATATATTCTGTTTGATATAATTGCTTTAGGCATTATACTAGTCTCCAGCTATCGTTTGTAGCAGTCTCGCTAAGACCATATAATAAATATATTTTATTTATTACTAAGAATACTGCATAGCGGTGAAAGTCTTGTGGTCGTTGTAGGCTTTTAAATCTTTGAGATAGACCTTCTACTTCTAATACACACCCTATACCATCAGCAGGTAAAACTTGTTTGATCTTTTTTGTGGTAAGTTTGGCGCGTGTATATTTTTTCCACTGAAATACCTTGCCACTATTATCTATAAACCATGTACTGGCTTTGGCAAGTTTTATTAAGTCAGCTAAAAAATATATTGCGGTTGATATTTTATGTAGTTTTATATTTGCGTCTTTTTGTAGTGCAAGCCTACGTAAACCCAGTGTTTTTTGTGGTAGATTTTTATCATCTATGATTTTAATTGTAAGACTACTAGTATTAGTATCGTCCACATATTCGGTGTGAAAGAACACCAACCCATTGTACTGGGTTGGCTCTTTTTCACTCAATTTAAATACGGGCCATGTTATCGCCTGTAACGCCGTAAACTTCGTCAAAGTGTCCAAAACTGTAGTCATCCCCAATATCTTGATCTACGCCAATAGGTGTGTTAGGGATTTCGCAACCCCATTCGTGTTGTGTGTTACGCTTTAGAATTTCGCAATACTCTTCAACACATTCGTCCTTAACTAGTGCTACAACTGAGTCATGTACAAGCATAAAGATTTTAGCATCTAGCCCTTTGGCTTTAACTTCATTAGCAGTAGCCATAGCACCAAGCAAATTAATATCACTAGCGAGAGACTGAACTTCAGCATTAATTCCGCTACGAACTTCGTGAGCAGCAATACCTTTATCACTAGAAAATACATTAGGTAAACGACGCTTGCGACCAAAAAAGCTATAAGTATAGCCATTTGTTTCAATAAATGTTTTACGTTCATTTAGCCACTTCTTTAGTTTACTAAATTTATTAAAGTATGCTTTAATATCTTCACGTGCTTGTTCAACTGGATAAGGTTGACCGGTTGCTTTTGATACAGTCTGAGATACTTTATTAGCACCTGAACCGTATAAAATGCCAAAAGAAATAGCTTTAGCCGATTGACGCATACTACCGTATAGCTTTTTAACATCCTCAACTGCACAGGGTAAGCTAAACACCATTTTTGCAATAGTTGAGTGAAAGTCACCACCACTAGAGAAAACTTGTTGTAGGTTTTTATCTCCTGATAGCACAGCAGCATAGTACATTTCTGCTGTGGTCAAGTCTTGCGAAACAATTTTATAACCTTCGATAGCTTTGATACAGCCTTTGATAATAGGATTGTCCCTAGGTATTTGCTGAGCATTAAACTTACCAGAACTACTGAGGCGACCGCTAGTGGTAAAGATAAGATTAAAATTTGTACGAATTCTACCGTCTCTATCAATTTCTGGTAAAATCTTGGAAATGTAGGTATTTTGAATTTTGCCAAGTTGTCTTACCTTTAAAATTGCAGCTGGCAATGGGTGTTCTTCGGATAACTGCTCTAGGACTTCGGCATCGGTTGAGATTGCTCCTGTTGCTGTCTTTTTTCCAGTTGGTTGTAAACCCAAATAATCGAACAAGACGACACGCAACTGCAAAACACTATTAGGATTAAAAATTTTACCAGTGTCTTTTTCAAACCGCTTAACTTCGTCAAACCCATAAACAACTTCCTTTGCTTGTGCAATCTGCTCGTCTAAATACATGTTAGCAGCAGCCATGCGTTCTTTATCTACAGGAATACCTACTTCTTCCATGTCCATTAGAAACAAGGTACCTGGAATTAAGATTTCTTTATAGACTTTTAGTAGATTACCGTTCTTCTGAACAATGGGCCAAAACTTTTGAAACAAGTCAAATGTTACGGCAGTGTCAATAGAAGCATAACGGCTAATAACATCAAAAGGTATGAGATCATACGTAAAGTCGTCTTGTAAAATTCCGTTCTTTGCACAGTATTCTTTCTTAAACTCGTCCAATTCAGCATCATAGTCCCCATAGTCAGTATATTTAAGTGCCAGTTGTTTTAAACCATGACTATCAATTTCGTCTAGTACATAGTGCATAACCATAGTATCGTGTACTTGGTTACGATTAAAATCTATTCCAAAATGATATTTAATCATCTTGTAGTCAAATTTCATGTTGTGAAATATAGTAGAAAAATTACTTATAATTTCTTGCATTAAATCTAAACACTCGTCATCTAAGCAGTCTGTTAAGATGTATCTGCCATGCTTAGATTTATAACTCATGGAAATACCAAGCACATATCCGTCTCTTGGATAAAGTGCTGTTGTTTCCGTATCCCAGGCAACATAGCCCTCGGCATTGGCTAAGACTTCTCTAAAGAATTCTTTTGCTTCTTCAGTATCGTCAATGCCTTTAAAATCACCAGTTACTAGTGGCTGTAGTGAGCCTTTCACATATTTGTGAATTCTATCTACAGCACGATCAAAGTCTGGTTTGCCTTCTGGTTTAAACGCTAGCATGGCCGGATTTGAGATAGCAATAAATTTATCTGCTACTAATTGGCCTGCCATGTTTGTAACTGAGGATACTTTTGCGTATTCTTTTGCGGCTTCTGCGCCCACTAAGATAACGTAATTATAAGGTTCTAAGTCTACTACCAAGTCTACGTCTTTTTTCAAGAGTTTGGTAATTGGCTTAGAACTCATATGATAGTGATCGTACTCAAATTCAAAATACTCTGAATAGCGGGTACGATTTGGGGCTTTGTCAATAATTGCAATTTTCATAGTTGTTTCCATAATACTTTATTATAGCGTATTTAGCTAATCTTTTCAAGTTCATTTTGTTATATACTCAGCAGTAGAGTCTACATCTTCTTGCGACAATTCACCTGGGTCTACGTCGTCCGGTAGTGTTATTATTTGCACTATAAAACCGCAATCTTCAATTAGTGGCTTTAGTAACTCACTAGCTTTTCTGCCTGCTTCATCACCATCAAACATTAAATAAACGTGAGTAATGCCTTGTGCTTTAAAAGGCAACATTTTTTGTTTTGTTGAATTTTGAAGTGTGTTTGTACCAAAAGCACATATAACATTATGTAAGCCCTTGTCGTACAAATTTAACATATCAAAAATACCTTCAACAATTACCATAGACTTGTAGCCTGCTGGTAAATGACTAGGAAATACTGGTATCTGAACTCCGCTTGGGTAGTTTAAATATCTAGGATTGCCGTTTGATAGGGTATGTCTACCTACAAAAACTACTGTTTTACCAGTTATGTCCTTGACGGGAAATATAATTCGGTCTTGTAGTTTTTCTACTTGATTTGTATAAAAAGCTCCAAAATACTTTAAAGTTTGTGGGCTAATGCCGCGAAACTGTTTGGTATAAGGCGTATATCCTGTAGGCAACTCTAAGTCTAGTCCAAAGTTTTTTAGTTCCGCTAATTTTTCTTTTAGTGCTGCTATTTTAAGTGGAATTGGATTTGTAAATATGCCGTAGTATTTAAATATGTTCGTTTTAAACCCACAACTAAAACAATGAGCAATCCCACTTACTCTGTCAACTCGGAAACTAGGGTTTGAGTCTTCGTGCTCTGAGTTTAGGCATTTGATTAAGTAGTCACGACCAGATACTGTAAATGCCAAACTATTTTTATTTAAAATATCTAATACTGGATCACTCATGTTACTACTTTACTTAATTGCCAACTGTGTACTTCTGCTAGTATGCCATCATCATAACGTACTGTTACGTTTGGCCAATATTTTTCTGCGTCATGTTTGTAAGTTTCTACAACAGCTTGTTTTCTGGTAGTACTTACATATACTAAATCCCCTACTACATATTCGATTCTACGACCATAAGGTACATTTTGATTATGCATTCCAGGGTAAGTCAGATTGTGAATCATCTTGTTTTACCTGTTCTTTTGGTTTCTTACCAGCTTTCTTAATAACTTCCTTATCGGCAGGCCTGTCCACAGACTGTGGGCTAATGCGTAAGGTATCCCAATCGATCGGGCACGTAAATGCCATTTCCTTGCCGCCACGAATTTTCGTGGTTTCAAAGCTGATTGCGTTCGTTTCTTTATCGTGTGCTTCCATCGTAAGAGCAATGTCCGCCGCATCCAATATACCTTTTGCGAACCGTGCTTCTCCGGTTGCATCGATCTGGTATGGCGAAACCATAACAATTTCATATTTTCGTGCAAGATTTTTAAGTTTCTTTGATACTTCAATTTGTGGTTTCCAGTCAAACTGATCGCTTCCTTCTAGTACAATTTGATTTAGGTAATCAACAACCGCTACTTTTAGTTTATCACCAAATCTAGCTTTGGCTTTACCAATATGCAAGTCGATACTGCTTAGGGTTAAGTCTCTGTCATCAACAATAATCATTTGATTATCTTCTTTTAGCTGATGCTGTCTTACTAGGTTTTCTTCAAATTTAAACCTGTCTCTATGACGCATAAAGTCTAGTACTGTTTGATCTGCGTCTTGAAACATATCTGCTCTGACTTTTACTACCCTAAGTATTTCATCGTCAGTTAGTTTATGCTGTTTGAGATTCTGGAGATTAACGTTAGCTAAAATTGCTAAGTTACGCTCCATTGTCTCCATTGCTGTCATTTCAATAGAGAAATAAATACTACTGTTACCAGACTGATATTGATTAACAAAGATGTTGCTACTAGTAATAGATTTACCGGAGCCTCGTTTACCCCCAATGAGTATGAGTTCTTGGCGAGCAACACCACCAAGAACAGCGTCAAAAGTATTATTAAGGCCAAGATATACACGTTCTTTCTCCAAATCTTCTGGGTGACGAAACATCATTATGTCCGCCATTGTAAAAACTTTCTCACTAGTGTGAGTTTTTTCTTCTATTGTTAAGGCTATACTTGCTAAATTATCTTTTATTTCTGCGGAATCGTAAAGCGGTAGTTTGTCTACGAATTTGTCTAATAATTTTACGGTTTCATTTTGTGTATACTGATCGATTAACGCATCTAGCGCAACCTCAGCTGAAACGTCAGGAACCTCAGTTAAACGGAGAGTTGCTAACGTCTTGGACGCCGGACCCTCCCTTAAGGTTAATTCTAGGTCATCAAATGACGGTATAGCGCTATACTTATCATAGTACTTATTTATTACGCTATACAAGGAAGAGTACGCAGCATCTAAAAATACTAACTTAAGCTTTGCCCAAATATCTAAGTTTCGCTCAGTTAATAATTTATTTAAGACTACTGCTGATGTATCCAAGGTTACCCTACTTTCGATTCATTGTCTATAATAACTTGGTCAATAATTTCACTAATTTTATAAGTTATAGATTCTCTTAGCTTTTTTAAATCTTGTTGATAGGTTGCACCACTATCATATAACAAACTTAATTGTTCGTGGGTTATAAGTTGCTGTAACCCAAAATAAATCTGGTCATAAGCCATAGTAGATTCAGGCGTAATATCTACTTGTACGGCTTTACCATAATTGTGCATTGCCTGTTTAACAACTTCCTCTACCGTAAAGGAGTCGTTATCGTGGTATGTTAATGTTACTTTCATGTTACGACTCTACAAAGTAAAAAAGCTCGGAAGCTTTTATGGACTTCCGAGCTAAATAGTATTTATACTTATTAAGCAGCTGCTTTAGCTTCAGCTTTAGCTTTTTTAGCTGCGCCATCATAGTCAGCAACTTTGATACCACGACGAGTAAGCAAAGTACGAAGACCACGTTCTGTTTTGTCAACAGAGGCTGCAATTTCAGCAACAGTCATAGTGCTGAGTTTGTCACCCAAAGCTGTAACTGGATCAATAGATTCCTTAGCATGAGATTGCTTTTGAGCAGGAATCTTAGAAATTTGACCTTTGCGTGTCAGGCTAAGAGCCTTACCACGAACTGAGGCAACAGTTTTATTCAATGCAGTTGCAATGTCTTCAATGAAACTACCAGCTTCTGCCATGTTGATGAACTTGGCTTCTTCTGCGTCACTGTAAGTACGAGCAACTTCAACTTTTTCAGCAGGCTTTACTGAACCAGTCAATTCTAAGGCAAGTAACTTACCTTGAATTTGTTTGGCAGTAAACTTGGCATCAGCGAAATGTTCAGCAATTTGTTTGTAGGTTAAGTTACCAGCGTTTGCATTTACGAAGTCAGCAAGATCAGTGCTTTCGTCGTGGGTAAATGCACTAGTTTTTTCTTTAGCTAGTGAAGCAACTTCACGGTCTAGTTGACGCAATTTAGAAGCAACAGAGCGAGTTGTGAACCCAAGAACTTCAGCAGCGTGTTCAACAGACTCTACGCTAACGGGGCTTGAGTTACCAACGATATTCAAAAGTTGGCTAACAGTGTCGTCAGACCATTTTTTAGTGGCTTTTTCAGTCATTTTTATTTTCTTTCAAGAAATTATTTAAGTTTGTGATTATGGTTATTCCGAGGGACTCGGCTTTTTTGCGTTTTGTACTACCTTTATCTTCTTCATCAACTAAATAGTCTGTGGTTTTTGTTACAGACTCTGTTGCCTTGTACCCTGCAACTTCCAGTGCTTTATGTGCTTCTGCTTTAGTTTTAAATGAAGATAATTTTCCTGTAATGCAAATGGTTTTTAAATCCCCAGTTACAACAGAATTTTTCTGAGAACGAAATGTGAAAGGCAAAAACTCTCTCATTTCGATAAAATCAGTTTCTAGCCAAGACAATAGGTTTTGTGTAACCTTTTCGCCCAAACCTGCTTGTTTACAAGTTTCCTGATTAATTTCGTCTATTGAATTAACAACAAGACAAATTTTTGTTGAAGCAGTATTACCTACAAGAGGTATTGAAAAAGATGCTAGAATAGTGGCTAAATCGGCGGATTTAGATTTTTCAATTTCTAAAAGAAGTTTTTCTGCTACTTTTGTACTACCCACTGCTTCAACTACTTGGTCTTGATCTAGATAATACAATTCAGTAATATCCGCTAGACTAAGTTTTTCTACTGTACGAGCACCCATACCTTTAATAGAAAGCGTCTTACAGAAGTGTTCGAGCTTTTTATTTAGTTGAGCACCGCAAGCTGTGTTTCTACAAAAGAGCTGATCGTTGACCAGTTCTAAAGTATAATTACAGCAGGGGCATTCGGTTGGTATTTCGATTCTCATAGTTTCATTATCAATTTATAAGTATATTATAACCGATTAAGGAGGCTTTATCAAGTGTAAATTTTACTACCCTGACTTCGTCAACCTACGCATCTACTTTATGCAAGATGCAAGGAATAATCTCACCAGAGCGAATTACTGCTACAGTGTCTCCGATTTGGAGATCCAGCATTTCAATAAAGCCAGGATTATTAAGAGTAGCTCTGGAGACCAAAGCATCACCAATATAAACAGGCTCTAGAATAGCTACTGGAGTAACTTTACCAGATTTACCAACTTGCCACTCAACTCCGATAAGTTTTGTTTCAACGTGTTCGGCTCGCTCTTTTCTTGCATAAGCGCCCCTGGGATGTTTAGCTGTATAGCCCATTTCGTAAAATGTTTTATTGTCATTTACGCGAAATACTACACCATCACAAGGATATATTTTGTCTAGATCAGCTTCGTTGATTACACTAAATCCAAAAGACTTTAAGTCTGACATATCTTGGTTAAAAGTAGAAGCAATGCTTGGCTGTATCCCATAAGCAAAGAAACTAATTGCTCTAGTTTTAAACTCGTCTGTATTTTTTAGATTTAGTGCACCTGCTGCATAGTTTCGGGCATTCTCAATATTTTTAGGGGCTACGATTTCGCCTGTAATTTGGAATACTCCCTTAACAGGTATTTCATGAGGCACAAGTTTAGTAGCTAACAACTTGTCAGTAATTACCTGACCTTCTATGCCATCACCACGCGTAAGACCTCTAACAAGATTACCATCAACATACAGTAAGCTAATAGCTGCCCCGTCCAGCTTAGTACTAACAACAATGTCTCGAATACCTTCCAAAGGCCGTTTTTGATTTTCGTCTTCATAGTATTTTTGTAAGCTGTACATTTGATAAACATGACGCTCTACATTGCCGTGTTGTTTTGCACCCACAGCATTGTAGCCAATTGACTCAGCCAATTGGTCAAACTGAGCATCACTAATTACTGGACTACCGGCATAGTATGCTCTTGAAGCAACATTTAGATATTGTTCTAGTTTATTCATTAATCCTGCCTTTAAATAATAATTATACCAGTTTAGGGTCGGCATTACAAGTCAATTTTTCTGAATAGTGACGGATAATATCTTCGCCTTCTGCTTTTGAGCATATGTCAAATAGTCCGTCTAACATTGCATAAATATTTTCTGTTGACGCAGGTATTGATACACCTTCTCGACTAGGTATCCACTCACCTTCATAACTTAAAAAGTACTTTCTAAGTTGTATATAAGTTGTTTCCCTAAAGTCATTAACTACTAAACGTACCTGGTAGCCTTTTTCTAGATTTTCTTCAATTAGTTTGTTGTATTGTATATTTGAATCCATTTAGGCTCCGGTAAACTTTTTAACTTTTAAAATTTTGCTGGTTTGGCGCCTGTGTTTTTATATGCGTACACCCAGCTGTCGTAGGTGCTCTAGGCTAGCTAGCTCTGTGGCTTCTTGATATGCATTTTGTTGCCATTTTTCTGCCAACAACCACACTCTGTAAATCCAGCCGTGCCGCTCGCTAAAAGACTCCGCATCAATTCTAGCGGTAGAGTCATATCGAGCACTATAAACTACTTCACCAACTTTAAATCGATCACGCACTGCACCTTCTGGGATTAGTTCTGGTTTAAAGTAGCTGCTTCCAGGTACACGAATAGGTACTGAGTTAGTTTCTAGAATATTCTTGATGAATGTGCTACTACGAAATGTAGCTTTAGAGATTGCATCTACAGTTTCGCCCGCAAGGTATTCAGAAATAATGTAAACGCGTTCTTCGTCAGTTACTGGCTTGCCTCGTTTCTCTGCTCTGCGTTCAGCATTCCTACTTTGTTTCTTTTTCCAGTCTTCGATGATTGTTCCAAGCCTGGTCGTATTATATGCCATGCCAAGAATTTGGCAAGCATCTTTTTTAGTAATTGCTTTCGCACCTTGTTCAGGCTCTAGCAGTTTAATGACTTTTGCTATATTAGCATCCGTCATCAATTCTTCTTCACTAGCTGATTTTTTTCTTGCCATAATGCTTCTCCAAAAGAAAAAGGCGGCACTAGGCCGCCTCGTTTACGCTTTCAACACGCCCAAGAAATAAACTGCGGCTTTGCCAGTCAGTTTGCTCAAAATGTCTTCGTCAATCTCAGCACCTTTAGCTTCGATTGCGGCTTTAAGATCAGCAATGCTAGACTCTTTGCTAACACGCTTACTACCTTCACCAGCAGGCTTGGCAGTTTTGCTAGTAGAAGCACCGGCTTCTTTCTTAACATAAACACCAGCTTGTACTAGTACCATACGAACGCCGTTAGGCGACATTTCAATTTCTTCTGCAATATCTTTGATAATTTCAGTTGAGGATTCAGGGGTTGGGCCTGCTCCTTCATACATTTCAATAACTTTAGTTTTCAGTTCTTCAGTCCATGCGCTTGCCATATTTGTTCCTTTTTTAAATATATTCTGTGTTGATTGCCGACATTTGTTTTGGAGAAAATCGGCGATAGTTGTGCTTTAGATCGTGTTTAGCCAATAGAGCCATAGTTGCTTCATGCTGTGCGGTCTTTAAAGTACGCATTTCATTGGCAAATAAGGCAAACTCATCTTCTGGCATTTTGGTAACATCAATGCCTTCAATAAATTCAGTGGGGGTAACCAACTCAACTATTGCTCGGTCAGAAACTGAGCCGTCAGCTTTAGTGTATGTAAATTCCAAAAGTTTCATGATGTGCCTTTTCTAATTGATTAAGTATATATTATATACTATAACAGTGATTGATTCAAATAAAAAATTTTTAATCTTGTTTTAATATTTCTTTTGACAGTCCACGTTCAAACGCTTCCGCGTATTTTGTAAATAAAAGAGGCAGTACTAAAAATGGGGCAACTATAGTACTAATGATTATATAAATGAATATACTTAACTTAGGATTCTTTGTAAATCCGTTTTCTACATTATTAGATCGTGCTTTTTGTAATAGTGGATAAAACCATATATAACAAGCAGTAAAAGAAGTACTAAACGCAAATAGCAAATAGTATTCTATTACATCCATACCAGCCTTCCGTTCTTATCGTGAGCGCGTGCACCCAACTGGAAACTTACTCTGCCTTCTGGCACTTTTTTGTCAGGATTACTACGAGCAGCTTGAACAGCCTCTGATTGTGTTTTAGGATTACTACTAAACAATGCTTTGTCTGCTCTGCCAGTAAACAGCTTAAATATTTTAGCTAATCGAATATCAGTATGCGACCACTGTGGGTTGCTAGGCGTTTTTCTACGTGCACGAATATTAGTTAAAGCATTTTTAATTTGCTCATTGTTGGGCTGCTGTTTCAACAGCCGCTGCAACTTTAGTTTACGATTCTTTTCGTATTTGTTAGAGCTCTTATAAACTGCACTGTAGTTTTGTTTTGATTTACTAGCTGATTTAGCCAATTTAATATCCTTTTCTTATTTTAAAGATGCCAGTATCTTCTACTGACTTGAGCTCAACAATTTTAGCTTGCTCTAAGTATTCTAAGACTGCAAATGCTTCACCAAAAGAAAAAATACGTTGCTGCTCTTGATTAACAAGATCAGCAACGTGATTTAAATACTCTAGGCTTACTAGCTTCCAAGTCTCAGTACTTAGTTCACCAACGAGAGTCTTGAAGGGATTCGTTTTCAAACTGGACTTCGTGGTATTCGACATGGGCAGCCTCGTCACTTTCAGCAAGTATTTCTAGTTCTTTAGCCTTGAGCACTTTCATGTGAATATCGTAGCAGGCTTGCAAAGCTGTAATTAGATCAGGTACTTGTTCAATAGAGATAGGCATATAGCGACGGCAAGTATCTGTAATAGCGATTTCGTCTAAGCCGCCAGCATTAGTACCATATTCAACATAGTTGTAGAAATAGCTGTCATTATATTCAAAGGTCTCGTCGGTGTCGGTGAGGTCTAGGACTTCGGAAAAGTAAATTTTCATAGTTTGTTTGCTTTAAAGTTGTTAGTGAAGTTAATATTATACTAAAAAATACTCAGCAATTCAAGTAAATATTTTTTAATCAAAGTAGAATAGGTGGTGCACTGACTAGGAATTGAACCTAGACTCGACCGATTATGAGTCGGCTGCTTTACCATTAAGCTATCAGTGCTTGTTTTTTAATTTGTTCTAGTGATATTGGGGTGTAATTAATTCTTTCTACTGATACATTAAAGTATCTGCGATCTGGAATTTGTGCTAATTGCATACGAACTACATTGTTATGTAGGTGCCCGTGCACATTAAGACCCCAGCGTGCTAGGCTTTCAGGGTGAATGGGAATATGGGTTAATATAATTCCGTCAAACTGGTGCGATCCACGAATGTCTTTAAAGTACTTTAAGTACTGTTGAGCAGTAGCTAAATCGTGATTGCCTTTAACAAGAACTTTTTCGCCATTAAGTCTACCTAAGATTTCCAATCCTGTAGCATTACGAGTCATAGTTACGTCACCCAAAAAGTAAACTTTATCCGCAGGACGCACCATACTGTTATGGCAAACAACCATATGTTCATTCATATGTTCAACCGAATCAAAAACGCGCAGGGGAGCGCCTTCTGAGTCTTTAAACGTCAAAATGTTTTGGTGATGAAAGTGATGGTCACTTGCGAAAAATATGTTTGGCATAAATAAAAAATCCCTGAACAAGTATATATTATACTAAATTCAAGGATTTGTGTCAAGTTTAGATAATTGGTACCTGGTGACGGGTTCGAACCGCCGACCTTCGCCGTGTAAAAGCACTGCTCTACCGCTGAGCTAACCAGGCAATTCCAACTGTTACCTTACGCTAAACCGTTGGCGTTTTTGCGGCCTTTTTTAAAGTCACATAGGAACTGACTGGAGCAGGGTGCGAGAATCGAACTCGCAACCGAAGATTGGAAATCTGCTGTTTTACCACTAAACTAACCCTGCAAAAAATCTGGAGCAGGATGTCGGGTTCGAACCGACGACATTCTCGTTGGCAACGAGACATTCTACCACTGAATTAATCCTGCGTGGCGGAAGACGGAGGAGTCGAACCCCATCCCTGTTAAGAGAACCTGGTTTTCAAGGCCAGTCGCAGGACCAACCCCGCTGCATCATCTTCCAAGACTAGTTATTTTTGTGTCAGGAAACTAGCAAACCCCGTGAGCGCAGCCCATCCTGTTTTCGCGTCAGCGGAGCCAGAAGCTAAGAAGCATTTGTAGACAGGTCTGGCAATTTTTCTTTGCGTGATTCAATCAATTTGTTGATACGCTCAAGCACTTGTTCTGAAGTCATCCAAATGTCTTTGTTGTGCAACATAGCTTGGATTTCTTCGGTAGTTAAAAAATCTTTGTATACTTCGGTTAAGAACTGTTCTGACCAAGCTCGTTCAAACTGAACTTGATCGTACATTTCTCCGCCTTTACCAAATACTCCAGCCGAATAGTTGTGAAACATAAATAAGCTGTGTGGAGTTATTTCGTAACTGTGTCCTGACAAAAAGATCATGGTTGCAGCACTCATACAAGCACCTTCTACACTAGTGGTGATGTGCGCAGCACTTTCACCCATTACGCGTAAGAATTGAATTGCGCTATATAAGTCTCCGCCACAACTGTTGATATGAAACTTAATCTCATCGTACTGTCGTGCATTGCGGATAATATCAAACCAGCTAGTATAATTTTCCGGCTCTAGTAGTTCTCCAGACAAATAAAACTCGTAAGAATTACTTGTGTTTTTGGTAAAAAACTCTGTTGACCCCAATTTAGGGTCAAGTAAATCATCTAGGCTATTTGTCATGTTATTTTATAATTAGAAGCTAAACCCTACTCCGAGACCATAAGCATTTTCTTGAATATCTTGATAGCTTTTGCTAGCATTTAAGTTTAATACAACGTTCTTAAGAACTGGGTAGCTATACGTACCAAATACAACTGATTGTTTAGTTTCAGTTGTAGCAGTTGTGCCTACGCGAGTTTTTACACCAGCTAAAGCAAAACCAGGGCCAACCTTTAAACCAGCAGTTGCACCAACTAAGCCGTATTTATAGTCTGAGTTACGAGCACCATTAAGCCCATTGTCAAGACCAACACCAACAAAAGGTGTAACGCCAAACATGGATTTACCAGCTGTAACTTCTAGGCTATGAATCATGCCACCAGTTTCAAATGTGGCTGTACGGCCTTGTGCACCTAACTGAATGCCACTAACTTCTTTACCAGCACGAATATACTGAGCAGTACTGCGAGCACCAGAAGCCTGATCGTTAACACTATCGATGTCAACGCTAAAATAATCAGCAGCAGATGCCGCACATGATAAAGCAACTAAAGTTGCAGTTAAGACTTTTTTCATAAAATTCCTTGTTAATGCCAACTTATTCTGTTACGAGGAAAGTTGGCGGAAACCCTAAGCAGTGTTTAGGCTGCTAATGCGAACTGTGAGTCGTTTGCGTTTACTTTTTGTTTAGTTTTTACAGCTACTCTGCTGAGTTGTCCACTCGTTTACTTGTCGCCCTGTCGAAACTATGCAGGCCCATCAAAAGCACATAATCCCCACTAGAGCCCTAAGAGGTTTCTTTCATCTAGGACAACTATGTGCTTATGGTGGACCTGGGGGGATTCGCACCCCCGTCCAAGACACTTTTCTGTTTGCTTCATACAACCATATTATAACACACTACCCATGCTAGGCTAAGCTAATCCTAGTTACCCGCGGAAGGTGTGCGTACGTTTACTCCGCATATATGTATTAAGTGGCGAGTAATGTGCTATAATATGGTGCCGACTATCGGATTCGAACTGATGACCTATCGCTTACAAGGCGATTGCACTACCACTGTGCTAAGTCGGCAATCTGGAGTTGGTGACAGGATTCGAACCTGCATAATACGGATTTGCAATCCGTTGCCTAGCCGTTCAGCTACACACCAACATTAAATCATTTTTCTATCGTGTACTAATGCACTAAAGGTATCAAATAGCTGACCAAACTTTAATTCGTAAATGGTTTCTAAGCCTAACAAGAAGTTGGAAATCTCATCTTGAGTTATTGGTCCACCACCAATTTTGCCTTCCAAAACATTTTTGTTTAAAAGCTGAATTTCATCAGTAATTCTCCAGCAATCAAGAATTTGTTGTTCAAGATCAAATCTGTCTGCCATTTTGTTTTTCCTTTAGTAATTGTTTAATTGCGTTTTCTACTAATTGACTCAGGGTAATGTTTTGCTGTTTTGCTAAACGCTTGCACTGGTCTAATAATTCTTTATCAAAGTGTATTGTAACTGTTTTCACGTTAATTTGCAAGTATAAATTTTAATCGGTCTGCTGCATAACTAGCGGCAAATGCGTCTGGCTTTACCTGTGCAGTAATATTACAGGTGCCTTTAATATATCCAATAGCTTGACTTACTACTATGTTACTAGCATATTTATCATTAGGGTTAATATCTAAGTGAACCTCAACGTGTCTGTCTTCTAGCACATCTGCAAGCTGTTGAAATAGTTCTGATACTTTGTAAACTTCAATCATTAAGCGCATTGCAGGTTTATTTGCTTTTTGGTCGTAGTCACGTTCACGCTGTATATCGCCAAAAATTTTGCAACCATGCTTGCCGTCTATATGAACAACAACTGCTAAAGTATAGTCTGCATACCAGATACCGCGAACATTTAAACGCTCTGAATCAGCGCCTAAGTATATTTTGGTTTCAGGGGATTGCTCTACGATAAACTGTTTTACTTGTTCAATGTCAAAGGGTTGCATGATATTATGTGTTTGGTACGGCCTAAGAGATTCGAACTCCTAACCTTCTCGTTCGTAGCGAGGTGCACTATCCAGTTGTGCTAAGGCCGTGTGGCAGAGGGTACTGGGTTCGAACCAGTGATGACAGAGTCAAAGTCTGTAGTGTTACCGCTACACTAACCCCCAACTGTATTGGCTCCCCAGGATGGGATCGAACCACCGACACGTTGATTAACAGTCAACTGCAACTACCGCTGTGCTACTAGGGAATGTGTTTTTACCAGTGGTGAATTACACCGGCAACGATAAAACAGTTAGTTACTAAATAACTAACTACTATAATTGTTCTTATTATGGCAACTCGGTCAGCGGTTTCATTATCGCCTGATTTTTCGCCTAGGGCTTTAGCCCATAATGTCCATAATGTTTTCATAATTTGGCGGGTCTAGGGGGTAACGATCCCCACTCTTCGGCAGTGACAGTGCCGTGTGCGTCCATGAACACTTTAGACCCTTATTGGTACGAGAGACGGGACTCGAACCCGTATGCCTTGCGACGAGAGATTTTAAGTCTCTTGAGTATACCATTTCTCCACTCTCGCGTATATTTTGGTGGATTAGGTTGGAGTCGAACCAACATTGTTTTCCCAGAGGGGACGGGTTTACAGCCCGCCGATGCACACGCCATAGCATCAACTAATCCAGTGATTTTGAAAAGTAATTATAACAAAACTTGACCACAAAGTCAAGTTTAAAAATTGGTATCCCGTGAGAGAATCGAACTCCCGCCAAGAGATTTGGAGTTTCTTGTGCTACCATTACACCAACGAGATATTAAGCGTAAAACCACTGCTCATTTTCTTTTATTAAAGCTTGTTCTGTTGTGAGTATATCATAGTACTCGTTTTTATCTATACCTGTATTATCAGGATTTTTTGCAAATGTTCGCGCCCAATTTTCGGCAACTACTTCATCTGCTACAGTTTGGGGCCTTTGTTTTGAACCTTTTGACATAACTTCTCCTATTGGTGGACATAAGTAGATTCGAACTACTGACCTAGGCCGTATGAAGACCGTGCACTACCGCTGTGCTATATGTCCTGAATCTGGTTGCACCATTCTCGAAACGATAGGCTGACTACTATCCCTGGCATGGGTTTATTGGTTGCAGTGGCTGGATTCGAACCAGCGATTTTTGGCTTATGAGACCAAACGGATGACCACTTCCATACACTGCGATAAGTTTAATAACAAGTATTAAATGTTCTGCGATTTTGATATGCTTGCCAGATTGACTCTAGACGTTGTATATCTTTGTGATCTTGAGGATTTGCATCATTCATGAAATCTTCTATCGTGTAAGGTTTGAACACTTCCCTTACACGCTGCATTAAATCACTTAGCATGGGCAACAAAACCATATAGTTTTTGAGCTTGATCTAAGACTTCATCAAAAGTATACATTTTAGGCATATACTCTTTGTAGTCTGACTCAACTTTTTGGCCTTGTTTAACCAATTCTTCAAAGGCTCGCTTTGCAAATTGGGTGTTAATTTCGTGTTGTGTTTCAAGGTACTCTTTAGCCATTTCTAGCAGTTGAGTACGAATTTCAAATGGATTCATAATATTTCCTGTGTATTGTGTGTGAAAGAAGGTCGCGTCTTTTAGAGCCTTAACACGACTATGAGGGCTAATATTATTCTGACTTGCCTAAACGACCCATATCGCCATCATGGGTAATACCCTCGGTAGCGGCTACAATAGTAATTGGCATTAATTCGGTGCTTCCAGGTGCTAAATCGCCTACATCTGCTCCAGTTTTAGGGTCTTTGACTTCAGCATAGCCTTCGTCATAAGGTACGCCAATAGCTGTTGGTTTTGGCTCTATCATTGCTTTTGTTTTCATATAATTCCTTAAAAGTTTGGTATCCATGGACAATTCCGAGATGTCGACCTAACGCTTATCAAGCGTTTGCTCTGCCTCTGAGCTACACGGATATAGTTGGTCCTGCCTCGTGGGATCGAACCACGTTCACTGGTTCTTCAAACCAGCGCTATGACCACATCAGCTAAAGCAGGGATTTTCGTCTTGCCACTTCTGAGCCTGATAGCTATTGCAATCAACTCGCCAGGGGCACTGTGAAAGAACAATTGATGAGCAATCGTCCATACCCCAACAACGTGGTGGAATACTTCCACGTATGGCAATAATTTGTTTTACTACCATGTCGTGACGATTGCTTAGGTTAGCTTGCTTGTCAAGCAGTGTTTGTAAATCTGACATAAAACCTCTAGGGGTGGCCACTGGGAGTTGAACCCAGACTAAAAGAATCACAATCTCGGGTGCTGCCATTACACTATGACCACACCTAAAAGTTTTATGGCGGAACATATTGGATTCGAACCAATGGGGCAGCTTTCGCCACCCGCCGGTTTAGCAAACCGGTGCCTTAGACCTCTCGGCCAATGTTCCATATAGGAACACACTACCTAGTTTTAACTTTTTGCGTAGGACTTTCGCCTGCAACGTAGTAATGTGTTTTTATATGGTAGAGGCACAGAGAATCGAACTCTGATTTACTGGTTAAAAGCCAGTTACTTTAGCCGTTAAGTTATGCCTCCAGGCTACGCTTCCATTTACCACGAAGCTGTTTGTGGCTTTTTTTATGCGAACCACTGCCGTTACACTTCTGTAAAGCTAAGGCAACATGGTTCCGTGGTTTGGGTATCTTCATAATACTTCCTTGTTTGGTGGCGGATTTACCTTTACGTCAGTTACTCTGACAACGCCAAGGCTTAAAACTATTGGTGGACCGAGGGAGGATCGAACTCCCACCCGAGGCTTGCAAAGCCACTGTGCTCCCATTATCACTATCAGCCCATTTTAATGTATATACTATTTACTACCCAAGCCGCTAAGCTTGTGACTCTAGTTTATTGTGTTCATGACGCACGCCTGTACTAGAGTTCAGTCTATACCCTATATCATTACTAGTAAATATAGGTTTCAAAACTGCAAGGTTCCAAACTAAATTGGCCACGAGCAGTATATACATTAAAATGGTCTCAGTGGCAAGAATCGAACTTGCGCTTCATGTTCCCAAAACACGGGTGATGCCATTTCACTACACTGAGACTAAACTTATTTTGTTTTTTGTGGAAAAACTACTTTTGTTTCTTCTTTTTTGATTTCTGTATCTGCAAATCTACCTGTACCTAAGTTCCAACTATCTTCGGTAAACACCTTAACAGGTTTCCAGAATTTATGTATAATATTGTTAATTGCACAAATTCCAGCAACAATAACAATAAATCCTGCAACTACTAAAACTCCACCTGCTAAAAAGGTTGATGCTATATCTATATCCATACTAAGTCCTTAAAAGTTGTTGTGACGCTATGTTTTTTTCTTTTGATTCACACATTATATCAGACACTGACCTAAATGTCAAGGCCCAAGTATTTACTGCCTGATTCCAGTAAAGATCACTATGAGCACGTAATTTAGTGCTAGTAAAACCCATTGACTTTAATGCAGCTAAGTCAGGTTTTGTTAGAGGATCATGATCTACAAGCACATCTTCGCGTGACACTGAGTAGTGAATTACAGGACGAACACCGCGCCATGATTCTGCTACAGCTTGTACTCTGTCGTCGTCAGGCTCAATGTATTCGCCTGTTGCAATCCAGTGATGATGAATGTCTAGCACTAGTGCACAGTCGTGCATAAGCTCAAGGGAACTATCAAGACCCCAGGTATACTCAGCATTTTCAATGGTTAAGCAATTGCGGGCTTCGGGACTCAGCTTTTTTAAAGCAGCTTGAATTCCAGCAGGTCCGCGTTTACCGCCGATATGTACGTTGCACTTAAAGTCTTGAAATTGCTTACCATAGCCCATATATCTAATAAGGTCACAGTGGTACTCAAACTCAAGGATACTGCGATCAACAATTCCATCATTTTCACTCGCTAAAACGCAAAATTGACCTGGGTGGAAACTAAGTCGCACATCCAGGCTACGGGCTAGTTCACCAATCTTTGAAAGATTGGTTTCTAGAAATTGTACTACATCGGGTTCAAAATAAAACCACATCCAGTCATCATGTGTGTAGGCCGTCAGTAGATCCGAGGAGATACGGAACATACGTTGGCTTCGATCTAGACGACCTACCCACACAATTTGGTTATAGAGCGCACTCATGTTATGGCCCATCAAGTCCCAGAGACGAGCAACGGCTACGTCTTTAGTTTGCTTGTTGAGCCAAGTTATGGTTGTGCCCTTAGTATTCAATTTAGGGTCGGCAACGCCTTCGGACTTTTGAATCTTACAGGCAAAGCCAACACGAGAAATAGTTTGGTCAAAGCTATACATTTTATTGCCAAGTTTTATGTGCTTCAGCAACGTGCTCAAGACCATCATATTCTACAATATGCCAGTCTATGTTATCAGGAATCTCAACAATTTTAATACTGGCATAGTGTCCATTAGCAGCTTCGCCCAGCTGTTCAATAACCGCAATCAAGTCAGGGTCATTGCGATCACGATAAAAGTCGTAATGATTAATATAAGTAGCGTCTGAGTGTGGACGGCCTGCCAGGTAATAGTCACTACCTCTCCAGGCTTTTTCAGTGTCTACTACCTCAAATGCAATGTTTTTGCGTGTAAGCAGTGCTTCAAACGCTTGATCGCTAATGCCAAATCCGCCAAAATCTGTGTTAATTGCTATTTTCATTTTGTGTGCTTTATGTTAAGTGGTACCCCAGAGGAGACTCGAACTCCTACGCCTTGCGACATTGGCTTCTAAGACCAACGTGTCTACCATTCCACCACCAGGGCTTTGATTATTGTGTTTGTTTATATATTTTAATTGCGTCAGCATCTAGGGATGCATATACACGAAATTTGTCTCGGCCAACCTTGTCGTAGAATTCGGCAGTAATTGTTTCAAGATGCTCTAGTTGTTCGATTGTGATTAAATTACAAGCAATATATCTGCTCATAAAAGCATCAATTAAAAATTCTCGTGTATACGCACTCATATTATTTCTCCAAATCAGACTATATTATAGCCTGATTTAAGGACTTAATGCAAGTCTATAATTTTATTGGTCCGGCGTAAGGGAATCGAACCCCTATTCGCACTTTAGAAGAATGCTGTCCTATCCATTGAACGAACGCCAGAAGATTAATAGCCTAGTGGCTTAAATAATTGTGCTTCAAAGAAACTTTGTAGTTCAGGAGCCATGTACTCAAAGTTGTCTGGAATACTAAGCACAACTTGTTTTTGTTCAATCTGTTCTAGAAGGTCTTTGTGACCTACAAAATTGCTTTCCAACTGCCACAAGTTTTCTTTGTTAACAAATACAATCTTGTCAGCCCAGTTAATTAGGTTAGCGCTACAAGGTACTAACGCATAGTTAAAATTTGAGCCACATGAGCGACTGTTGATACCATGTTTGACAGCGAGTGCAGCGCCGGTTGGGCTTCGCAAGAGACCAGCGCTGCACACAAAAAGCCAACGAGAACGGCTAGTTTGATATGGGTTGCTGTATGGGGCATTAGTTTGAAAGATTGCGGCATTTTTTGTTCCAGCGCTAAATTCTTGCATTTTGTTCTCTTTGTTTAAAATATTATTATACACTATTGTAAACAATTAAACAAATTGATTTTTATAATCCTGCAATTTGTTCACAGACTTTACATATAGGATTACCATCTAAGTCTTCAATAGGCTTAGTTGTCCAAATATTGCAGTGTGAACACTGATCTATGTGCTGTTGCAGCAGATCGTAATCTAGTCTATCAGTGTCTATGTTAGCATCCGCACACAGCTGTGCCAGGCTTTTTCGCGTACCATTTAAAAGTTTAGTTAACTCTAGGTACTGGGGGTTTATATCTGTCATCTAGGTGTTGGTGAGTTTTCTCAAACTCCAGTAAAAACATAATGCAGCAAGCTGCATGAGCAAGGTGTGACAATCCTGACTCAGGGTCTTTGTCTTCACCATCATTAAAAGCTGTAATATGTCTCATGGCTGCACTTAAGGGTCGTGACCACGTAAACCCATCACGCCAGTTGTGTGCGGCGTACTTTTGTGCACCAAATGCTAATACAGCTGCTGTTTGGTTCATGGCTTCAGTACTTAGTAGGTGAAGCGGTAATTTGTTTTCGTCAAACTTTATGGCAGTTGCTGCTAGTTTGCCAACTATAGCTTCAAGTTCAAGTTGTTGTTTGATTTCAGGATAATCATCCAAGGTGCTTCCACCGCCATGATCACCATATTGTTCGTCTAGTTTAGGCATATTAAAAGTAGTATTATAAGGTTAAGTATATATTATACCCTAAATCCAAATATTTTTCAACTTTATTTTTGCTTTGGTTTTAGCAAAGCAGGTAATTCAGCTTTTGTCTTTATTTGTTTTAATAACTCTGGATTAATACTTAAATTATCAGGATTTATACCTTTTTCTTTGCAGTGTTTATAATACACTGGTAAAAGAGTGTCTAGGATTAAAACTTCTAATTGCCTGATATAGCTTATATTTGACATGGTGTACCTCGTAACGACTATTATATACGATAAGCAAATATTTTTCAATACAGTATTTTTTGTGGTTTGGCGCAGCCCTGCCAAAAGGCAACCAAAAATTTTGACTTGCCAAGCTGTGGTTATTGTTATATAATTAACGATTGTTCCTAACAGGAGAAACTATGAATAAGCTAAAATTATTAGTGTATTCTACGTTGCTTGTTTTTTGTACTACTATTGGCACGCCTGCTATTAGTCGCCCTAAAATTCAGGCTTTTCATAAAACGGATCTAAACTGCCTAGCACATAATATTTACCACGAAGCACGAGGTGAACCAATTGAGGGTCAAATTGCTGTTGCACTAGTAACTACTAACAGAGTACTTAGTGGGCTATTTGGAAATACCGTATGTGCAGTAGTTTATGCTAAACAACAATTTAGTTGGACAGACGACCCAACTAAAACTATTGTAGATGCTAAGGCATTTAAAGCGGCTAAAGAAATAGCTGCTGGAGTATTAAGTCAAACTATACATTTGCCTGATTTTACTGCTCTTTATTTTCACAATAAAACTGTAAGACCACAATGGCGAAAAAATAAACTATTAGTTGCCCAAATTGGTAACCACGTATTTTATAAGTAATAAAAAGCACAATAAGCTCTTAAAAACAGGCTTGTTGTGCTTTTTGTTTTGTGTTATAATATTAGCATAAAACAGGAAAAATTATGAAAATCAGATTACTATCAGACCTACATACAGAATTTAGACTGCCGTACAAAACTGCTGATTTTGCAGAGTATCGGGGCGAGGATGTGCTCGTCCTGGCAGGAGACATTGCGTCAGGCAGTACTAATGTTATGGACGTAATTAAGTTTTTTAAAGCACAAGGATTTCCTAACATTGTTTATGTTCCTGGTAACCACGAATACTATGGTGGTAACTTTACAGAATTCAATGAAAAAATGCAGGACAAGTGCGATCGCTGTGCTAATGTGTACTACTTAAACCCTGGTCAAGTAGAAATTGATGACGTGTTGTTTGTTGGTGGTACACTTTGGACTAACTTTGCAGACAGCCCCACTAGTCAGTGGCACGCTAAACGCAGTATTAATGACTTTAAAATTATTAAAAATTTTGGAGTTAATGTTGCGTATGACACTTACTATCAGCACGTAGACTTTATTAAAACAGCTTACGAAGCTCGTAATAACCGTAAAGTTGTAGTTGTTACTCACTTCTTACCTGCACGCGAGTGTATTGCACCTCGTTGGCAAGGGCCGGACTTACTAAATGATTACTTTGCTAATAATCTTGGGGAATATATTAGTGGTATGTCGGATACTACATGGCTATTTGGACATACACACGATGCTACTGCAATTGAGCTTGGTACTACTCGTGTTATCGCAAACCCTCATGGCTATTATGGGGCCGTGAACGACGGTGTTGGTTTTGATCCTTTTAAAACAATTGAAGTATGATTACACCAGAAACATTAATGGCTAAATTAATTGAAGTGTACGGGGATAATTTAGCGGACGCTGATCATTATCCTGTACAATTCAATCATCAAGCTAAAGTACAGCTTTATTATATGCGTATGTCGGAGGCACAGAATGTATCAACTGATATTATTGACTTTACTAGCAACTAACGGCAACCTTGAAATACATCAGACTAAGTTGGAAAGTTTTTATACTTTAACAGAATGTCAAGGTTTTAAGACTGCCATAGAAAGCAAAATACTACTAAAACTAAATCAAAATACTACTAATGCCATAGTAATGTTTGAATGCAGACGAGAAATATAATGATTAAAACTATAATTCACTGTGACAAATGTGACGGCACTGATGTACTACACGAACTTAAACGCCAGCCTGTTCAAGAACAGCACAAAACTATGTCAGAACTAATGGAAGATTCCAAGAAAATGCAAACTACGCATGGAGTTTACTATTATGCTTACTGGATTTTATTGTGCAAAGACTGCGGACACAGATTGGAGTACTATGTATAGCCAACAACATACTTACTATAACCAACAATTAGCAAAAATACGTAGAGGTGGTAGCCATCACTATGCTGAAATACTTGACTCTATTGGTGGTCTTGGCAGTTATAACCTTGGCCCTGTTAGTCCACCAGTTGTAATGTTTGGTCAAGACGATGACCCGCACTACACACAATACTTGCAAAACTGGCAAGAAGTCGATGCGCTTGTTAACAATATACTTGCTGCTGCTGAAAAGGCTTGGGGGCCTAACACTATTACTAATAACACAACAACCTAAATATGACGCAACAAGTTAACATTTCCTGGGCAACGCCCGATATTGACAATAAAATTGCTTACATTGCCCGAGTAAGCAATCCCAGCAATCAAGACAACCCTAACATTGCCGGACTACTTAAGTACATGGTTACTCATGGTCACGTTAGCCCATTTGAAATGGCTAACGTATGCTTGGAGATTACCACTACTAGAGATATTGGGCGTCAAGTTCTTAGACACCGCAGCTTTAGTTTTCAGGAGTTTTCGCAGCGTTATGCAGCCGTGGACGACTTGGGCGAGTTTGTGGAACGTGAAGCACGACTACAAGATGTAAAAAATCGTCAAAACTCCTTGGAGACTGAAGACTTACAATTACAAGCATTTTGGCAAGAGCGTCAATTACGAGTAATTCGTGAAGCTAAAGCAGCCTACGACTGGGCATTACACGCGGGCATTGCCAAAGAACAGGCCCGAGCTGTCCTGCCTGAAGGATTAACTCCTTCTAAAATGTACATGAATGGCACTATTCGTAGTTGGATTTTTTATCTTCAGCAACGCTTAGACCCAACTACTCAAAAAGAACATAGAGAGTTGGCAGAGTTGATTTTAAAAGAGTTGATACAAATTGCGCCAATTACTTTCAAAGCATTCTTTTCAAGAGAAGCTTAAATCTATTCTAGAATTTTTATTACTATCACCACTATACGCAGCACTTGCGTTAATGTGGTTAGGAATTATGCCTGCCATATTTTATGGAATGGGCAAAGCACTACTTATTTATATTTGGGGATTATTATGACAGGATTTCAAAGCAAAAAGATGATGGCCCAAAGTCGAATTGTTGAGTTAATCGAAGATGGTGAAGACTTAATTCTTCCTTTAGGCGACGAAATATTTGACGAACTTGGCTGGCAGGTAGGAGACACTGTAAACTGGTCAGACAATGGTGACGGGTCTTGGACTGTTAGAAAGGTACTATGAATGTTATATTGTATACTATAGACTTTGAGCCGCTAACTGTTTTAGAACTGCCAATAGACGTTTTAGAAAAAATGGAAGTGGAAGGAGCACTAAAAATAATAGTTGCTAAACCTCCTAAAACTATGAGCGAAGGTACCCTTACTTTCCCTATGCCAGAAACAATCACAATCTACTGTCAAAAAATGCGGTGGTTAGATAGCTCAATTAAAACCATTTTATTTACAGAAGACGAAGAGTTAGCATTAGCTATTAAACCTAGTTGGCTTCCTGGTCAAACAGCCAATGTGCAGCACTACAAAAGCACTATTAAACATTTAAACGAACAAATCATAAGAGTAATGAGAAAAAATTAACTTGAGTAGCCTGTCAATAAATTGTATAATAATTCATTGATTAAAGGAAATATTATGTTTAATTGCGTAAATTGTGGTGAAAGTGTGGCTAGCGCTCGCTGGCGGCTTGGCTTTCATCGTTGTTTAGACTGCGGAGAAAAACACGCCAAAGCCTACAAACACACGATTGTGCCAATGCACAAGTCTAACTACGTTCCCATATTTAACTTAGCTGATTTAGTTGGCATCAACTCAAAAAGCGGAAACCACACGTACCTTTAAAATGAATATTATCAAACCAGGAACCCCTGTATGGGTTATGTATCAAGCCGAGAATCGCTCAGGCCGTGTTACCGGCGGAAAGTTTCAGTCAGACAAGTTCAGGTATGAAGTTGTACTTGATGAGCCTATTGAACTACGCTGGAGACCTTCAGTGGTTAAATCAATTTTTGTTTGTCAAGAACTTGTAGAGGTTAAAAATGATTGAACTAGTTATTAAATGTGAAAGTTTAGAAGAAGCCAGCACTTATCTTAGTGCACAGCAATACTTAAATTTGTTACAAGACTTTTATAGTGCGCTGCGTAATTCTCGTAAACACGGGTCAGACGCCGATGTACTTAAAACAGTTGATATGTTTATGCCTGACCTAATTGCTGCTATTGCACACAACGAAGGAGCCTACTAATGAAACGCGAACAATTTAACTTAGACCGTGAGTTTATTAAATGGTTTTACGAAGAACAGTACCCTGAACAGGGCAGCAATCGTTGCCAAGTTCATACAGTAAGTGATTTTTCTATTACCAATATTGATACTCGCGACTACTGGATGCGTCAAGCGTTCAAAGCAGGTGCTGAGTCAATGTGGTCAGATGTTAACTATACTCTGGCACAATACGCTTGTGCTTGTGAAGGGTTAGACCCTGAAATGGTAACTCCATCAGAAGTATATGATCGTGCTCGTGAAAGCTTGCACAACTATGTTAACGAACAACTAGAACTATTTTAAGGATATAAAAAATGAAAGTTGTAATTGGCCCCTACAAAAGCTGGATTGGCCCTTACCAGATTGCCAATGCGCTTTGCTTTTGGGTTAAACCCATCAAGGATAAGTATGGTATGTCTGATAAGCCTGACTGGGTACACGACTTTGGTACTTGGTTGAGTGGCGGGGAAAACGGCGAATCTTGGCTGCTTAAAGTGTGTCAGTGGATTGAAAGCAAGCGTAAGCGTCGTGTCTATGTTAAGATTGACAAGTACGATACTTGGTCAATGGACCACACTTTGGCATACATGATTGTGCCTATGCTTAAACAGCTGAAAGCTACCAAGCACGGTGCTCCCAGTGTAGATAACGAAGACGTGCCTAGCCCACTACGTAGTACAGCACCTGGTGCTCGTGATCGTTGTGAAAATGACTGGGACATTGACGACAACCACTTCCATCGTTGGAACTACGTCTTGGACGAAATGATCTGGGCTTTTGAACAGCAACTTGATGACACTGCTGAAAACCAGTTCTATGATCATGGCGAAAAGATTGCTGGTGAAAGCATCATGGATTCTGTTGAACGCTTGAAAGTTGATGACGCAGGTCTCAAAGCTTGGGCAGACCGCAAACAGAACGGCTATCGCTTGTTTGGCAAGTACTACGAAGCCCTATGGGACTAACATGATTATATTTTTTATACTAACCTTTGTGGTAGTAATAGCACTGTTTTTGCAGAAGCAAAAAATGCCACCTGCTCCACCCCCACATCAACCGCCAGTGAAACTCAATGAAGCTAGCTGGCCTTTTCCACCTGCAAAGAAGCCGTAAATGTACTTATTTAGAGAAACAGCAGAAAAAATCCTGTACGTTATGAATCAGTTGCCAGAGCATGACGCATTTTACATGGAAGTGACAGAGAGTGGTATTGGCACCTTAGTTACCCTAGAGGTCGACATTGTTCATAAGACCCTACCTGGCAAGTTTAGGGTCGAGGTTCAAGGCACAGAGAATTGGTAATTAACAAAGCCCTCAAAGTTTTAGACTTGAGGGCTTTTTGTTTTTTGTGTTATAATTGTTTTATTAACAGGAGAGTACCATGAATTTTGAAAAACGAAAAAGCGTATACACTGAACTTAACGACTACTGCCACCATGCCAAGAAACACGAAGTCATCGAAATCACAGAGTGGACAAACGGTGAAGGCTGGGACATTGCCATAGGTGACAAACACATCGCGTTGACCATGGGCGAACTGCAAGCCATTGAAGTCTTAACCAAAGTTGCACACCCAAAATGAATGTGATTGCTATACTTGTGTATAACTTTTTGTTAGTTGCTGGTACTGCATACCTTGTGGTTGAGCACAACTGGTCCATGTGGACTTTTTTACTAACCCTTGCGTTCTTTATGATCAATAGGACTAAGACTAAAAAGGATGAAGAATGACTGAAACTAAAAAAGAAATAGATTGTCCTAGTTGTGCTGGTAACTGGTTCACGGATTTGGACGAAAGTGGTATACCTTATACTTGTTTTCACTGCTGTAACGGCACACTGCCATGCTATGAAGGAGAAGAGTGTGAATAAGCGACTTCAAGAACTAGCGACTACGGCAGGTATTAGCATAGAATACCTAACAAACACCAAGCAAATCACAACACTAGAAAAGTTTGCCGAATTGATTATCCTAGAAGCTGCTGACATTGCAACCGTAAACCAACATCAGTGGCATTGCCCGGGTACATATATCAAACAGCATTTTGGAATTGAACCATGAAAACATATGCTAGAGACGTGACCGTCAGCGTAACTAATAAGTTTACTTTATGGGAAGCACTTTTTATAAAAGAACTTATTGTGGCAATCCTTGAAGGCAGAAAAGTAACTGTAGAGCCCAGAAAATGAACAACTACCAAGAAACCATTCACCAAACACAACAAGTGTTTGCAAAGTATCACAAAGCACCAGCCGGTGAGCAGCTGGCCGATGACTACTGGCTGCTACACAAATGGCTAAATGAGGCTCAAACTCAGCCTGTCAACCGCCCAGCCTTAGCCAGAGTACTGTGGTATATTCAACAAAATCTCCCAAATGATCACTAAACATAATAGCTACTATGGTGTTACTAAGACCAGGACTAATGCTTCATGGAACACAGAGTACTACCACGAAGTCATACAACACGCCATTTGGTACTGTGCAAACTGTAAGCAGTACATTACTGACCCTAAACTAGCGCAAACTCATGACCACCATACCCAGACCACTACCGCCACCGCCACCGCC